CCAGCTCAGCGCATGCCTTACGCCGCTCAGCGCATGCCTTATCCCACTCAGCGTCTGCCTTACACCACTCAGCGTATGCCTTATCCCGCTCAGTGCATGTCTTATCCCGCTCAGCCCATGTCCTACGCCAAGCAATCGGTAACTCTTCTATTGCTTCTTTTGGTAAGAGCTTAAACAATCGCAATCTTATTTCTTGTTCATTCTGGGGTTTATCTCTTTTTATCGCTTCTACTCTCTCGTCATAATTATAACAATGCTCAATCAAAATATTATGATGACAATGAATAGAAAGACCTGATTTAATTATACTCTCTTGCATTTCTTCACCTCTTTAAGTTTATTTCTTATTGCTTTAATTTCTTTATGCCAATAGCATTTATCAATCTTAATATTTTTTTCTTGTAATTTAATAATATTCAATCCATCTCCCCAATATTTAAAATGATTAAGCCTGTATAATTCCTCTTTGGCATAACGTAATCTTGCTTTGAATATTTTTGTTTTATCTTTATCAATCCTACCACAACAATTACATCCTACGCATATTTCTCCATAAGACCAGCCAGTCGCATAACAGTTTTTCATAATTCCATAATCTATATTATTCATACTCTCCTTCAGTCCTTTAGTTTTCCTTTCGCAAATAGAGCCATATTTCTCCCAATGCATCACAAAGATTATTACTATAGCTAAATGTTTGTAATGCCATTTTATCTACATTATGTCCTACCTGATACCTTACACTATCATTTTCAGGATATTGTTTTATGCTAACTTCTCTTGGTAACTCCTCTAAAATCTCTGTGGCGAGAGGGGCAGGGTATAGAACCTTGAAATCTACATAGTTTTTAGATAATTCTTTTCTGGAAAATATATCTATGTAGGCAGTCCAAGATTTTGTATTCTCGTGATAATTGCTCCCTTCACAATACCAAAATTCCGTTTCCTTTTTCCACCCTGATTCCTTCAACTGCTTAGCTATCTCTAAACTTACACAATGCTTATCCATTTAGTTTTCCTTTCGTGGGGTTGGAGTTTCTTTTATAATTTTAATCCATTTATCACAAACATTGCACCACATAAAACCTTCAACAGTAAGCACCCCAACAAATTGATGTTTACACTTCTCCATTCACCCTCCTTTTCATATCTTGAATCGCTTAAAGTAAATTCTCACTTGTTTGATTTATCCTTATTTCTGCGATTTTAAAGTATTCTGGTGATATTTCTATGCCGATGAAGTTTCTGCCGAGTTCTTTACAAGCTACTCCAGTTGTTCCTGAACCCATAAAGGGGTCTAAAACTAAATAGTTTATTTCTGTAACAGCATTTAGTACCTTTGTTACTAATTCAATAGGATATGGAGCAGGATGTTCTTTCATTGGTTTTGGAGATATTTCCCATACCTCCGAATAACTAAAACACTTGGGATTAAAATGTGGTGTCTTTCGCTCTTTAGTAATCCAAAACAGATATTCTGTGCAAGGCAAAAATCTTATTGGTTCTAACATTGGACTATTCTTTCTGTTCCAAACTATCATTTGCCTAACATTAAATTCTTCTAACCATCTATGCGGAAATATAACTTTATGTTCCCTTATCTGTTGCTTGTGATTATAAAACATACTTCCACTTGTTTTCAAAACTCGCATACATTCTCTAATAACCTGTTTCTGCCATTCCTCATATTTGTCTTGAGGCATATTGTCATCATACACATCATATTTTATTCTGCCTTTAGACCAAGTTACCTGTTTAGTATTATTCTGCTGTTTGGAGCATTTATTATACGGGGGAGAAGTAATCACCAAGTCCACGCTATTATCTGGTATCGTCTTCATCACTTCCAAGCAATCACCCAACCTTAAATCTATCATCCCACCCTCCTTTTATACTCTTGAATCGCTGAGTTATCCCTTTAGTTTTCCTGTTATCTCAATTATTTCATTACAATAAATACATTCTATCTCGTGATACTCAGTAATAGGTTGAATATTAAACGATATGGGAACTTTACAATATGGACATTTCATACTAATAACTATTTTATAAGTTACATATTCTTGCATATTAGTCCTTTGGGTTAAAATAAACTCTTCATTGTGTTATTTATTCTTCTCTCGGCGATTTTAAAGTAAGTTTCGTCTTTTTCTATCAAGATACAATTGCGGTTAAGGTTTTTACAAGCCACTCCAGTCGTTCCACTACCAGCACAGTTGTCTAAAACTAAATCTCCTTCGTTGGTGTATGTCTTGATTAGATATTCAAATAGGGCTACTGGTTTTTGGGTGGGGTGGAGACGATTTACATTATTACATTCTGCTGATATTGAACTTATATTTATAAGTGTTTTAGGGTTTCTTTTTGTATTATCTCTACTATCAGAGTGTTTCCAATTATGGACACCGATTATACCGTCCCTGTTTTTATATTCTTTTCCAGTTGGTCTTATGTTTTTAATTTTTGCCTCTGTTATTTGTTTATTAAAAACTGTTTTGCTTTTTGAAAAAACAAGTATGTTTTCGTGAACTTTCATTGGCTGATATCCACTACACATTATATTTCCCGCCTTATCTTTATTCCACACCCACTCATACTTAAACATCTTGATATTACTCATCACCAAAGCACTGGTAAAAGGTTGGGAGGCAGTCAAAACTATCGCCCCGTTGTCTTTGATTATTCTTTTATACTGTTCCCAAAGTGGCTCAAAAGGGATAATCGTATCCCACTTACAGGCGGTTGTTCCATAAGGTAAATCACAGAGTATCATATCTATACTCTTATCAGGTATCGTCTTCATCACTTCCAAACAATCACCTAATCTTAAATCAATCATCCCTCTCCTTTAGTCCTTTGGCTCAATCCCATAAAGAAAAATAGTATTTTTTCATAAAATCAAATGCTCTCTCTAATTCATACATATAGCTTTCAGATAATTTTTTATTTTTTAAAACTTTCATTTCAAATAATTCTGATACTAAAGAAAATCCTCTAATAATTATGTTTAATATAGTATGCCATTCTCCCATAGCTAATTTATCTTTTTGTTTTTGTGTTAATTTATTATTGATTCTGTATTTTTCATAAATATCACTAGGACAACCATGATGTACTTTTTTTAAATGTTTAATTCCTTCTGTAATGACTTTAGCTAAATAAATATCAAAATCCCAAGTATCTTCGTTTGACCAACCTCTAAATCCTCGTTGTATAAATGATTTTATTTTTAAGGGTCTATCATATAACCAATTATACCAAATATAAAATCCATAGTATCTAATGTCATCTAACCACGTTCTTTTTGAAATATTTTTAATAAATTTAGGTGTAACTAATTCAGTTTTCATTTTTTATTATCCTTTTTATAATTTCTTCATGTAATAATTCAGATGCTTGTCCTCTAATTTCATTATCTATTACTTTTTCTAAATTTTTACATAGATAATAAGTCGTTATTTTTGTTATTAAATGAAGACATAGAAAATAAATACAAATTCCTAATATAATTTTAATGATTATTTTCATTTATAATCCTATTTGTAAACGTTCAGTTAATTCGATGTATTCCTTTTTTCCTAAAGGAGAACAATAATTACATTCGAACCAATCACATCCAAAATATCCTACAAAATGTGCAAAGAATTCACATGACTCACATTTTAATTCTTCTCTAGTAAATTCACATCTATCTTTGGGACAATATTTAATGTGTAACATTATTCTTTCTCCTTTAAAATTTCATATAAATAACCCATTACATTAAACATTAAAGCACAAAGAGCATCTTCTATCCCTTCTCTACTTTTATAACCTCTATGTTCCATCCACCAATCGTGAAAATGTCTCCAAGCTGATTTGATATAAGCATTTTTTGGAATTCCCTTCATCCAATTATCCGAATCTCTTAATTTTCCATCTGCTTGTTTACGATGTTTATTCATATATTCGCCATATCGTCTAATTACCAAAGGACTTAAAAATCCTTCGTAATCGTATTTTCCTTCGTCGTTATCTCTTGTAGCTCCAGTATCAAATTGTCTCATATTTACTTCTCCATTATTTCCCGAAAGGTTGAAGATAAATAAAAATATAAAGTATAACCAAAGCTAAATTCATTCCAAAACCCAGATTCCAATCTTTTTGAATAATACCAATTATAGTTAATCCCCCGAAAGAAGTAATAGCAATAATCTGTAAAATAAATTTAATATAGTTAATCATTCTTTTTCTCTTCTTCTTTTGTTTCTATTTTAGGTTCTTTTCTCTTTAATTTGTATTTTTTATCTATAAATTCTAGATAATCGTTTAAATTATTAAATACTTCTCCACCACTAACCAAAACACCTTGTAATAAACTTTTAGGTAATTCTTTTTTCAATAAGTCGGTAATTAAATAAATAGGAATATTATGTTCTAACGCTATTCCGCATTCAAAAAAACTGCCACAAGGTTTATCTCCTTTACTATAAGTAAAAGTTAACCAATTAGACATAGTTACATAATCAATATCTCCTGGAATATGTACTAATTCTTCTTTTCCATCTATATATTGTTTACCTTTCCAAATCTCTTTGGCTTTTTCTTTGAATAATTCCCAATTACCAGAAGCTACCCAGCCAGACATTTTTTCTTTTATTTCTCCTGTTCTTAAACCTGTTTTTGATGTTTCTAATTTTACAGGATTAATCGGATATACATTTCTCAATAATAACTCTTTTTCTACAATTTCTCGTTTTTCTGTGCCGTCGTCTTTTTCGACACAAATTTCCATAGAACCAATAAGATATGTAATATATCTATACTGTTCTTCTATTTGTTCTGGAAGTGGATAACCTCTATTTTCTTCCATTAATACTTTACTCCTTCAAGAAACGCTTTAATTCTAGGTAAACTAATAGATAAAGCTAGACTAGATTCGGGTACAAAATCTAAACCTACTTTATAACCATCTACATTAGAAGGTATTCCTATTAATTCTCCTTTAATATTAAATAAACCTCCACCTGAATTTCCAAATGTACTAGTATTGTCCGACATATAAAAATCTTCGTCTTTATTACTTAAAATTCCTTTCGAAATTGTTCTTTCATATCCTAACGGATTGCCTATAGAATAAACAGTATCTCCTTTTATTGGTTCGTTTTCTGCTACAGGTAATTCTTCTAAATTATCATCTAATACTTTAATTTGAAGTAATGCTAAATCATTATCAGTATCATATTTTTTTATTTCTGCTTCATATACTATTATACCTCTTACTATATTATTTTCGTCTGATTTACTATACATTACTTTTGCTTTTTCATTTATACCTTGTTCATTTATCCAAATAACATCGTCTATAACGTGAGCACAAGTTAATAGGTACATGGAATCTTTTGTCTTTTTAATTATAGTACCAGACCCCATTCCTTCTAATCCTGACACAACAACACTTCCTTTTAGAAGTTTTTCTGTATCTGGAATAATAGGTATAATATCTTTAATTTTAGATATATTATCATTAGTATTTTTTTCTAATTCTTGAACAGTAGCTAATATTTCTATCATATTATCAAAAGTTTCATTATTCATACTTACTAATTGACTAATTTTTCTATTTATTCTTTTTTCCGACAAAGCGATTTTCATATGTAAATTAAAAATATTTAAAATAACAAATACTATCAAAAAAACCTTAAACGTTACTAATAATACTTTTAACGCTACTTTCAAGATTTTTTTAATCATTTTACTTTTCCTCCCCATAAATAAATCTATCCTCTTTTGGTTTTTGTTTTTTTATTTCTGCTATAATAAATTGAAGTAAACATTCGTATTTATCAAAATGATAAGTTGTAAAATTTATTATTAATGCAATCGGAGTATCTTGTCCTACAATATAAACATCGCAACTTTTACCGCAAGTATCACATATTTTTTCTTTATAGTGTAGATTATTACATTCTTTACATTTAATTAACTTATACATTTTTATTATTCTCCTTTTTAATTTCGTTTCGAATGAACTCTAGCAAACATTCCTTATTACAAAAATGACATTCCATTCCATCTAAACCACTTCCGTAACCAAAACTAACTGTTATAGATATATAATTTCCTTTTTCTGTAGATTTTTCACAATTGTCACATATATATCCTTTGAGAATATTTCTATGGCATTCCGAACAGCCTTCAATATTTTCCATTTTTTTCTCCATTTAAAAATAATTTATATAAAAAATTATCTATCTTTATCTTTATTTTTTCTAATAAAGTTTTTCTGAAAATTCTATTATAATTATCAGAATATCGTTTATTATATCCTACAAATGGTTTATCCATTATTTCTTTCTTTTATGTGTTTTTCTACGTCTAAATTTTAATCCTTTAGATGAAGCTAATTTTTCTAAATATTTATCAAAAATTAATCCTAAAACGTCTCCCGAAGAATAAGATAATGCGTATAAAATTAATAAATTTATATTTTTAATATTTTCTACTATTTGAGAAACTATATATGCCCATAAAAATATATTAATAAAAGCAGTTATAAAAGATAATAATTTATTACTTTTTTGTCTAAATTTAGAATTTATAGTCGTTCCAAATGCTTCCAATAAACCTATTATAATAACTATTATATATTTAATCATTCTCTTTTAATTATAAATAAATTTTATCCGTTTTTTATTAACAAATATAAACCTACTAATAACATAATTAAAAAAATAATATTTATCATCTTATTTCTCCTTTTGTAATTTTAAAGATAATTTAATTAAATCATGGTCTATATTTTCTATTTCTAAAGCGTCTTTATGAATAAGATTTTTTAATCCTCGAATATCATGTCTTTCAGAAATTGCTCCTAAATCTCCCGATATAATTTTTAAATCTCTTATTATTTCTCCTAATCTTTTAGCATCATTTAACATTTCTATATAATGAAAATTAGGAGAAGAATAATCTATGCCCAATTTCTGACAAACTTCTGCAATAGTTAAACTTATCCTTTTGCCTTCCATTATAATTCCTCCACCCAATTACTTTGATGTAATAAAAATCTTCTTCCACATACACATTTATTATCTCCATCTTTATATATATCAATCGTTAATTCTTCTTTACAATAAGGACAAATAATACCTGCCATTTCCTCATCAATCCAAAGAAAATTTACTCTTATTTTATTAGATTTAATCATTTTTTATCTTTTTGATAATTTATACAATGTTCTTCTTCACATATAAATTCATCATTATCTGGATGATTACATAAAAAATTTTGTTCACAATCACATAGAGTTCTAAATTCGCATTTCTGAGAAAATTCTTCCCATACGTTCATAATTACCATCTCCTCACAATAAAAATTACTCCCACTATTACTAATAAAAAAATCCAAATATCAATAATTCCAACAATTATCATTCGACATCTCCGTTAGTTTCTCTTGCTTCATCTTCTCTTTTATCTAAATAACGCCTTCTAAATTCATCTGCACAATGTTGAATTGCATAAACACAATCATGAAGGGTGGAATATCTATTTTCTCTGGTTGACATAAATTTCTTCATAAGAGTAAATACTAAATATTCCAAATCTCCTTTAGTTTCTATTCCAGTAGAAGATTTAATTGCTTTCATTATTATATAATATTTATCTCTTTGAGTTTGATTAATATAAGGCATTTTATCTCCTATCTATTAATTCCTTTATCAATTCAATACCTAATGAAAATATTACAAACATTCCTACTAACCAAAAAAAACATAACATTATTATAACTATAACTTTTATCATTTTAATTTTTTAGATAATATATATAATAAACTTCCAATAATCGTTGCTATTAAAATCGCTAAAATTTTCATTTTATTCTTCCCTTGCAGATAAAATTAAACCACATTTCGAACAAACTCGATTTAAACCTATTCCCTCGAAAGTATGATTTTTAATAATAATCTTAGGATTTTGGCATTTATTTACATCTATTGCTCCCTTTTCTTCTAAAATAATTATTTCGGTATGACATTTTTTATCCATTTTCTTTTCTCCTATTTTATTTGATTTATTTCTTTTAAAAGGTCATCAAATACTTCTTTTCTTAAATTACCATTGCTGTAAAAATCACGCCAAAATTGTCTGCGTCTTTGGCGATTAATTCCTGATTTTTCCATTTTTTCGTCAACGTATTTAAGTATTTTTATACAACGTTGAAGGTCTACTTTTATTTGTTGATATTTATTATATTCTTTTTTCTTTTTCTGATATTCTATATCGAAAACTAAAAATAAACTATTATATAATCTTATCAGTTCTCTTAAATAGGCTTTTCCTGTATCTCTAAATAGATAAATAATTTCTTTTAAAGATTTTTTAGTTTTTATCTGAGTAATTAAATATTTAATTAATCCTAAATGTAACTTAATTAATTGATTCATTTAAAGTATTCTCCTTCCATTTAAATAAAATCCTAATGAATTAGTTGTAAAACAAAAATGGTAATACTTATCAAAAATTCTAAACCATTTACTTATTGTCATTTTCTCTCCTTTAAATATTTCTCTATATATTCTGCTAAACTTTCTACATCTTCTTCTATTAAAGAAGAAATATTTCTTTTATCCCAATTTATAATAGCTTTTTTAATTTGTTTCTTCATTCCCTACTCCTTATAATTAAAGTATATACTATATTCCGCACCAAACCTAATCGTATTTTACCTATAATTAAAAAATTTCTATTTCTCATTAAAATAAACTTTTTTGTTTTATTTCTTGTTTAGTTCCTGTATTTATTTCTTCAATATCAAATCCTAATCGTTTAGCGTAATTTTTCATATTTAAAGATTTAGTTATTGTAGTTTTTACAAAAGTTTCGCTTGAATTAGACCCTGTAGTTTCTCTTCTTTTACAACTATCTTCTAAAGTACAATAAAAATAATATAATTTTGTAGATACTTTTAATTTAGCAATAGCATCGAATACTTTAGTTTGATTTATTCTATCGCCTTCCATAATTATAGTATCGTAATTATTAATATTTTGGTTTATAAATTCTATAATTTGAGATTGAATTGTCATACTTAATACGTCCGTTCCACAACAACGTTTATCAGAAGTGTAATCTCCTATCAAACAAATTTTATCTTGAGAAATAGTATGTTTAAACGGTTTCTCAATTAATTTTATAGGTTCTTTACAATAATTTTGTTTTACAAAAGTTGTTTTTCCTGAAGCACTTTGACCTATTATAATAATTATTTTATACATAAACTACCTTTTTTTGGTTCACATTTATTACATCTAATCTGATATTTTTTAATATTAATACGAGATTGTAATTTATTATATTCAACTAAATTATCTTTATCAAAAATTTTTAATCTATTTTCTAATATAAAATTATCTATTGAAGTTATAGTATTAATTTTATATTGTTTATCTATTAATTTTAAATACATATCATCTAAATCCATATTTAAATAATAACTTCCTACTGCTATAGAATGATAATTACATAATACTGTTTCTGTTTCGAACCAAGACATTTTGAAATCTTTTTTCCAAGGAACTTTACCCTCTACTAGCAATCCTATTTCTTCTGTCCATTCATCTAATTTCATTGTTACAAATCTATAATTATCTTTAATCCATTTATGATTTTTTACATCTTGATTACATAATGCCAATATCGCTTCTCCTACTCCAGCTAATCGTTCTCTTACAAATAAATCTATACACCGTAAATCTATTTCGTCAGAAGTTTGAGTAATCAAATCAGAATATTTAAAAGCACTCCAAACTCCACCTAATGGTAAATCTCTGATAGCTCGATTGATAGCTATAAATTTAGAAGCATCTTCGTCGGATTGAGTATTTTCTTCTATTATATATTTATCGAAATAATTACATAAAGTTTTTTCTGGATATAAATATTTAATAAGTTTTTCTAATATTAAAGATAAACCTCCTGACCAATAAATTCCTCTTCTATCGCTACCTATTTTTATATCTTTTAAATATTTATATTTCCATATTTCGTTTTTATAAGCTATTTCTAACGAAGGATAAGAAGTAAGTAATTCTAAAGTCCATGGTAAATTATAAACGTACACATATAATAAACATCCCCATAAACGTTGTTCTTTATCGTAGTTATATTTATCGAAAAATTGTTTTAAAATAGGATATACAGGGTCTATGTCTCCGCTATGAATAGAACAAACAGACATCGTAAAAAAATCTTTTTCTGTCATAGGATAAATTAATTTAGCCATTTTTTATTATATGAGAAAGTTTCATATGTTCGCTACTATTTTTACATAATTGGAGATTTTCGATTCTATCATCGTCTCTAATTTGATTGATATGATGAACTAATTCTTTACGACAATCTATACAACGATTCATTTCTAGCCACCTGCATTCCAAAATAAAACTTTATCACTTAAAATTTTTCTATTTTCTATTAACCACTTCCACGCTTTAGCATCGTATTGTAAATTACAAGGAAATTCTAAGGGATATATTGAACTTAAATCGTAATATTTCCAACCCATATCTATAAATTTTACTCTTTTTTGTTCTGTTGGAGTTAATTTAATAGGTTTTCTTTCTTGTATTAATATAGCATAAATAAAAATATTATTTATATTTTGTAAAAATCCTGTGCCTTGTAAAAGTCCTTGAAGTAATCCTCCAGTGGACATACAAACTACAATTTCTTTAATATTAGTTAAATCTGTTTTTTTAACTTCTTGAGATATTCCTAATTTCATAAAACTTTTATCTCCGCCCAATGGAATCATATATTGTACTTCATGACGATGTTTATACCAATGAATTTTAACCAAATATTTTCTATCATAAAAATGAATTTTAGCTCCATATTTTTCTATATCTTTTAATCTTAATTGAGATACTTCTCTAACTTCTTTAGGTAATTTTTCTATAGGTTTGCCCCAAATATGTAGTTCTAAATTTAAATATTTACAAATACTTGCTACACATTTTGCTGCTCTATAATCTCCTGCTTCTTCCCATCCTATAATAGTTAATCCTTGTTCTTTAATATTAGTTAATTCAGGAAGAAATCCTCTTGCCTTAGAAAATCTTTCTACGTTACAACACATATCTTCTCTTTTCACAAAAATATTATATAGAGGATAATATTCTACAGGAGTATTTTCGTATAATTGAAAATTTTCGTAAGGAGTTATTACTCCTGCTTGTCTTCCGTAAGGATAGATATTTTCGACCAATCTTTCCATTTTAATGCCTTTGCTTGTGGTAAAATAGAATTATTACAAGATACTTTTCCTTTTTCTTCGCAATATAAACAATTACCATAGCAAGACTCTAAAGGTTCGAATCTTGACCCTCTTCTAACAAAAATAGGAACTCTTTTGCCGTGACATTGATGAGCAGTTGTAAAGGTTTCCCCTAAAGATTCTCCTGCAAGATTTATTTGTGAAGGTTTATATTCATAACATAATCCCATAGTCGCTTTATCTTTCCAGATTGTAATAAATTTTTGATGTAATTTTTTTAACCATTCTAATCTAATTACATAATTAGTAGATATTTGATTACCTACATTTTGTCCAAATGTATTATTAAAATATTCTAAACGTTCAGGATAATTAATAAATCTTTGTTGTAATTGTTGTTTAAAAGATTTATAATTTCCTATATCTTGTTCTACAAATTTAAAAATAAAATGTTTTACTCCTATAGATATACCTAATTCTATTAATTGTTCTAATTCTTCATAAGTTATTATGCCTGGAATTATAGGATTAACTTGCCAACCAATATAAATTTTATCTGAAATATTTTTAATTTGAGAAAATATATCTTTTAAAGATGCTGCTCTCGGACTTAATCTTCGCCAAATTTCTTCGTTAGATGTATTAATACTATATTGTAAATAAGAATATTTATTTTTTAGTAAATATTCTATTCCCCATTGAGGCACTATTTGTCTTGTTAAATAGAAAATAGGAAGTTGATATTTTGTAAACACTTCGGATAAACGTTCGGTAATATGATAAATAGATTCTAAAGGATTAAAACATTCTGTAAAAGAAGAAATATAACCTATAGTAGCTGTTTTTAATTTATTTAAATCTTTATCTATTTTTTCTGGATAATAAGGGTCGACCGTTGTAGTGTGAGTTAATCTATATCCTCTCACTCCAAAATTAACGTAACAATTATGAACTAAAATATTTTCAGCAAAAAAGTTTTCGGTGGTAGTTTGTAAATCATAAACTATTTGTTCTCCTTCTAATTTCTTAATCGATAATATTTTTACGCAATGAATAATTTCTAAATCCTCTATTTCTTTATTAAACATAGGATTATGAAGTTTCATAAAATCTCTTCTTTTAAAACGACTAGTTATATTTTGTAATTCAGTATAATCTAATAAAATATCTAATTCTATATCTAAATTATTAGCTTTGACCCAACCTCTATTTTCGGTATAAATTTTATGGTCTGAAGTAACTTTAAGATTTTTTTTATTACTTAAAGTTATTTCTAGCAAATCTGATTTATAACCTCCCCATTTCCCTATAACTTTTGTAGGGATAGATATGTTATCCTTAAATCCCCAAATTAAATCTCCTACATTAATATCTTCTATCTTCTTAATACCTCCCGAAATTTTATTTTTACCATTTCTTATTACAGTTCTGATTGTAGTTCCTTCGCTTAAACAAAACACACAACCTACAGGACAAAATCCAGCATAAGGTCGAGTTAAAAATGCTTCTGAATAACAAGGTCGATTTCTTCTTCCTAAAGGTTCATGTTTATCTTTATACCAACCTCGTAATTGTGGAGATTTATTAGGTAATAATATATGAGGAATAGGTTTTTTATAAACTACATATTTACGAGTTTTACCACCTTTGACTATAGCATAATTAACTTCTTCCGAAAGTCCTCTTAATTCGTTAATATTAGAAGGTTCTTTATAAGTAATATCTATCATAATATTCCTTCTTTTTTCCAACGAAATTCGTAAAGACGAGGAGAATATTCATAAATCAATAATCCTCTTTCGTCAACTTTTATTGGTTTTAATATTCCTTGATAATGAGAATAAGGATTACAACCACTATTTAAATTATTCCAAGTATTTATAAACTCTCGAATATGACCTGTTTTTAATTGAGCATAATCTACTTGCCAATACTTTATAGAATCACCATAATATTTATATTCGGTAGCCCAATTATCCCACATTGTTTTTTCTATATCTTCAAATTTTAAATATTTATCTTTACCTTCACTAATCCAATATCTTTTTCTTAATTCTTTTAAATGAAAAGTAATTTGTCCTTTACTAAAATTAGTAAGTTCTGGATTTATAGGATATTCGTCGGGGAGTCCGCAACAACAACCTGAATAATTTAATTCTTTAAAATCAGGGTCGCTAATACTAATTCCTAATCCTAATTTTTTACAAGTTATATAAATACGTTTCATAAATATTTCTTTTACATCTCGATTTAAACGTAAATAAGTACCTCTTTCGGTAGGAGAAAGTTTCTTATAAAAAGGTAAAATATCAAATCCTATTATATTACTTATATTTTTAAATCTTTCTTTTAATAAAGGTGCTGCTCTTTCATCTATAGCAAAAAATTCCGTAGATATAGCTTTAGCTCCTGCTTGTTTAGCTTTAGTCAATAATTCTTCTAATCCTATATCTGTTATTCCTATAATAAAAGGTCGTAAACGTAATATAGTATAATATCCTAATTCCGACATTTTTTTAATTACCGATAATCGTTCCGAAGTAGAAGGAGTATTAGGTTCTATTTTTTTAGAAATTTCATCACTATTTGTAACTATAGAAAGTTGAAAAGCAAAATTTTTATACTTACTTCCTTCTTCAAAAATTTTCATATATTCTGGATTATCTAAAAACATCGATAAACCTTTAGTGGAAATTAAAGTGGGATAATGTAATTCTAATAAAGTTTTAATTATATCTAATGTAATTTTATGTTTCTTTTCTATATAATCAAAACAATCTGTAAGACCTCCTATATGAAGAATAAATCGTTTAGAATAGAAATGTTGATAATAAGGATTATCAATCTTTTTACCCATTATTAGTTCTCTAAAACTTTTAGGATTAACTAATTTTAATTCGGGTGATTTTTTACAGGCAGGATTTGTCGATGCAAATTGAGCAGCAAAACAATATTGACAACCGAAACTACATTTAGTAGTAGTATCGGCTGTTAAAGGAAGTGCACAATCAGTAAACTCTGAACTTATCCTACCAAATTTATAATTATGTTTAAAATTTTCCATATTATATATTTTCTAATAATTTAAATAATTCTAATATCAAACGAATATCCTTAATTTGTTTAGTATGAGGATTAAATATTAAGTATTTACCTAATAATTTTAAATCTTCTTCACTATCTACAAAAATTTCTATTTTATAACGTAATCCTTCTTCATTTTTAGCTAAAAGAGAAATTTTTTCTAATTTTTCGGGAGTAAGTACCCAAGATGCCTTATAAGTTGCTATATTTTCTGGAATACCTTCTTTTTCAAATTTATTTTTTAATTCGTTATATACTTCCCATTTATTTCCCAAAGCTGTCTTAATATCTAAATAATCTGTTAATTTCATAATCCTAACTCCATTTTTAATTTTTCTTTGTCTAATAATTTATCTATAAAAGGTTTAGTTAATTCTACTTCTCTTTTATTCCATTTCATTAATTTAATTAATTCTTCGGTAACTATATCTGTTGTTTCTGTAATTTTTTCAATCTTTTTAAAATAAGGTACTTTTCCTTGAGGAATGGTATAATATAAATTATAATATAAATGTAACGGATTAACGATAAATAAATAATTTAAAATATTACTCACTATATCTTGTAACTTTTTATCTTGAGCAAGATAATATAAAATTATAACTAATTCTTCGGCAGTCGTAGTTTCTGGTAATTTATTCTTTAAATATAATGTATTAATTAATTTAAAGTCAAACATTGTTTTATTCTTTCTAAATTACTTAATATTACCATTTTCTCTTTTACATTGAAATTTATTAATTTTTCCATTTGACAAAGTATTTCGCATAATTTACCTACTTTAGAAAAAGATAATTTACTGTTAGTTATATAAATAAAAAGATAATCTATAAATTCTTTTATATTTATTTCGTCGCTCATTATTTTTACTTTAGCATTATCATAATCTCCAGAAGATATTAATTTTAATAAATTTTCATTTTTACCCCTTTGGTCTAATAATTCTACAGGAATACCTTGTTTAATACTTTGAAGATGTAAAACCATTCTTCTTATATCAGGATAATATTTATTGATTATATAATCTATATTATCTATTTTTACTTCTTCTATTTTAATTATTTGTAATAAATAATTTTTAATTTGGTCTTTAGGCGGTAAATTAAAATTAATATTTACACATCTACTAACTAAAGGTTCTATAATTTTTTCTATATGATTTGCTGTTAAAATAAAAAAAGCATTATTAATAGTTTCTTCCATTAAATTTCTTAAAGAATTTTGTGCTTGCGAAGTCAATCCGTCTGCTTCGTCCAATATTACTGCTTTCTTCACCCCTATCTTTAAAGATTTATTTTTAGTAAAATTACTAACTTGTTCTCTAATTATATCTATTCCTCTATCTGAAGAAGCATTTAATGTTAATATATCGCTACCTAATAAATGACAAAGTAGATAAGCTGTAGATGTTTTCCCTGTTCCTGCAGAAGAAGAATATAATAATAGATGAGGAATTTTTTCAGGTTCTTTAGATATTTGAGTTAAAAAAGTTTTGTATTTATCGTCTATTACTAAAGATTCTAAAATCTTTGGACGATATTTCTCAATCCATACAATATTTTTTGTATCCATTTTAACTCACTTCCGCTACTAAAATTTCTATCTTAAAATCTTCGGTTTCTTGTTTTATCAGGATAGGAGAATTATTTTTTAAAACCAATTCTACTTCTCCCTCTAATCCTTGAATGGCTTCTACAAAAGAATTACTCATCCTAACTTTCGCTTCTCCTGAACCTTCTATTAATTCTATTGTATCTATTATATTATCTTTATTTTCTTCTAAAATACTCACTATTAAATCTTTTCCTTTTAATTCTAAATCGAAAAAAGTAGATTCAGTAGCTATTAAATAATTTTCTATATTTCTTAAATTTTTTAAATCTACTTTTATAGAAGAAACTCCTTCCAAAATTTTTATGATATTATTAAAATTCTTTTCTTCTACTTTACTATTTATATATTCTGGAGATTTTAATAATACATTTACTTTCTTTTTTCCTTCGCTTAACATTAATCTATTATCTTTTAATTCTATTTTAACTTTAGGTAATAAATCTAAATACTTTTTTAAACTATTTAATTTCTGAAGTCCTATAATTTCTTTAGTATCTAATATAGACTTTTTTGCTGTTAATCTTATAGCAATACTTTGGTCTGGAGAAGTAGCTAAAATCTTTTTATCGTTTACTACTATTTCATTTATTTCTCTTTGACCTTTTAAAGTTACTGATTTTAAAATATTTTTTAGCATTTTCTTCCTCCTAAAATTTAATAGTAAATTTTCCTAATACTTTCTCAAAAAATCCTCGTTCTCCTTTATTAAATCCTGTTCCTACACTTACTCCAAATGCTGAATTTTCGGTTAGTTTATAAGATACTCCGAAAGGATAAAATCCTCCGTTCGTTAAACAAATATCCGCAACCCATTTAAAATATTTAGCATATCTAACCCCTATTCCATATTCCATTCCTGCTTTTACATTACTAATTCCTAATCCACCAACTGCTATAGGTTCTAAAATAAATCCATACGGTTTTAAATATTTTCTCAAATTATCTAAATCCTTAACCTTAATATCTTTTAATACTGTTTTTTTATCTTTATCTAATACTTGCATACTTCCGTCTTTTTGGATATGTAAATAATGTTCGTTTAATTTTACAAATTCTTCTTTTCCTCTCCAATCTATTACAACAGGTTTTCCTAATTGTCCTTTATAATAACAATAACCCCCCCAAACACCCATTACAATACCTATAATTGCCAATCTAATTAACCAAGTTCTAATCGATAATTCTTGACTTACAGTTTTTCCCCATAAATCCGACCTAACAACTGACGTAATTCCTGTTACTAATTTTTTTGTATCAAATTTTTCATTTTGAATTTTTGCTTTTAATTGTCCAGAAATTAAATTTTTTAAAATCCAAATTATTATTCCTGCCAAGAAACCGCCACTTAACAATAATATATCTTTCATTTATGCTCCCATTGGTTTTTTTAATTTATCTAAAAAATAATTTAATGATTTTAATGGTTCTTTAGTCTTTCCTTTTCCGTCTATTTCTTGTCTATGATTAACTATACCATTATACCATTTTGTTATTTCTCTAATCTTATTTTCGTATGTCTTTTGACTTCTTCCTTTTTTTCTCATAATATCCTTTTATTGAATATAAATATTAATAAAAAACAAATTATTGCTATAAATAACTCTTTTAATATTTCCATATTACTTTTTAATTAATAAAGTATTACTATTTAGTTATAACTAAGTTAAAATACTTACTATAATAAAGCGTAACAGTTCTTTTTTGATTAATCATTTTATATCTTTGTAATTAAATAAAAGGAGAGAAGATATTTCCTATTGAATTAACCATTATCCTCATCATTATTTATGGTAGAAAATAGATTCTTCTCTCCGATTATTATTTTAATCTTTTTTGTATAAAATTCTTGCCAAAAAGTTCTGTTAAAATTTGCTCTTACATTACATGAATTACATAAAGTAATTAAATTTTCTTCATTGTAATTTATATGATTATAATCAATATGATGAACATCCAAAATTCTACCTCTTACTATCAAATGTTCTTCTTCGGTCATACCGCAATTTTGACAAGTATAATTATCTCGTTTGCGAATTAATTCTCTAAGTTCATCATTAAATTCTACGGGATACGACTCATAACCTTTACCATGAATATAAGCACCAGATAGTATACCTTTTCTTATTCCTGTCCTTTTTGCCCATTTATGATAGCATTTTTGACATCTAATTCCATAAAAAGTTATATGAGTACCACAATCCATACATTTATTATTTTTGGTTTTACCATGTTTATAATTGTAATGATTTTTACCTGTGATAGTTTTAAAATAACATTCTTGACAATGTTTTACATCTTTAGTTATTTCTTTACCACATTCACAATAATATTTTTTAAAATTTTGTTTGCGACACAAATCAGAACAATATTTTTTATTAGAACCTTTAAAAGATTTAAATTCTTTATTACACTTTGGATTTTTACAAATTTTGATATTCATTTTATAGTTTAAATCCCTTTGATAATTCTATTCCTTTAAAATCTAATTCAAATGCCCAAGTCATAGGTCTGGTCTTATTCGTACCAAAAAACCATTGTTTAGGCTCTGTATAAATACCATATAATTTACGAGCATAATCATCAAAAGGTATCCATGCCCCGTTAGTTAATAAAACTCCTTTATCTCCTATTGGTTCTTTTTCAAGAGAATGAAAATGACCCATCATATAGACATCGTACTTTTCTTCTGGTAAGTTTATATAAACATCTTTAGCTTTTCTAATTCGAGTAGTTTTTGCTCCACCACCGCTTTCATCTCCATGTGTCATAAAAAACATGTGATTATAAACTTTAGTAGAATAATATCTGGATGTAGGGATAGTAACTGTTACTTTATCATTTTTTGCAGTTTTAAACATTAATTCCAATGTTTTATAAATATGGTATTCTAAATAATTTTCAACTGGCATATCTGCTTTTCGATTACTCGTTGACATCGAATGATTACCAACTATACAAAAAACTTCTATTTTTGGAAATAATTTGCATAATTCATTTATTAAAAATGCAAAATCCCTTACAGCATCCCAAATCTGGTTTCCTGCTATTTTGGTTATTTTAAATTCTTGCCCTTCAAAAACATAGCCATCTCCTTCTATTAAATCTCCCAATAAAAATATATTTAGTTTTTCAAAACAATATGTATTTCTTTGCATAGAAATTATCTCTACAATCGAATCTAAATATCTCTGTAACATTATTTTTCTAATACTGTCATTGTAAGTTTCAATTTCTTTTTGTAAAGGAGGATAATAAACTTTATTCGATTTTCCTATATGCATATCGGAAATAATTGAATTAGCAATTTCAGATTTTTTATTTTTTTTGTAATCTATTAAACATTTTACTGGTTTCAATCCACATACATATTTGTCTATTTGACTATTAAAAATTTCAAATATTTGATTATACATTTCACTTCTATTATTTTTGTTTATTATAGATTTATCTTCTTTCTCATTTTCAATCATTTTTGGTTTTCCTCTCGTCAAATTTGCTCTGCGGTGCATAACAGATTTATAGGAACGATTAAGTTCTCTCGCTATCTCTTCCGTAGTTTTGTTCTCTTCTACCATTTCAAGTAATCTTTTTTCTTCTTTATCATTCCATTTCATTTTTTTCTCCTCAAAAATTATATTTATCGGGAGCAAAATTATAAATTTCTACTATATAATATCCTATTCTAAAGATACCTATATCTTGTGTAAATAAAATTCCAAAACCTAAATAATCTTTATCTTTATAAATCTTCATATTATCTCCTAATTTATTATTTAACTTTAGTTAATATTTTTCCTATATAATATTCTTGCCAATAATTTCGATTGTAATTTGCTCTTGTATTACAAGGATTGCAAGTAGTTATTAAATTATCTTTTTTACAATCTATACAATAATGTTTTTCGAGAGTAAATCCTGTTTTGAAATTAGGATGATTTTTGGGATTTTTATATTTTCCTTTTTGAGAACAGTGTCGACATTTTTTAGAATTATTTTGAATTAACTTTCCACAGTCTTTACATTTATTATTATCAGAATAATGATATTTATTCATTTCTAACTCTTTCTTTTAAAAAATTTGTATATGCAGATAATAAAAAATCCTCTATTTTATTTCCGATTGTTTTATTTATCGGATAAACAGAGGATATAATTTTTCCATTAGCCAAAGTAATACGAGGATATGAAATATAATATCCTCCTATTGGTTTGGTATAAATTCTTGCTTCGTTTATTCTTATTAAATTTTGGAAAGTAAAAGAAATATAGCAAACTAAACCTTTATCAGTTGGCTTTATAGGATAGAATGTTATTTCTGTTATTTCTTCTTTTTTTCTTCGATTAGTCATCTCTTCATCCTTCTACTTATAAGTATACTAAAAAAACTCAAGAATTTAAGTAGTATTTTAATTTTTTTTCTAATTCTTTACTTATTTGACTAATTCTCGCACTACTAATTCCAAATCTTTTGGCTATTTCTACCTTTTTCAACCCTTTTTCTTTCAATAAGATACGAATATATTTTTTTTCTAAATCAGAACAAGAAATTATAAAATCTTTCATATCTATATTTTCTAAAAAATCTTCTTCTTTAGTATCTAAAATTGGTAATTCTTCTAATTCTCCTTCGTTATTTTCCTTATTAAAAGGTTTATGCGTAATACTTTTTATAAAATCTTTAGTTAAAAACGAAGGAGTCCAATCGAACATACAACTATAAAGATAAGTATAAAAACTTTTAGATATATCATAATTTTCTATAATTCTTAATATTTCTAAAATTAAATCTTGTTCTACGTCCATATAATCACATAAATTATAACTTCTAAGATTAAAAAATCCTTTAATACATTCGCATTTATCACAAGTTTTACATTCCGTTTTATCTTCGATTATACATTGACGACAAAATTTACATTTATGATAGAGAGACAATGGATACCATTTTCTTTCGTAAATATATTTTGCTTTCTTTCTAATCAAAGGTCTAAAATATACAAATATTTCTTCTAATAATTTCTTATCTTTTATTTCTTTATATAGTTTTATTTTATTTTCTATATCTACTCTATTTTCTTCGTTAATTTTATTATTCATTATTTTTTCTCCTTCTTTCTATTTCGTCTAAATTTAAAATTTTATATCCTTCTTCTCTAAATTCTCCAGTTAATAAATCTTTATCTTTTTCTGTAATTCCTAAAAATTTAATTTTATCTTTTTTCTTGTTCATAATTTCTAAAAATTCCTCGTGCATACTTTCTCCTGCTTTCTTACCATTTTTTAAAGCAAGTTCGCAAATTTCTAAATAATCAGATATGTTCATTATAAAAAGTGCTTGTTTTTTATTTTCCATATTTAATCCTCCGACATAATAATCCGACATTCTTTACAAACGTATAAAGGATAAACTACTTCTCCATCATCACTAATATTTATAAATTCTCCTTTAAAAATATAATTACCACAAAAACCACATTTCTTTAATCCTAATAATTTTAAAATTTTATTCTTCATCTTCTTTAGCCTCTCTCATAAAATCATTTCGTTCGTCAAATCTATAACTATTTTCTAACCATTCTTGGTCTGTCATTTTTTATTATCCTATTTGTTTTTTATAAACTTCTTGTGCTAATTTATCGTCGGGATTTGCATAAATTAAGGTTGTTTGTAAAGAATTATGTCCTAAAATACGTTGTATAACTAATGGACTAATATTTTGTCTCATCATATAAGTAGCGGAAGAATGTCTAAAAATATGAGTAGATATATTTTTATTTAAATATTTTCCTATTTTCTTCGATAAGTAATTAATTTCTGCTAATGTAATAGAAAAAGCATTATTTAATTCTTTTTCCGAATTAAAATAATCTGTTAAATCTTTAATAATTATATTAGGAAAATAAACTATTCTTTCGGTCTTATCTTTTTGCCCCCAAATATTTACCGAACAATTTATTAAATCTATTTTTTCTCTATTTAAAGAAAGTAATTCTCCTTTTCTAATTCCTGTAAAAAATAAGAATTTTAAAATAGCATTACACTTAGTAGAAGACATTCCTGCTTTGCTATAAGTAGAATAATATTTTATGCCTTGTAGAAGTTCTTCATAAGTGATATAATTAGGTTGTTTTCTTTCTACTTCTAATAATTTAATTTCGAAACAAGCGTGTTTTTCTATTTTTAAAAATTTACAATAATCTCTACAACTCTTGATAACATTGTTTATAGAATTTTCAGAATATTTTTTATCTGTAAAATATTGAGCCAATTGTTCTTTTGTTAAAGTTTCAAAAATTATTTCTTTCGTTTCTAAATATTCGAAAAAAGGATTAAGGAAATTATAATAAACCAATGACCTATGAATATTTAAAAGATACTTTTTATATATTTCTAATTGTTCTTTCATTTGATTATCCACCTTATTCCATTTTGTTTTACTTTTTCTAAAAGTGATACTACAAATTCTAAAGCATCTGTTTCGGAACATTCCGTAAATTGTTGAACAAAATTAGAAAGTATTTCCATAAAAATTATTTCTTTCTCATTCTGTTTTTTCATTTTCTAATTCTTTTATTGCCTCTTTTAATAATCTTTCGATTTCGAGCATAGGATTTAAATTTTGTTTACCCATTCTAAAAAGTAACCAATTTTTTGCGTATTTGTATAATTTTGTTTTTTTAATTTCTTTCATTTAATCTCCTTTGTTTATTTTCCCATTGTTTTTGAGTTACGTGTCCTATAACATAACAAATTTTTATATTATCATCATCTTCTAACTCTATTATCTCTTTACATACTTTGCATTGTTGTTTTTTCAAGATTTATCTCCTTTATTTTATATCTAAAAAACCATTTAATATATTGTTTTATCAAACCTTTTTCGACTAAATAACGATAAGCCCCCTGATGTATTTTTTGATGGTCTTTTATTTTAATTAACATTGTTTTTGTGCTATTTTCTTCTAAATATATATGATGTTTTATTAATTTATTTTTACCAAACATTGGATTGTTCTTACCCTTTAATTTATGATTATCGTAGTTTGGATTGTTTTTACCTGTCCTATTCGTATTTTTTCTTTTATTACTTTTCCAAGATAATTTAGTTCCGCAAGATTTACAATAATTATTATAATAATTTTTTATTATTGTTCCGCATTGACAATAATGTTTTTTAATTGTTCTTCCGTCTATATAACTTGGATGTTTTCTTGGATTTCTAAATAATTTTTTCATAGAACAAGACTTGCATAATTTAGTTTTGTTCCCATAACTAATTTTTGCTTTACATATTTTACAATAATATTTAATTTTAGTTCTATTATCTATATATGCGGGGCTTTTTCTGCCCTTTCTACCATACATTCCGTTATGTTTACCTTTAAAATTTAATTTGTTAACTTTAAAGGCATATTTGGTTGCACAAGAATGACATCTTTTAGTATCTTTTGTGCTAACCCTTTTTCCACAATCGAAACAATTATACATTTAAACTCCTTAATAATTCTTCTCCCTTTAAAGTTCCCAATCTTCCACGAGCGGTTCTTGACAAATAATTATTAAATATTAAAAAAGGTTCTATAACGTATTGAAAATCTGCTCTACTAACTCCTGCAATCATAGATAATGCTTCGATACCAACTGGTTTTTTGATTTCTACTAAATGGGATAATATCAAAATATCAGTAGTAGTTAAACCGTTTTTTACTATTCTATGAGCATTTAAAACTTTGTTTATATCTTCGCAAACCACAAAATCATCGAAGAAATTTAATGCTATTCTTGGCGTTCCTCTTGTATTTTGAGATAATATAGTATAAATTTCGGAAGATATATTTTTTTGATATATTTTATTATTATATTGGATAAGTATTTGTTTTATTTCTTCGTCTTTATATGGTTCTAAAATTATATTTGCTCCGCATCTATCTACTAAAGGAGAGAATTTCTTTAATAATAAATTCATATCTGTTGTAGCAGTAATAAATATAAATGGTTTAAGTTTTAAATTGTTTCCTTCTGGAAGAATAAAATCTTCAATTACTGGATATAAATATTCGGCTATTTGTTTTTCTAAATTATGTCCTTCGTCGACAAATAAAATCTCAATATTTTTACTATCCTGATTACGAATAAGAAATTGTTTTAAATTATCCATAGTAAAAGCCCCTGCAATATACCAATTCATATTTGCTAATAATTCGTTATTTATCACATTTGCAAGAGTTGATTTTCCTGCTCCTTTGTGTCCAGAAATAACGAAATGAACAGGTTTTATTTTTCTAATTTTCTCTAAATTAAGATTAACTAAATCTTTTGCTCTTTCCTGCCCTATGTATTCGGAAAGAAATTTAGGTCTATAATTAAATTTTATAGGTCTAACTTCTTCAGAATGATATTCTTTTTTCGAAGTTATACCTATTTTTTCTTTAAACATTTCTAATACTTGACTAATTCCAAAAATATCTAATATATCCATTTTATTATCCGTTGTCCTTATATTTGTCTTGATTTCTTGTCATATTAGTCCTTTCTTGCTATTATTAATAAAAAAGACCTATCTTACCACTATTGAGCCAATTTCTTGGGTAAAATAGGTCTTAAATCTTTGCCTTAATGAGTTCTTACGAAGTGATTAAGGTCTTTATTTTAATTATAATTTCACAATAAACTTTTCCATTCCTTTTTGTATTTCATCAGGTTCTTCTGCGTGTTCTCTTATTTCTGCAAATTTATAACTTAATTCATCATCATAATTTTCATCATCTTCATCTAAATCAGGGTCAAAATTAATATGTTCATCTAAAAATTGTTCTTCTACTAATCTAATAACATCTTCTTTATCTGCAAAAATTGTTATCTCATCTGCTTTTTGTTTTGTTTTACCTACCCAAAAATCACCAAATATACTTCTAACTACTGCATAATTCCATTTAACTTTTACCATAGTTACTCCTTTTCTAATTTTTTAACAGCACTTTCTATACCTTTAAGATGTCGTTTTATAGTTTTTATTATTTCTTTTTTTCTATTTACATTTCCTAAACAATTTTGTTCTAATGATACTTGTGGATTTTTACATTTCCCATCTTTGGCAGCAAATAAACATAAATCATTTATTAAACTACATTTACTCATCTTTTACCTCTCTTTCATAATTTATATAATAATTCTCTCATAAAAATACAAATATATTTTAATTCTTTTAATATCAAATGAAGATGTAATAAATCAACTACACAAAAAACTAATAAAACTAAACCTAAAAATAACAATAATATGTTATTCATTTTATCCTCTATTTTATCATTATACAAATTAAATTGATTAAACTGCAAATTAAAATAATTATCAAACAAATTGTTTTTATCATTTTATTATAAATCCTCTTTTTTCAAGTTCTCTTTTATAATTTTGATAAACTTTTTCTCCCATTATCTCTTTATTTCTCTGTATTAAACTTAATGTTTCGTCGCCACCTATTTCTTTAAACCATTTATTTATATTTTCTTCTGCTTGTTCTTCTAAAGATTTTATAACTATTTCATCTAAATTTAAGATATGTAATTGTTTTCCACAAAAAGCACAATGAGTAAAACTCTGTCCATTTTCTATAAGTTCTAATTCGTCTTTTTCAAAATCTAAACAATGATTATCACAAAAGAATTTTATACGCATTATTTTTTACCAAGTTCTGTTTCTATCAGTATCCATTTATCATTTATTTTTTCTTCAATTCTAAAATGAGTTATTTGTTCTTCATTTTCAAAAGAAAGTATATAATTATCTACCTCATCTCTCGTAGATAATTGTTTTGCCTCTATTCTTCCTTTATTAGTTACTATTCCAACTTTATACATTTTATTTTATTAATTTAGATAATAAATCTATAATTATTGTAAGTTTATTAGAAATTTCTATTAAACCCATTATTATAATTATAATTGCTATAAATCTTAACATTTAGTATCTCCTTTAGTCCTTTGGATTATCTACCTTGATTAGCCAATTCTTCATTAACATAATCTAAAACTGCTTCTTGTTCTTCTTCTGTTAATAATTCTTGTCCTTTAAAAATTTCTGTATCTCCTTCAAATCCAAAATCATCTTCTTCATACCATTTACTTACTAAAACTTCTTTATTATTAATATTTATTTTATATTGTATTTCTTCTTTACTATATACTACTTGTCTTTCTATTAATTCTATATTCATCTTATTTCTCCTTTTGTAATTAAAATTATAACTCAACTATTTTATATTCAAAAGCACAATTTTCTTTAGCAAATGTTTCTGCTTCCTCTCTGGTATCAAATGTTTCGTTAATACCATTTACATCAACCATTAAGCCCATTACATAATTGCCATTGTGTTCTAAAATTATATACATTTTTACCCCCTTAATTATCAAAATAAAAATTATCTTACTAATACCCTACTAACCTTAATACTGCTAACCTTTCTTTTTCGTTTAATCCCGATAATAAGTCGGCTATTGCGTCAAGTTCAAAATCCCAATACTCAGAATTATCGTATCGGGTCAAAATATCCTCTCTTAAAACTTCCCAAATCTGCCTCACTAATACTTTTTTTACGTCGGTCATTATCTTACTCCTTTTTTGTATTTACTTTTTTAATTTCCCATTCGCCATATTGCAATAAATAATCTAATTTTTCTTGAGTAGTTTTAAATTGTTCTAAATACTCATATATGGTTCTTTCATCATTATCTTTCAAACACCCTGTAAAATCTATATCGTGGTAACTTGCTAATGCCTCAACAATGGCTTTTTTTGTTTTAAATCTTCTTTCTTCCATTGTGCCTACGCCCTGTAAATCAATTATTTTATACATATTTTACACCCCTTCTTCTATTACATCATCAATATACATATCGTTATTAGAAGTATAATCACTTATTTCTTCAACTAATACTTCGTATTGTTCTTTTGTTACAGGTTCATTTGTTTTAATTATAAAAGTAACATTTAACTTATCCATTTAAAATTCTCCTTGTATTTTTAATCCGTTACCATTTATACTTATACTTTTTATATTTCCTTTTGTATCAACTATTTTTTCAATAACAGGTGCATTTCCTATTATTCTATCTATTTGTTCTAATTTTATATTTATTTTTTCTATTAATTTTTCTTCATAAGATTTCCCTAACTTAACATCGACTTTTAAACCAACAATATCTATTTTATTTCTATTAAAATTTTGTCTAAAAAATGGTCTTAAACTTATTCTTTTAGTATCTAAAATTCTAAAAGAAGTTTCTAATACATATTGAGTTTCTTCTAATTTATTTACTCTATTATTAACATCGTCTATTCTTGAATTAGTAGAATTAATATTATTTTGTAATTTATTATCTCCATTTATTCTTTGAGTAGTTTCAGAATTTATATTAGTAGTTAAATCGTCTCCCATTTGTATTCTATCAAAATGTTCTACATCTATATTATCTTGGAGTGTATTATCTATATTTTGTAAATCAATAACTGTTTGAGGGTCTACATCTTTTCCATTTTCGCCTGTATCGCCCTTATCACCTATATTTCCTGTCTCACCTTTATCTCCTTTTTTTCCTGTTTTACCTGTCTTACCTATATCTCCCTTGTCACCTTTTTCGCCTTGAATTCCTTGTTCTCCCTGTATACCTTGCTCTCCATTAAGTCCGTCTAATCCATTCTGTCCATCAATTCCATTTAAACCATTTATTCCGTCTTTTCCGTTTAAACCTGTTATTCCTTGTTCGCCTTTAATACCTTGAACGCCCTGTATTCCTTGCTGTCCTGTCGCCCCTGTATCTCCTTTTAAACCTTGTATTCCTTGAAGCCCTGTATCGCCTCTATCGCCCTTGTCGCCTTTTAATGTTGGTATCGTTGAGGGGTCAACCCAAGTTCCTATATCATCTTTTTCTCCTTGTATTTCTCCAGAGTGAATTAAAATATAACCTTTATTACCATTACCACAGTCTTTTACATTACCTATTTCTTTACTCGGACAATTATCTCCTACACAAGCATAAGCCAAAGAAGTAAATAAAACTAACCCAATTACTAATACTAATACTTTTTTCATTTTGTATTCTCCTTTTTAATAATATGTTAAAAATTTTGTGTAATTTTTACTATATCGTTATCCGTTAATTTATTATCGTGTTTAAAACTTTCAATAGTATTAAAATCCCAGTATTCACTATTATCATATCTTGATACAATGTTATCCCTTAATTGCTTTCTCAATTTTAATGCTAAAGTCGCTTGTTTCATTGTTAATTTTTTCATCTTACTCCTTTATAATTAAAGTATATACTAAAAAATATACCTAACCTAATTATTACTCATTCCAGTCATTCCATTCTACCCGATAAAGTCTTTTATTCCCCCAAGAAATAATTTCAAACTTTAATCTATATAAATGAATACATATACTATTATATTTTCTTTTAATTTTATATTTAGTAATTTTTATCATTCTAATATCCTCTATGCAAACATAACCACCCTTTGTGTCCATTCTCGCCTGTTTCGCTCTTAAAATCCCCTGTATAATACATTTTAACCAATCTATTAACTATATTACATTTCATTCTTTTAATTGTTCCTTTTTTAATTCTCATTTTAGTATCTCCATAACTCTTTTAACTTGTTTTAAAGTCAATCCATAACCTATTAAATAAAATTCTAATTTTAACAATGCTTTTTTAGTCATATTAACCTCCTTATTTTCTTTTAATAATATCTATAACTATATCTTCCAAATCATACCACCTTGTATCCCCATTTCTACAATCAAATATCTTCTCATCGCACAAATATTCTGCTATACTTTCTAAAATATCTATTGCTTTTTTTCTTGCGGGGTCTATTCCAGAATTATATTTTTTGTTTTTCATTATTTTTAAATTAATTTTAATGCTTCTTCGTATGCTTTCCTTTTCATAGTTGCTCCACTACCAAATAATATAGAATTTACTCTATTATTTCCTCTTGTTGTTTTATAATGGTCGGCAAATTCTGTAAAAGCATTATATCCAGCCCATAATGTATTTTTTATTCCTTCTTCATTATTGCCTTTGCCATTTATAAATAAAGAAGAAAGTCTATCTATATTATTTTCTAAATTCGTGCTTTTCTCTGTATTTTCAGTTATATTTAATATTCTAAAAGCATATTGGTCAAAACCTTGTCTTGTCATAGAAGTATTAACAAATTTTTGAGTAATTATTTCAAAATCTTTATAAAAATCTAATGCTAATCCCAATAATCTTTTTGCTTCTTCAGTTTTAGCATTTATATTTCCAACGTGATTGATACTAATTCCTTCGTTTTGGTCTTTATAAGAAGCAATGAGAGTGTTTTGACATACTACTCTGATTGGAGTAAAATACATTTTAACAGCACTTTTTCCATCGTGTGAATTAGTAAATAATAAATATTTTTCTACAACATCGTTTCTAAATACTAATAAATTTTTAGGCAATTTTGCTAATATCCAAATTTTTTCTCCATTACCTAAAGCACCTGCTGAATGATAAAATGCTTCTTTTGATTTCACTATTCCATCAAAAAATTCAAACGCTTTTATATTTTGCACTATTTTATATCTATCGGCAACTACTCCTAAAATTTTATTATTAGATGTATTTAACGTTCCAAATACTTCAGCATCTATTTTTTGATTATTTTGTTCCGCAAATAAAGGCACTTTAATAACTTCATAATCTAATCCTGATAATTTTATTGCTTCTTCAGAAGTAACTTCTTCATTAATTCTAATCCCTACATCGTGCCACGCTTTGCCTACACAAAACATTCTATTTTCATAAATATTATGAGCCATCTTTTTCTCCTTGTTTTATTTTATTTAAATGAAATTCTAATTCTTGTATTGTAAATTTATTTAAATCTATTTCTACATCTTTATATTCAGGTCTTATACTTAAAATTTCTTTGATAATAGGTTCTTTAATTACATCTATTGTATCTTGTATTTTTTCTTTTAAAACTTTAATTTTCTTATGAAGGTTTATTCGTTCGGGTGTTCCTGCTTTACAAGACAATTTTAATTTTTTTAATTTTCTAATTTCTGATTTAATTTCTTTATTATTCAATATTGCTCCTCTTTTAAATATCCTTTGATAAAATTTCTTTTTGCTCCTGCGGAATGTTTCAGAGAAGTAAAATATATATTTATTTCATAATGTAACCACTTAATTACTATCATTTTCTCTCCTATATTAAAGATAAACCTTTTTCAATAAGTTTTTTTTCTGTAAATTTAGTATCTTCATTATAAAAAGTATCTTCTTCAATTTTATGTTTACAACAAGGACAAAGCTCTTCTTCAACACATATTTCCTCACATAATTGCCCTGTTATTCTGTCCTCAATACTTTTGCCTTTAATAGTTATATTGTCTTTAATTTCATTTATATATAAACTATTAAAAAATTCTTTGGCTTCTCTATATGTATCAAAAGGTTTGTATGTCTTTGATTCACCTTTAAAATCTTTTGTTTTATCACTTATCCATTCATAAGCATTCATATCTTTATTGCGATAATAATAATCTTCAAATATACTTACCCAATATTTATTTGGTAATTTTCCATCGGCTATTTGTATTGTAGAAATTTTTTTCATCTTACTCCTTTATAATTAAAGTATATACTAAAATTAACACCTGAGCAAATCAAATTTTAGCATATCTACTTTTTGCCGCATTCGTATTTCTCACTTGTATATCCATATATTTTCTAATTTTTATTGCTCTTTGTAAAAGTAATTCTAAATAATTCTTACAATTTTCTGGTGTCTTATTTTCTCTTGTTTGTAATTCATACTCTGCTAAATTAAATATATTCATATATCCCCCTTTTTAATAACCGTTAGAATTTTTAACTACCTCTAAAAATTTTGTTTTTTCCTCGCCTGTAAAATTATCCTCAATAAGTTTTACTATTACGCTTTCAAATTCAAACCTTTCCCAAGTCCTATTGTAATAGCAACATTTAGTCTTTGCAATATCCTGACCATTAAAACATAAAACTGCTAAATGTCTAAACCCATATCTTGTGTTTTCAAAATTGCAAACTATATTATACTCATTATTTAAATTGAAAATTCTCATTTTCTCACACCCCCTTTTTTTATAACTCTATTTCAGTATCTTCATTTAAATAAATCGCTGTTAATTCTTTATTTTCTCTTAATACCTGCAATTCGGCTAATTTAAATATATTCATATATTCTCCTTTGTTATATAATTAACAAACTTTTAATTTTTTGTAATTCACTTTCATCTATATCCATCCAGTTTGTTTCTCCATTGGGCTTTATAATCTTAATTTTTGGTCTGAATTCACTATATTCTGTTTTTACTTTTTCAAATTGTTGAATTCTATATTCTTTTGTTATTTTATCCATATATATTATCACCTCACTTTCATTATATTATTGTAACATCTTTTATTTTGTCTTTTATAACTATTGACTTTTGAATTACATTTTGTATTTTCCAACAAGACTCACATAAGTAAGGTTCAACAACAGGATTGACGTGCCCAATATTTTCTTCAATTCCGCACTTTGAACATATATATTTCATAATTTATTCTCCATTTTTCTGATATAGACTCTCATTCAAGGTATAATGTAAATCATTCGCTGAATTCTCATATATAGTAATAATTTTCTTTTCAGCGGATATAACAAGAATAATATCTATTGTTTTATTGAATTTTATCCTATAACACAATTTCAATAATTCACCTTTGTCATCAGTATAGAATTCAAATATGTCTTCATACTTCAATTTTAAATTTTTAATGAATAATAAAATTGCTTCAACATCAACATCCCTGTATTTCAAATTGTCCAGACAATGAGAAGAGAATGCCCATTGTTTGACATTTAACAAGCCTGTAAATGTTTCCAGTCTTTTTGTATCTTCAAATTTAAAATATACTTTTTTATGATATCTTAACATTTCTTGTCCTTTGTCCATCAATAACATTCTTTAATTACATTGTAGTTCAATTATTTTCAGACTGTCCAATACTCTATACCTTGTATTTTATAATTTATTTATTTTTGAATTTTCTAATTCTTTATGTTCCAGCCAATAAGTAAATGAACCTTTCAAATTATATCTTTCAAATAATTCTTGACAAGGAATATCATTTTCATTTACCCAGTCAATCCATAAATAATGCAATTGTCTTAAACTATATCTTTTATTTTTCACGGTCATCTATTATCACCTCACTTTTTTTTAAGTTTATCGCAAGCAAGTTTATAATATCTCCGCCACCGCAATCTTTCAATTGCCATAGTTTTATCCTCAATCATTTGCCAAACAATTTTCTTGCCATATGAATTGATATAACCTTTGAGCAATAAAACTATAAACTTGATTGCCAATTTTCTTTGTTTTAGAGTCAGCCTGATATGTTTCATTATTCACACCACCTGTCAATGTATAATTCCCTACAATCTTTACAACAGTTTATCATCCAATCATTATAATACTTTGTGTCTTTTTTATTCGACATACATAATTCGCAAAACTTTTTGCTATGCTTTGTAATTCTACCAAGTTTGTCCTGCTCTTTATAATCATCTACAATATCGTGCCACTTGTAATTATTGTATGAATTTGTATTGTTGTAAGCATCGAAGGGCACAGTATTATATATCATCCTTGTTTTAAAACCTTCATTGGAATAGTAGCATTCATCTGTGTGCTTAATAAATTTGCCAAATAATAAAATGTCAGATTCAATATCATTTGTCATTATAGCAAGTTTGTCTCCATTCAAAAACTTTGTAATCAATTTTTGTATAGTTTTATTTTTAAGATTGTTTTTTATTTTTGACGATGCCAATATGTCTATAATAAATTTTTGCGTGTCTGATAATTTTCTGTGCTGTCCATAGGGTAGAATTCCGTTATGAGCAACTGCAAACCTTGTCTTCAAATCCAAACATCTTAAAAGTTTTATGTTCCTTGTTATAGGGAACGGATGTCGATTGCCTTTGTCTATTAGTCCGTGTGTAGCAAGCCTGAAGTGTATAATCAGTTTGTCTTGTTTTTTAATAGTATCATTCAACCAGTTATAAAACTTTTTGAAATTGTTGAAATCTTTGCGAATGTAAACTGTTTGTATTCCTTGCTTTTTGTATGCTACTCCAACACCATCAGAATTATTTTTGTAGCATATTTCCAAAGTGCTTTTATTCGGGATGTCTACATTTTCAGGCTTAACTACTATCATACACATATTTATTCACCTCTGTTTTGTAATACGGCACTTGCCATCTTTGCTGGGCTCATAATTCCTTGTGACTTTGTAATGCTTGTCAAGTGCATTCTACGTTTGATTAAAAATTTATACAAACATTTGTATCTGTTATTTATTTTCACATAATCTATAAAATTACTCCAAGACTTTCCATTGAAGAAAATTATTGAAGTGCTTTGTTTTATAAAATCAATCACAGCAAGAATAAAATTTAATGAATTCATAAAACTTTCATAATTCAGAGTGCCCCTAAAAATTCTGAATTCAATTGTCTTGCTTGTCTCATTTACAGCAACGTATCTTGATTCATTTGGTTCCGCTGTCTTTGATAATATATTTTGGAAAGTATAATTTTCAATGCGTGCATAATGTGATAATGCATCTTCAGACTTTCTGCGTGAAATTTTTAAAATTTTATTTTTATTTAATGAAAAGAATGTTTTAAGTTTTATTATATCTGATTCATCAAAATGCTTTTTTGAAATATGAAAATGCAATCCACACAAATCATTATCGTGCGATGTGTATTTATTTTCTTTTAAATAAGTCAGCAAATCTTTTATCCTCAAATCTTTAAAACATAGTTTTGTTGTAGGATGACTCACTATCTCAAAACCTCTGCCGTTCAAACTGCCATCTTCTTTTAAATAATATCTGTCTTGAATTTTAAGTTTATTCAATTCATCTGTTAACTCCGATGCGTGCTCTTTTAAATTTTCTTCACATAAAACTTCAAGTTCAAATCCTATATACAAAGCATTGTGTTCATAATCTTTTTTTACAAATTCAGGGTCAGGCTTGTATTCATATCCGCGCAAAATTCTATCTCTATCATCATAACAAGACTCACAAACATATTCATCGGAGTCATCATTATACCTTAAATCATCTATCCAAACTATTTCATTACAACTGGCACAAGTGCCGCAATGATTATTAAAGCAATCTTCACAATAGAGTGTATCACTTGGGCTGTGATATGATTCATCCACAGAAAATGTATTGTTGCAATTGTCACAAACAAAATATAATCTGTCAAAGCAAGATTGACAATAGACTTCACCATTTGGGCTGGACAACCTATCATCAATCAAAACTTCATTTTCACAACTGGCACAAGATATATAATTTTCATTGTGCCATTCTTCATAGCAATCCTCACATAAAAATTTATTGTCTGCCCTGCGTGTCGCTTCAATAGAAAATTTATGACATTCATAACAAAAACTTTGACTCAATTTTATTGTAGTATGAATTGAAGTTAAGTCATCAACTACTTTTATCACTTCAATTTTATCATTTAAAATTCTGCCAAACAAGTTAATCCCGTAAGTCTCATTCCATATCTTTGCTTGCGATAAACTTGTATTATAATTTAAAAGCAATCCAAATTGCTTGCCATTCCTATTTTCTAAAATAATAAGTTTGTCTGGAATTTTTAATACTACAGTATGTCTTTTAAATAATGTTAACATAATCAATCGCCATCCTTCAAAATTGAAATAGACTGTTTTGAATAATACAATTGACTTTCCAACTCTCTATTCCTTAACCAGTCAATCAAAACTTCATCACCGCAGGCAATTCTATTGCCTACATAATTGTTTGCTTTTTTATTCAGATGACTTTTATTTAAGCAATCAAGAATAAAAATTTTATTTTCAAGGATGACTCCACTCTCAATAATATCTTCAGGTTCAAAACCTTTGACACGTGCCAATTGATAATGGTGCATTGTATCGCTTTTAAACTTCTGTCCATTCTTCATAATAATAAATTTTAAATCTTTCATCCTCTTATCCTTTGTTCACTCTGTTCCTGTTTCCTATTATAGTATACCTTACAATTCAACAGAAAGCAAATAAATCTTATACAATAAACTGTTATAACTCAACCACTTACAAAGCCAACAAAATAAAAATCATAATAAACCTAACTTGTTATAAATACATAACTTATAATAATTGAGTAGTAAAAATAATCTATACCTTAATAAAACCTTACAACAGGGATGTTTTGAACATAAATAAAAAACTATGAAGGTTATGTGCTATGATACATAAAACAACAAGATTGAATAAATCTATAATACGGAATAAAATAAAAACTAATCCTATTACAATAAATAATTGAAGTAGTTAAGGAATATGAAATTGAAACTTTTAAAAAAGTTTATTCAACCAAATGTGCAAATAATTTTAACTATAATAAGTTAAATCTAATGAATTATACCTAACCAATTGAAGTATAACAAGATAAGTTATAGGCAGGGTTCATTTTAGCGGATTACAACAGGACACCGAACGATACCCCTACTATACCTTTCTTTCGATTTTCTACCTTTTTCAACCTCTTTAACTTCAACACATTAAAAATTAAATCCACTCTAAAAATCGTAAAAACACAAATTGGTCGAAATATGCCCATAACGGACATTAATATATATAATATCGGAATAGGATTATTGTTATCTTTTTTAGTTATAATCTTATCCTTTTTAGTTATAATTAACTTATTACCTTTATTTAGGATTAATTAGCGTTTTTTTTCGGTCTTTTTATAACTTCTACCCTCTTTTACCTTATTGATATTATTATAGTTATATTAATACTAAATTAGTATTTATCAGTATTTTATTAGTATTTCAAATCTACCTCTTCTACCTTATTGAAAACAAATAACTTACGATTTCTACCTAATTTCTACCTTTTTAGAAGGTAGAAGATACTAGTTAATCTTAATACCTATATATATCTACCTATTTCTACTATTCGTTAAATAAACAAGATACGAAAAAATTACAGATAAATGTAATTTTTAAGTACTAAAGTAGGAAGAAGGAGAAAGTAGTCGTGCTGAAGTTGCCCCCTACCCCCGACTTATTATTAGCTAAGATACTATATTTCTACCCTAATCTACCTTATTGTAAATAAAGAAGTTAGAAAAAGAATACAATGGTCGAATATATATAACGAGAATACGGTAAGTTAACCTAGCTTTATTAGGTTAACGTATTAGGTCGATAAGACCTAATTAGTAGACCATAGGGTTCTTCTTTTACGAGTATTTACGTAGTAAATACGAGTAAAAGATAAATTATTACTTTTATCGTATTGTATTGATACTTTATATCATATAGATTAATATAATATATAAGTATACGTTGGTATAATATTTATACCTTAATTTATTGTAATTATTATAGTTATAAAAATAATAATATATTTACTTAAATAATCGGTATTTTCGAGTATACTTATAAGTAGAAGGTAAAAATGTTCTTTAAAATATATAGACCAATTGAATTGAGTAGAAAGCAGCATAATAACCGATAAAACTCGGTAAAGATACTATTAATAACAAACGTCTATCTGAATGATAGAAACGCAGTTAAAAGAAACTTATAAATAGGCTGCACAAACAAAACTTTAATTCATGGTAAATTGTTGAAGAATATTATGATAACGATAATAGTTTGTATAGTTTGGTTATTTTTTATGTGGCTTTTTGGGCTAACTAAAAATATACCAAGAATTTGATTTATTCTCTTTCTGATTTCTTGAGTTGAGATTGGCTAATAGTAAGCAATCGAAAAACAAATTAAGGATTCAGATTCAGAAAGAGTTATTATTGCTTGGAGGGCGTTAAGCTCTGCTTGATAGCTCTCCTTTGCTAGCTTCATACTGTCGATTGACAGATAAATGGGTAGCTACTGATTATCGGGGGCTACCCGACTAAAAATTAATTAAGGCTAAAGATAAAGTTATGGACTGGGAAATCCTGGTCGATTTTGTCTTTAGCCTTTTTTATTTATTAGCAAGGGATTCGTCAAGTGTAGTAAAAACTGAAACGTCAACTTCGCTAATAATAATTATCACGATGGTGAGAAATACTTCATAGAAAGTTAAAAAGTAATGCTCACCCCATAGGAGAATAAATGATATTAGATTTATATATAACTTATAAAAAAATAGAAGAAATAGATATAATTCAAGACCTCATAATTAAAAAAAGAGATTCTGTAACTTATGACTGTTTTTTCTATGACGAAAATAATACTTTAGTTGACATTACAGGAGCCACATTATTTTTTACAATAAAAGAAAAATCATCTGATACAGATGAAACTGCAATTCTTAAAAAAACAATTACTTCTTTAACAAATTCTACAGATGGTGAAGCAAAAATCGAATTAAACCCAACTGATACTAATTTAACAGTTGGAAATTATATTTATGATATTCAGATTAAACTTTCTACTGGAGAAATATATACTTGTTTAGAAGGAAATATTTGTGTTAAACAAGATATAACAATCAGAACAAGTTAAAATGACTAGAGAATATTATTTAAAACATAGAAAAGAAATTTTAAAATATCATAAAAAATATTTTATAAAAAATAAATGTATGGATTGTGGAAAAAAAGTTAGTACAGAACATACTAAAAGATGTAGAAAATGTTATATAATTTTTTCTAAAGGAAAAAATGCGACCAATTATAAAAATGGTCGTTCTTTGATAGAAAAATTTTGTATTGATTGTGGTAAAAAAATAGATTGGAAGTCTAAAAATAATTATTGTAAAAATCATGTTGGTAAATATGTATCGCCAAAAGCAGAAAACAGTTATAATTATATAGATGGAAGATGTTCTAAAAAATATTATTGTATAATTTGTGGAAAAGAAATAAGCCTTTCTTCTGGTTTTTATGGTAATAAAAAATGTAGTTCATGTCATGCTAAAACAAAGACTCCTACTTTTGGAAAATTGCCTTCTCATGGAAAAAGAATTCATTATAAAAATAATTGCTTTCGTTCTACTTGGGAATCAAATTTTGCTAAATGGTTAGATAAAAATAATATAAAATGGTTATATGAATCAAAAACATTTAAATTAGATAATGGAACTTATACACCAGATTTTTATTTACCAGAATTTAATTTATGGATAGAAGTAAAAGGCTATTGGCGTGATAATGCTAAAGTTAAATTTGAATTATTTAAACAAAAATACTGCGGCGAAAGAATAAAAATTTTAGGAAGACAAGAATTAAAAATATTAAAAATAATTTAAGGAGGAAATTAAAACATGATTGATAAATCATTAAGTTTTGGAATTCAAAATTATTTTTTTGTTACTCAAGACGAAACAGACCCAGTTTATGTTTATGTTGGTTATCAAAATAAAAAAGGTTCTACATTACTTGGTCGTTACAAAAAAGACGATACTGAAGGTTTATACTATATCGCTGTCGGAGCATTTGCTGGAATTTGGGCAGGTAGAGTAGGATATAGTTACGCTTTACCAAGTTTGCTTGTTGAACCAGCGATTTAATATGAAACATTATTGCATCGATTGTAAAAAAGAATCAATCCGTAAAAGAGATAACTATATCTGTCAAAATTGTTCGATGATTGAAGAAGAACATTTGATAGTAATAGGTACTAATTTACATATTCATCATATTGATTACGATAAAGAGAATTGTAACGAGAATAATTTAATTACTTTATGTAATTCATGTAATGTAAGAGCAAATTTTAACAGAGATTATTGGAAAAATATTTTTCAAAATAAAATTGCCCAACTAAATAAGGAGGCAACCAAAAATGAGTCAATATAAATACAAATTTAATTGTCGTAGTGGAGTTTTTGATTTAGTACCATCTACGATTATTGTATTCAAGGCATCAGTAGCAAATTATGCTGCACTTCCTGCTGTGGGTAATACCATCGGAGATGCAAGAATTACTGAAGACACAGACCATTGGTATTCATGGGATGGTTCTGTTTGGAATGACCAGGGGGTTTTTATAGCATCAAATTGGGAAAATATAAATGGTCGTCCATCTTCTCCAGTTGCGGATATTGATGATGCTGTTACAAAAAGACATACACAAAATACAGATACTTATTTAGATAATATAGTTAAAAATGTTTTATATGTTGATGGGAATAGAACAGATGTTTATACTGCGAATGGTTCGATAACAAAACCATTTAAGAAAATACAAGATGCTATAGATGCTGTAACTGCTCCTTCTGCAATTAATAAATATCTTATTGAAATTGCACCAGGTGCTTATTATTCTGATGCATTAGCAATAAATAAAGTTTATATTACTTTTAGAAGTTGTGGAATTCAAGGAGCAAGAATTTCTGGTGCTATAACAGTAACAAATCCTTCTGACCCTACTCCAGAACAAATTACATTTGTTGGTCTTAGAATAAGTGGCGGACTTACTTGTTTAGCATCTCATATTTGTATAAATGCAGTAGATTGTAATATAACTGGTTCTGATTGGGTAATGAATCCAACAGTTCCTACTGACGACGAATACTTACAGGTATTTGGTGGTCTTTATAATGTAACTACTACCCTTACAAATGTATATACTTATTTAATGGGGGGCGGTTATTATTGTACTTTTGTTGCTACAAATAAAGAATTTAATATAAATAATGCAGATATAAATGACCCATTCCAAGTTACTTTGAATGGAACAGTTATAGCTTCTGCTTATGGAGATAGAACAGGTAATTCAAAATTTATTGTAAATGCTGGGGCAACTTTAAATATCGATGCAGACACCGAAGGTGGTTCAGTTTTAACTTTAGACCCAGCAGCAATATTAAATAGAACTACAATAGCAGCAAATATAAAAAATATTCCAGCAGGTACAATTTCTTCAACTAACGTTCAAGATGCTATTAACGAATTAGATGGCGAAGTATTAAATGCAATTAAATCTACTGCTGGTGGAGATTGGAAAAAAGTTACAGCAATAGAATACAATCCAGCAACTGGAAATTTAAGAGTTAGTTACGAAGAATAAGATAAAAGATAATATACTATTTTTTAAAGAGGAGAAATAAAAATGGCAATCAAACAAGAAATTCTTACTAAACAATATATTATTGTAGATGGAGTTGCCTACGCTAGAACTTCTACAGGAATTAACGCTGCAATAGACGCTTTAGGAAGTTCAGGCGGAGAAGTTTTTTTAACAAAAGGAGATTATGATATTACTTCTTCTATATTAATCGATTATAATAATACTACTATAGAAGGAGTTGGTGATGGAACTAGATTATTAGCTACAAATAGAGCAACTTTTGATGATGCTACAGGTACTCTTTCTGAAGGAAATACAATAACAGGAGGAGTTAATTCATATACTGCTATAGTAGCTAAAATAACTTATAATACGGCAACAACAGGAATTATTTGGTATAGAAGTTTATCAAATATATTAGATTTTGAAGACAATGAAGTTCTTAGTAGTGGGGCTAATAATATTACTTTAAATATAACACCTACAAAACCAAATTTTTCTTGTTTAAATTTTAATGGTAAAAATAATTGTAAAATTTTAGATTTAAGAATTATAGGCAGTAGATTTAATACAGCATCAGTGAGTGCTATTGGTGGAGCTTTCTGCGAATATGATGTAATAGATAATATTACTATAGAATATTTATATAATGAGAATTCAGCAGCTGGTGTATTAGGTTTCGCTTGGGCTAATTATTGTACTATAAAAAATTGTAGAATTAAAAATTGCGAAAGTGTTGCAATAGCAGGTGGGGCAGGTGTAGAGAATAGACTTATAATTATTAATAATATTATTACAGGGGGATGTAATAACTATGCTATAGGTGGCTCTTTGGAACATTCTATTGTGAAAGGTAATACTATTAGAAATACTACAGGAGTAGGCATTCAAATAACTTCTCATGAACATAATACAATATCTAATAATAGTATAGAAACTTGCGGAAATATAGGAATTTCTATATGGTCTAATTACAATACAATCGTAGGTAATACTATTAGCGATACAGCTTCAGGATATGCTGATATAAAAATAATTAATGATTATAACATAATTATAGGCAATAATTGTTATGGAGATGGTACATCGGATATAGGTATATGGCTTGACGAAGCTGATTATTGTATTGTAGAAGGTAATTATACTGAAAATCACGATATAGCAGGTATACAAATAGATTCAGATTGTGATAACGATTCTATAGCAGGTAATATTTGTAAAGATTCTACACCTTATATAAATAATGGAACGAATGGAAAATTTTTTATTCAAGATTCTCTATCCGATGGTACTAATAATGTAAAAATTTCAGAAATAAAATCTATAATCGACGGAGGAATTACTTCTACGGCAGGCGGAGATGAGAAAAAAATAACATCTATGACTTATAATCCATCTACAGGAAAAATTTCGGTTAATTATCAAGAATAATTTTTAAAGATAAAAAGATAAAAGATATTATATAATATCTAAAAATGGAGGAAAACAAATATGGCTATTCAAACAATTACATTTAATCCTCTTGATGGTTCTACAGCTATTGTAAATGCTTCTACTGCTGATTCTAAAGCAGTTGTAGGTATCGGAGATGCTTCTACTGCGGATAGTAAAGCAGTTGTCGCTTTAGCGGACGCTAGTACTGGTATCGTTAATGCAAGTACAGCAGATTCTAAAGCGGTTGTCGCTTTAGCTGACGCTTCTACTGCTGAAGTCGATGCACAGACTGGTATTACTAACGCTTCTACAGCAGACTCTAAAGCAGTCGTTGCTTTAGCGGATGCATCTACAGCTGTTGTAAATGCTAGTACTGCAGATAGTAAAGCAACAATAGCAAAAGCTGAAGCTGATTCTGCTATCGGTTCTGAACCTTCTGCTGGTCAATATATTGTGACCGATATAAAAAGAGACGCAACTGGTTCTATTGTAATAGATTACAATGATTCTGCTATCGGAAGCTAATCTTATTGATAAAAGAGGGGAGTCGAAAGACTCCTCTCCCAAAATAAAATGAATGAATTAAAAAACTTATATATGGTATGTGCACATCCTGATGATGAAGTTATTTTTGGTTGGTTGGTATTAAAACAAGCATCTAAAATCATAACAGTTGTTGGTAGTTCTAAATATGATACCTATCATCCGAAATGGAGAGATATGGTTTTAGAAGAAATGGGAAAATTTTTAGGCATCGAAGTTATTAATTTACATTATGAAGATTGTATTTGTAGACTTCCAGAGAATGAAATAGAAATATTGTTTGAAAAATTAAAAGAAGTAACTAAAGATTCTGAAATTATTTTCACACATAATGAACATGGCGATTATGGGCATCCAGACCATAAACTTTTATTTCAATTAGTAATGAGATTAAATAAAAGAGTAATGGTAAGTAATATTACTAATTTTACAAAAGATGCAATTAATCATGCATCCGTAAAAGTTACAGGTAAAGAAATTAAAAAATGTATAAATGATTTAGATTTCTACGAAAAATGTCATAAAATTTACGATAAAAATGCTAGTTGGACTTGGGGGAATCCTCCAATAAAAGAAGCAATATTAATAGAAAAAATCTGAAAGTAGGGAGAAAATGAAAGTTGTACATTTTTCAAACTGGGCAGTAAATAGGTCAGGATTATTTATGTGTACTGCCGACCAAATAAAATATGAACGTAGATTGGGAATAGATAGTCAAATGGCTATCTACGAAACTGAATTTCCAAAAGAAGAATGGCTCTTTGATAACTGGCTTAAACCAATCAGTTGGGAAGAAACAAAAAATGCAGACCTCTACGTAATTCACAGAGGATTACCAAAAAAATTAGAAGACTTGAAAAAACCAGATATAATGGTAATTCATGGCACAGCAGAGTTTCTTATTTTAGAAGAAGTTTTTTCTAATGCTGAAAAAACTCCGTTCAATACGCATATAAATTTGGTTCGAGACTGTGATGCAAGTGTTGCTGTAAACGAACACGATAGACAAATATACTCATTATATGACCCAGGAGATAAATTAGTTTTGATTAATGATTCTATCGATACAGAAAAATATACTATAGAAGGTAATAAATATCCCTTTACACATACTCAAATATTATGGGCGGATTCTCTTCGACCAAATAAAAATCCTTCTGCTGCAATTTTCGCAATGGCAGAAGTAGCAAAAAAACGACCTGACGTTAAATTAAGTGTTATCGGACTTTCACTAGATTCTATTTTAACTTGGAGAAATCTTATTTTACGAAGTCCAAATAATCATCTTGCTGCTAATATTGAAAATGTGCAATTACTTACAAATGATAGTCCGAGTTATTTTAGAGGAGCATCGATTTTAATTAATGGAAATATGAGTGGGATTCCTAGTAGAGTTTCTCTTGAGGCTATGAGTTGTGGTTGTCAAGTAGTAGGTTATTCCGATTCTTTTACAAAATGGAAATGTTCTTTTGATATTTATGATATGGCAAAAATTATTTTAGAATGTTTAGAATATATTGAAAAAGACCCTGCAAAGGCAAGATTAGAGGCTCGACAATATATTTTAGATAATCATTCTATAGAAAAAAATATTGAAAAATACATAGCATTATATAAAAAAATATTGAAAATAGATAAATAAAAATGAATAAATGTATCGATTGTAAAAAAGTATTAAAAGATTCGAGAAATAAAAGATGTCAAAAATGTTATTTAAAAATTATGAAAGGTAAAAATCATCCGAATTATAAACATGGAGAAGCATGTCAAAATAAGAAACATTTTTGTAAAGATTGTGGAAAAAAAGTATGTGATTATATTGTAATAAGATGTCGTTCTTGTTCCAAAAAAGGAAAATTAAACAATCTTTTTGGTAAACATCATACATTAAAAAGTCGTAAAAAAGCTAGTTTATCTAAAGGCGGTACAGGAATTCCTTATGAATTTAATAAATATCCTGAAAAATTCTTTAAAATTAGATACTGGATTTTAAAAAGAGATAATCATACTTGCCAAAAATGTAATAAGTATGGTAATGAAATTCATCATATAGATTACGATAAAGAAAATAATAAAGAAGATAATTTATTGGTTTTATGCCATAAATGTAATATTAGGGCAAATTACAATCGTTCTTATTGGATAAATTTTTATCAGAATAAATTAAGAATTTCTTCGGAGAAATAAATAATGGCTATACAAGAACAAACATTATATCAATTAAGTACTAATACTTGGAAAAAAATTTATGAAACTACTTTAACAGATGCAGCAACAAGTGTAACTATATCTTCTTTAGATGGAAATACTGATGAAGAATATATTTTAATTTGTCGTTTTATTGACGACGATACCACAGGTGGTTATTATCTTCGTTTTAATAACGATAGCGGAAATAATTATGGATATCAATATATAAAAGGTTCATCTTCTACTGCTTCTGCTTTAAGAGATACTTCAGAAGCTCAAATAGATTTAGGTTATACTAATACAGATGGTAATATTTGTTTTTCTAAACATTTAATTCATGCTAAAAGTGGTTATGTAAGAACAGTAATAAGTGAATCAGCAGAAGATATAGCAACAACTACTGTAACAAATATAAAATCAATAGGTCAAGTATGGAATAATACAGCCGATAATATAACATCAATAGTTATTGGTGCTTTAAATGATAAATTAAATATAGGTAGTAGAATTATTTTATTAAAAAAAGCAAGTATAACTGGTTCTGGTTCTGGAATAAAAAATATTATAGCAGGAACTAAAAAAGGAAGTTGGGAAAGAATTTATTCTACTACTTTAACAGACGCAGATGCTTATACCAAACTCTTACTTCATTGCGATGAATCTACTCTCTATGACGTAACTGGTAAAACAGTTACTTTAGTAGGTACAGCAGCAATGAGTACAGCTCAAAAGAAATTTGGTATAGGTAGTTGTTTATTAGATGGTGATAGTGATTGTTTAACTTTAGCAGATTCAGACGATTGGTATTTCGGAACAGATAATTTTACTATAGATTTTTGGGTTAGATTTATAAGTGTAGCAGGAGACCAAGTCCCTATTGCTCAATGGTGGGATTTTGCTGGTGATTTGAGTTTTAGAGTCATATTTGAATCGGGGGCATTACATTTTTATTATTCGACAGACGGTACGATAATAAAAGATGTTAGCTTTGGAGCTTTTTCTGTCGCAATAAATACGTGGTATCATATAGCTATAGTAAGAGATACAGTTAACCTTAAAGTATATGTTAATGGAGTACAAATAGGTTCGACTTATAATATAAGTACTGACCCTTTATATAACTCATCCAGAGTTTTATCAATTGGGGCTAGATATGGTTCTTCTGTAGTACAGTTTTTAAACGGTTACTTAGACGAAATAAGAATTAGCAAAGGTATAGCACGATGGACTGCTAACTTTACTCCTCCAACAGAACCCTATACAAGTAAATTAACTTCTCTTTCAATAAATAATTTAGATGGTAATACAGATATTTTATATAGATTAAGATGTAGATTAATAAATGGTTATAATGGTGCAGCAAGTTATTATTTAAGACCTAATAACGACTCAGATTCAGATTATGGTTATCAAGAGGTTGATGGAACTGATTCTACTGCATCAGCAGTAAGAGATACATCAGAAGCACAAATGCACTTAGGTTATGCTGCTGCTCAAAATAATTTATCTATATCAGAGACTATTTTTTATGTAAAATCTGGTTATTTAAGAACAGCACTAACCCAATTAATAAAAACAATAACAGGAACTACCTGTACTTCTACGAATTTAAAAGGTCAAGTTTATCAAGATACAGCAACAAATATAACTTCATTAGTTATTCTTGCAGACCAAGCAAATGGTTTGGGAGTAGGAGTTGTTATAGAATTAGAAAGATTAAATTTATAATTTATAAAAAGGAGATAATAGATGAAATCAAATAATTGTAATTGTAATTGTGAATTTGAAGAAATTAAAAATAATGTTGAAGATTCTACTGCTAAAGGTTATGTTTTAGTTTCTGAATGTAACGATTGTAAAACTAAAAGAGAAGCAAATGCAATCGAATCTGCTAAACAAAATCGTAAACAAGAAATTATAAATGAACTTAATGAATTAGATAAGAAAGTAATTCGACCTCTTTTAGATGGCGAAATAATAAGAGTTAACGAAATAAAAGCACAAAAAGTAGTATTAAGAGAAGAATTAAATCTCTTAGGATAGAAAGGAGTAAATATAATGGCTAATTCGGGATTAGGAGACGGACTTTTTTCAGCTTTTATTAATTGGCTTTACACAACTGGTGATATTTCAGTTCCACCTGATTTTCATAGTCGCTGCGAAAAAATTAAAGGAATGATAGATAACGATATTTCGGGGGTTATAAATACAGTTTTAGATTATTCTATTTCTTCTGCTTCTAATGCACAATATAAAATAGAATGTAGCGATAATAATTTACAAAAATTATTAAATACTTGGTTACAAAAAATTAATTTAGAACTAAAGGGAGTCCCCACAGGATTACAAGAACTCTCAAAAGAATATTTTAAAGAAAGATGGCAGGGTTCTTCTTTATGTTTATTAAGAATTAAAGGTTGGGAAACTTTAACTATAGATAAAAATACAATAGAAGTACCTACTATTATGTGGTATGTTAATGGTTCTTCAGTATATGTAAAAAGAGATGCTGATAGTAATTATAAATTAGGTTCAGATATTTATTATTTAGATAAAGAACATAAAGTAAAAGTTCCAGAAGGAAATAAAGAAGAGATAATAATGCAAAAACCATTTGATAGGTGGTTTGACCAATATGCTACTCCTTATTTAATTCGTAAAGGAGTATATAAAAATTGGTTAACAATGAAAGTTTTACAAGAAAAATCTGACGAAGTTATTTCTAAAATTTTACCTTACTTATTTATAATTAAAAAAGGAACAGAAAGATTATTTATAGAAGGCGATATTAGTTACGACGACCCAGATTTAAAAAAAGTAGTAGATGGATTAAAAGAACAATTAGAATCTTATAAAAATCAAAAAAGTAAAACTCCTACAAATGCTACTACATTTGATACTGAATATGACCATTTAATTCCCGATTTAAGAAAAATTTTGACAGAAGACCTTTATAAACAGGGTTTTCGTTTAATTTTATCAGGATTGGGATTTGTTGACATGTTAGAAATTGCTTCTTCAAGACAGGAAAGTAGAATAAATCCTAAACCATTTGTAGCAGAAATAAATAATGGTGTAGAAGGTTTTAAGTCTATGTTACTAGATATAGTTTATAAAATTATAGAACGAAATAAAGAAAAACATCCTAAATTATTTAGTAACAATAATAAATTATTAATAGTAAATTCTCCTCTAAAAATAAATGTAGAACAAATTTTAGACCAATTAAGAAGTGGTTATATTTATGGAGCAAGTTCTATTACTACTTATCAAGAAGTATTAGGATTAGACCCTGAAACAGAAAAAGAAAGACGACAAAAAGAATTAGACGAAGGATTAGAAGATTTATTTTATCCGCATTTAATTCAGAATAGAGAAGATATACCTGATAGAATGATTCCTTCGAAACCTAAGACAACTAAAAAAGAAACAGAAAAACAAAAAGAAAAAGAAACACTTCCAGAACATATGCAAGAAGCAGTTACTCAAGAAGATTTAGAAACAGCTCCTTATAAAAATTTAGATGAATTACCTAAATATATAAAGAAAATGACAAAACATTGCCAAGAAGTTTTTATGGCAACATTTAATTCTGTTTATAAAGATACAGGAGACGAAGGTAAAAGTTTTGCTATAGCCAATTCTTCTGCTCGTAGATGTATGAAGAAGCAAGGTTATAATTATGATAAAGAAACTAAAACTTGGAAAAAGAAAGAATAATGAAACATAACAAATGTATAGATTGTAACAAAAATTTGCATCCACTATCAAAATATCAAGGTTCTATACGATGCAAGTCTTGTGCAAGAAAATATCAATATGCTACAAGACCAGAAACAAATCCATTGTTTGATAAAAAAGGCAAAAATCATTATCAATGGAAGGGTGGCAAAGATTCGAGAAAATGTTATTGTATAGATTGTAATAAAGAATTAAACGAAAGTGCACATTATAGAAAAGATAAAAGATGCAAATCTTGTTATTATAAAACATTAAAAGGTGAAGGCAATCCGATGTTTGGAATTCATCGATTTGGAGAAAAAGCTCCTACATGGATAGATGGTCGTTCTTTTGAACCTTATACAGAAGAATTTAATTCCGAACTTAAAGAATTAATTCGTGATAGAGACAATCATGAGTGCCAGAATTGTAGTATGACCGAAGAAGAGCATTTGATAGTTAGAGGCAGAGTTTTAGATATTCATCATATCGATTACGATAAAAAGAATTGTTCAAAAGAAAATTTGATTACTTTATGTAATTTTTGTAATATACGAGCCAATTTTAATAGAGATTATTGGCAAGAACTATTTATGAATAAAATGGAGGAATTATGCAAAACGATAAAAAATTAATCGCAGAAGCCCTTTTAGAAATTGCCAAAAAATCTACGACTGAATTTATAGAAGATTCTAAAATTGATAAAGAAATTAAAGATGCTGCAAAGAAAATTGGGATTGAATTACCATCTCCAGATATTAGTATTTTTAAGACAGTATATGCAGAAATTGATAAAGTTAATTTGAATGGTGTAATCCTTCCTCGTAAAGCAGTTGAAGATGGATTAAAAACATTAATTTCTAAACAAGTAAATTTTGAACATGAAGGAGCAGGTCGTGTATGTGGATATACAATAGATGCAAAAATTAATGAAGATAAAATAGAAACAATCAATGTTTTTTTTAAATCTCTATTTTTTGACCAATTTGATGAATTAAAAGAAAAAGTAAAATCTGGAGAAGCTGCGGTATCATTTGAGATTTGGAATAAAGACCCAGAAACAGGAGAGTCGGTAGTTAAAGAATTAAAAAATGGTTTTAAAGAAATCTCACCAATTATTTTTCATGGTACGGGATTACTATTAATTAATTCACCTGCTTGCCCAAAGGCAAAGGTATTTCATCTTGTTGCGAATAAGGAAATTCAAGAAGCAGAAAAAATTGTTAATAAAATATTTGATGAGAATTTAATTTATGCTTCTTTTGCTATAACAGATTCAAAATGTAAAAACTGTGGTATTTGTATATGCGGAAAAGAAGTAAAAGTAATAATAAAACAGATAGAATCTAAAGAATGGATTTGCCCTTATTGTGAAAAAGAAATAGGGGAAAAAGAATTATTTTTGGATGAAAAAACCAATAAATGGTATCATCGACCTTGTCAAGAAAAGGGAGAAATAATTCTACCAAAAGAAACTGCAAAAGAAAAGGAGGAACAAAAAGTGGAATTAGAAAAATTATATGCTAACGTTACAAAAGAAGAAGATATTACTTTCGAAATTGCTATGACATTTTATTATTCTACAGAGGAAGAGCAAAAAACATTGACAGAAGATGCTGCAAAATGGACTCGTAAGTTCATTAATAGCTTACCTGATTCAGCATTTGCTGCAATTGAACCTGCTTATCCTGAAAAATTAGAAGATAAAAATTGTAGACATCTTCCTCATCATAATGGCGAAGGTGATTTAGGGAAAGACAAATCAAATGCGAATTTAGATTTGCCCCATTATAAAAATGCTTTAGCAAGAGTAAGTCAAATTAAACCAGTTAGTGATTCTATTTCTGCCGAAGATTTAATAAATAAAGCAAGTTCTCATTTAGAAAGGCATAAGGATGTTTTAGAAAAATCTTCCGAAGAACCTAAGACTGAAGTTAAACCAGACGAAACCAAGCCAGTAGATGCTGGTGCTGAAACGAAACCTGTGGAAACTGAAGTCAAAAAAGAAATAGCACAACCTTTAGAAGTTATTGAACCAAAAATAGTAGTTAAAGTTACTCGTAGTTATACTGATGTTTCTGTAGACACTTATGTCGATGGAACTCCATCTGGAACTTCTCAAGGAAAAACTACTTCAAAAATTATAACAGAGTATAAAGATGGAACTCAAGATGTGGTTGAATCAGAATCAGAATATAAAAGAAAATATGACCTTGCTGAGCTAGAAGAAGCAGTAAATTCTGCCAAAGCCGAAAAGGATACAGAAATTGCTACTTTGAAAGCTGAACAAGATAAAGTTTTACAAGAAAAAGATAAAGAAATTAATACTATCAAAATAGAACTTGAGCAGAAGTCTCAAGAGATTGAAAAGGCAAAAGTCGAAGACAAAAAGACGGATGACCTTACTGTAGGTACTGTTGAAGTAAAAGATAATTATCAAACCAAAAGAGAAGGTATAGATAATAGAGCTTTTGGAAAAAAGAAATAAAAAAAGCAAAAGACATAAGTCTAGCTTAAAAAGATAGTAACAAAAAACGAAACAATCGATAAAAAAATAGGAGAAATAAAAATGAGTGATAAAAGAGTGGATTTAGAAATAGCAAGATTAATCGGGCAACCTATTAATCCAAATCTGCCTTCGCCATTGGCGTTGACAGAGGCTTGTAACGTCGAAGCAGCAGCTCCTGGAGAAGAAATTAAAGCATTTACAGGTGATACTAGTGATATAGATGACATTTATACTGCAGACGCAGATGGTAAATTAACGATTCATAAATGTACTCCAGTTACACCCGCTGCAGTTACTTGGGTTGGTTTACAGTCATTGTTAGAGTATGTATTAATTAATGATGTACTTCCTAGCGAAGACCAGGGTGCATTAGCAAGAAAGAAAGCTGGAATTACTAGAGCTATGGATAAACAAGAAGTAAAATTAGTTTGTGATGCCGCGTTGGGAGTAGTTTCTCAGAGAGTAACAGCAGAAGCTGGTAAAGATGTTCTTCATCGTATTATACAATTAAAGCAAAAAGTTGGAGTTTATGGTGATAATTTTGTACTTTTAGTTGGCACAGACATTGCAGATGCAATCGATACTTATGACATTGATTATGTTACTACACATGAATATAAAATAGGTATTAAAGATGTATTAGCTAATTTGGGAATTACAGTTATAAAAATAGTTGGCGAAGTTAATGGTGCAGTAATTTTAGGTGCTAAGAAAGGTATTTTAGTAGCTAGAAATTCTATGTTAGCTGAAGGTAGACCTATTTATTTTCTTAGACGTTCAATTAGTCCTGAAATTGCAGCTCAGATGGGAATCGAAAGTGGCGTGAGATTAATTTCCGTTGCTCAAGTTCCTACAATTATAGATACTAAGAATACATTAGGTTATGGATGTTTTGGTTATGAAAGTTTTATGTTAGTTATAACAAACTATAGAGCAATTGCTACTATGGTAGACTTATTAGCTGCATAATCTTTAGATAAAAAAGAGGGGGATAGGTAAAACCTTCTCCCTCCCATAAAATTACTAAAGAAAAAAATGATTAAGAAATTAAATAAAACTAATATACAAGATATTTATGAATTTGTTTCTAAAGTTAAAGATAAAGAAGAAGATTTTTATATTACAGAAAATAAACAAAGAAAATTTCTAAAAGAAAATTTTAAGTTAATAGAAAAAATTTTAAAGTATCAAGAAGTATATGGTAAAATAGAAAAAGATAATATAAAAGCAATTTTTATTATATATAAAGAAAAAGGATTTAGACCTTATTTAAAAATTTTAGGCGAAACTACGGAAGATAGTTTAGATTTAATTAAATTTATAAAATGGAATTTTTCAGAATTGGAAGTATATTGTAAATTAAAAAAATATAATCCATTAACACAAAAATTACAAAGAGAAGGATTTTTTCCTATAGGAAGTAGAGGAAAAGAGATATTGTTAATTAAAAAAAGTTATAAGACTAATAAAATAGTAGCAAAGGATAAAGGAGAAGAAGATGGATACAATAATAGAAAAGATTCGTAATCTCATTGAAGATATATTAATAACTACTGGAAGAGATGTGTTTCAATACGAATCTATAACTTCATCAAAGATTTTTACATTAACAGAAAGTAATATCTCTGTTTCTACAATAATAGTTTATAAAAATGGAATAGTTTGGGCAGGAACTAATTATTCTTATTCAACCACTACAGGAAAATTAACAGTAACGGGTACTTTAGTGGTAGGAGATTCATTAGAGATTATTTACTCATATTATGCTAAATATTCGGATAACGAATTAAGAGGATGGATTAGAGCAACATTATCTTATATTTCTGTAGAAAAATATAGAACATTTGTAGCAAAAAGTGATAATATAATTTTTCCTACTCCATCTGAACCTGAATCTAATTTAATAGCAGTTATTGCTGCAATTTTAATAAAAGGAGATATAAGACAATATCGTACACCTGAAATAACTATTAATTTTGAACCTTCGGAATCTAAAGAAAAAAAGATTAGAAGAGCAGTTAGACAATTTAAAACTAGTTATGGAATTTTAGATTATGTTCAAATGGATAAAAAAATAGTAGAAGTAGTTGACCAAGATATTTAATTAAGAAGGATTGCAATGAATAAAAGAATAAATTTATTTGGTATTTTAAAAAATGAAAACAAACTCTCTACTTTACTAGTCTATTCTGCTCAGGAAGTAACATTAGACCCGTACGAACGAAACACAGAAAAGAAATTTAACAATCCTTTACCAATTAAAGCATTGGTAAGGCAAATTTCTCAAGAATCTTTACGTTGGAAGTATTATGGTATGATTCCTTCAAAATCGATTGAGGTCATAGCAGAATTAAAATATGAAACTTTATTTAAAACAGCAGATAAAATTAAATATAATGAAGAATATTATAAATGTTGGAAAGATGATAGTCAAAATTTTATGATAACTAAAAGAAATGATTACATTTTAGTTATATTAGGAATAAAAAATGATTAGAATAAGTGTAGATTGGAAGGGAGAAAAAGGGTTAGATAATTTAATACGATATATAGAAAATAATACTCTATATTTTGAAGCACAAGAAGGAATTAGAGTTTTGGGTCATCATACTGCCGATAAAATGAGACAAGTTATCAATTCCGAAAGAAAAAGACCAGATAAAGGAACTCATAGATTAGAAAATTCTATTACCGCAGAAACTATATCTACTACAGGTGGAGTAGAAATAGGAATAGGTAGAATTTCTAAAATGACTGAAGAAGCACCTTATTGGGAAGTTTTAGATAGGGGCGGATATGTTCCAAATTATGGTAATTTAGTTCCTTTAGGAGCTTTTATTCCTGGAGAACCCATACCCAATCCAAAAAATTTTAGACAAGGAAATTGGGAAGTAGGAGAAGGAAAATATACTTTTAGAGCAACCAGACCAATCGAAGGAATTGATTATGTAGGAAAATCGATTCGCCATTTAGATTCTGAACTAAAAGAAATGATAACTAAATTAGGTGGAAGTTGGTTAGAAGGAATGGAAAAAATTTCTGTAACTTTTGTAGGTATTCAGCAAGGTTATGGAAATATACCTAATGTTACTTTAGTTAATTTACCTAATAAATCAACTGTAGCATTTGACCCTACAAAACATAAGATAGTTTAATGGAGAAATAATAATGGCTACTTACAGGCAAATTCGTAATTGCGAGGCTAGCTTAATCGATTGGCTTACAGAAAAACTTGAAGATGGTGGCTGGGTCGGAATCAGAGTAGAAAAATCTTTTGCCGAAATTTATAAAGGAACTTTACCAGCTATTTGTATTAATTTAATTGAAACAAGACTTGAGAAGTTAGAGATTGGGTCGAAAACTAATCTAAAATATTATACTATAACTATTCGCATCTTCGGAACCTCAGATGGAATTCGTTGTGATTTAGCAAGTTTTTTGACAGATTTATTAGAGGATGATATAAATTATTATTCTTATGTTATTACCAATGGAGAAGTTGCTTCTAAAGATTTAACAGGAAAAATAGTTATAAGAACAATTACAAGAATGGAAAAAGAATTAACCAATACTGAAGGATTAGCTAAAGAAGATAAATATAGACATCTTATTGAATTTATTTGTTTTGTAGCTAAATAGGAGAATAATATGAATTGGTTAGCTAATTTAGGAATAGGATTTTCTATTATTACAGCTATTATTAACGTTTCAGTTTTAATAGCAATGAAATTTAACGACTTACATCACGTTCAAAAAGATTTAGATGAAATAAAAGAAGATTTAAAATGTTTTAGAGATAAATTTATAAAATTAGATGAAAGAGTTGCTCATATTGAAGGAAAATTAGAATAAATTAAAATAAAAAGATAAGTTTTTGTGAGGAAAATAGTAATAGTAAGTTGAGTAACAAATTCTGTAAAGAAGACAGAATGAAACCAAATCATTAACAAATCAAAGGAGGATTTAAAAGATGATACCTAGTAAATTTTGCAAGCCGAGAATTTTTCCAGCAAACTCAGCAAGAGTCCCTGAGCAGTGTGACAGAATACAGGATATAGGCATGGACTTGACTTTAAACAGAGAAAAACAGCATGAAATCGGTAGAGTTGGTATTTTAGCTTATAAGGAAGGAACTCCAGCATTAGCTTATTCAATGAGACAATTTGAATTTGGTGATATGGCTCTTTGGTATGCCATGGCTAATAAAGCAGGAACTCCTAATTATGTTAGTTTAGATGATTTCAAAACCAATACTTTTGACATTGCTGCATTTTTAACAGATGATAACGATACATTTAGAGGAACAATAGTTCTTCCTAAATTAAGAGTTAATGGATTTTCTATTAATATCGGAGACCCAGATGCTATAGTTGAAAGAAATTTTGATTTAGTTGGCGAAGATAAAAAATTATTAGACGAAAAATATTATGCTTATGATTCGTTAGCAGTAATAGATGCAGACCCAATACAAACATTAACATTAGACCCAATAGCTGTAGAATATGCAACTGGAAAATTTGTTTCTAAAGTTTTAAGAGTAAGAGCAGGTGCAGTTAGTGAATTGGAAGAAGATGCTACTTCTACCTATGACGCAAATACTTGGAGATACTCTGCAGGTGCTGTAATTGTTCAAACATGCGAAAATGGTGATTTAATAAAAGTTTATTATGTTTCTTCAACTGCTTATGATACACTTTGGACAGACCATAATGAACCAAGTTATTCTAACTTTTTATTGGCAGATTCTTGTACAATTCTTATGAAAGTAGGTGTTGGAGATGCTGCAAAAATTTACCGTTTACAATCTGTAGGAACGGATATTGCTTTTGAAAGAGCTGATTATAAAGAAATAGGTAATAGTGAAATAGTTCTTCGTGGTTCTAAAACAGAAACTGTAACAATCGCATTAAATAAATTTGCTGAAGATTTAACTCTTGAAAGAATCTTAGCAGGCGGTGGTACAGATGTTTTAATCGACCCTAGAGATTTTGTTGACACTATTCAACTTAGAATAGAAGTCTATGAGGATAAAACAAAAGAAACATTTAAAATTGGTTATTTAATGACAGGACTTACCCCCACTACATTAGGTACAACTCAGGCGGTAGAAGATTATCAAGTAAGAACAACTAATTTGGAAGGGGCTAACTGTAAAATATCTCATCTTATTGCACAATTAGCCTGGTTATAAAATAATAATTGAAATGAAATACGAAGGAGAGAATCTCTTTCTTGAGAAACTCTCCTTCCCAAAATTGTAATAAATGTAAGGTAAGGAAAATGAATAAAAAAGAAAGTAAAAATAATTCAATTATAATACACGCAGAGAGGAAACTAACGCCTATCGTATATGAAAGGTCTGTTTCCTCTTTTTTGCTTTATGGAGAATAGATGCAATTTAAATTTTGCTCAGAATGTAAAACGAGAAAATCTATAAATCAATTTCATAAATGTATTAGAGATGGAATATCTAGTTGGTGTAAAGAATGTTATAAAGAATATTATATATTGCATAAAGAAGAAATAAAGAAATATAAAGTGAAACATTATCAAATTCATAAAGAAGAAATTAGAGAAAAACACAAAGAATATCAAAGGATTCATATAAAAGAAATTAAACAAAAGCACCACGACTATTGGTTAATAAACAAAAAACAATTAAGACAAAAACAAATAAATTACAACATAACTAATCGAGATAAAATTAAGCAGTATCAACATAATTGGTATATAAAACATAAAGAAAAAATAATAAAACGACAAATCGATAATGAGAAAAGCAAATATAAAACAGATATTTGCTTTAGAATTTTAAAAAATTTAAGAGTCCGAATAAGATTGGCATTAAAAGGCAATCTCAAATCCGAAATTACTATGAAGTTATTGGGTTGTAGTATTAAATTTTTTAGAAATTATTATGAATCTAAATTTACCAAAGGTATGTCTTGGACAAAAGTAATGAATGGAGAAATCCACTGCGACCATATCAAACCCTGTGCTTCGTTTGATTTATCTAAACCAAGCGAGCAAAAGAAATGTTTTAATTACACTAATCTTCAACCTCTATGGGCAATTGATAATTTAAGAAAAAATAAGAAGGAATTTATATGCAGCCAATAAGTTTATTAACGAAGGGTTTAATTTCTCAAAAAGGAGAAATAATAAATAATTATTTCTTCCCATTTCAAATTTCTATAGATTATGGTTCTAAAATAATTGAAGTATTATTAGAAGATGTTAATTTATTAGTAGAAATAGAACAAGAAGCAGTAATAGTCGAAGCAGGACAAGAAGATTTAACAGTAGAAATTGAAACTATAAATGTAGAAGTAACTATTTAATAAGGAGAAAAAATGAACGACATTACCCTAAAAATTAAGGAACAAAAAGTAATTGCATTTACTTTTAAAGATGCTTCTGGCACTATTATTCCATTAACAGGTTGTACATTTGCTCTTACAATGGAAAATTCAGAAGGTACTGATGTTATTACAAAAGTGGATGTAGATTTTGATAAAACACAAATTGCAGCAGGGGTAGTAAAATGCACATTTACAGTAGCAAACTTAACACTTCCTGCTGGAGTTTATTTATTGGAATTAAAGACCATTTTTACAACGGGAGAGGTGGATAAATCGACTTCATTCCAAGTTAATGTAATTTCCGCCATTACTGATTAATAGGAATAAAATCATGAAAAAAATATGCTCTATTTGTAAAGAAGAATTTATACCAAATTCAAATTCGCAAATACATTGCAAATTATGTAAAAAAATTTTTTATTTAAAATATCAAAAAGAATATCATAAAAAACATAAATTAGCTCCAAAAATTAAAATTTGTGTAATATGTGGTAAAGAATTTATAAAAAATAGCAATCAAATATGTTGCTCCGAAGAATGTTCTCAAGAACTGAGGAAACAATATGCAAGACAATATAGAAAAGAATATTATAAAACCCATAAAGTAGAATTAAATAATAAAAAGTCAATTTGGAATAAACAATATAGGGAACAAAATAAAGAAAAAGTTGCAATATATATGAAGAATTATTATCTTAAAAATAAGGAAGAAATAAGCAAATATAAAACAGAATATCAGAGAAATAGATGTAGAAATGATGTTAGTTATAGATTAAAAAAGAATTTAAGAAAAAGAGTTTGGGATGCTCTAAAAGAAAATGCAAAATCTGAGATAACTATGAAATTAATAGGTTGTAGTATAAATTTTTTAAAACAGCATTTAGAATCTCAATTTAAAAATGGAATGTTTTGGAATAATTATGGTAAACAAGGATGGGAAGTAGACCACATAATTCCTTGTGCTAGATTCGATTTAACTAAACCCGAAGAACAAGGTAAATGTTTTCATTACACAAATTTACAACCCTTATGGGCAGACGAAAATTCAAGTAAAAGAGATACATTAATTACAGTATAAAGAGGAATAAAAAATGTTATTTGCAAATAAAAAATCTCTAAAAGGTGGAGGAGCAATTTTATCAATAAATGCTCAAATAGGTACAACTTATCAACTAGTAATTACAGATGCAGGAAAATTAATTATATTAACTAATGCTTTACCAATTGCAGTAACGATTCCTACCAATGCAGTTGTACCATTTTTAATAGGAACACAGATACAATTAATTCAAGGTGGTGCAGGTAAAGTTACTTTCTCAGGCGTAGGAGTTACAATTAAATCAAAATCAAGTAATAAATCAATAGGTGCACAGAATGTTACTGTCGCTTTAATTCAGGAATCAATAGATGTATGGAATTTAATTGGCGACTTAATTGCTTAAAAATAAGGGGAATAAATGATTAGTTTAGGAGTACTCACATACAATACAGAACAACCACTACCAATGAGCACCATTGCATCGGTTATATATGAAGGAGCACCAGCTTTTTCTTATCAACGTAAAAGTTTTTATGCAAATGGAAGATTTTGGGTATTTTGGAGCAATGGAAGACAGGCAGCAGGAGATTTTAATATTTTATATTCTACTTCAATAAATGGTATAATTTGGACTTCTCCAATAATTATTAGACCCTGTATCAATAGTACAATGTTTTCGATTTGGTTTGATAATACTTATGTGCATTATGCTTATGCTGATAAAACTAAAATTTATTATCGGAGAGGAATTCCAAATGTAGATGGAACAATTACTTGGAGTGCAGCAGAACAAGTTATATCCACTACATATAATCGGGCATCTTTTCCAATGGTATCTATTGATAGTAATGGTTATGTATGGGTGGGTTATCTTGATTGGACTGGAGCATCTGGAAGTGGCTATTATGCCTATGTTATTAAGTCTGGTAATAATAATGGAACGTGGGGAATAACTCCTTCTGGTTTTCCCTACAGATGTCCAGGCACTTCTGTAAATGTAGCTAAAGCAACTGTTATTCCTTTAACTTTGGGTAAAGTACTTATTATTTATTGTACTTATATGAATAGGAGTTTTAGAAGTCAATACTGGAATGGTTCTACTTGGAGTGGAGAAAAAGCACTTTCATCTGTTCCTTACGGTACTTGGGCACATTCAGCAGTTGCAGAAGGTGATGATGTTCATCTTACCTTTTTGCAGAAAACTACGTATAATATTCAATATGCAAAGTATACTTACGCTATAGATAGTTGGTCTACAGAAGAGACTATACAAATAGCAGCAACCTCACAAAGCGACCCAGTTTTATGTAGAGATATTATTTCTAATAATTTATATTGTTTTTGGTTTAAAAGTCCAGATTCAAATACTATTTATTATAAGAAAAGAATTAATGGAACATGGGATAGCAATCCTATTACTTGGATAACAGATATTTTAACCCTATCTGATAATCGTTTAAATTGTTTTTATAATAGTTATTCTGGAAAAATAGGAATAATGTATTGTTCTAAGACAACCAGTCCATTTGATTTAAGATTTACACATTTAATAATTTAGGGGAATAAAATGATTATTTTAACTTATTTTACAGAAAACAACATTCCAAAAACAGGATTATCACCCACTATAAGAATTAGAAATGCCTCTACAGGCATTTTAATAATAACAGATGAATTAATGTCTGAAGTAGGTGATGGATTTTATAAATATGAATTTGTGGGTTATGATTCTTCTATTGATTATGCAATTCGATGTGATGGTGGAATGAGTTTATCAAATGATGAACGTTATTCTTATGCTGGAAATGATGTAGACCAAACTGAAGAAATTTGGTCAAATACGATAAGAACTTTAACTTCAGGAACTAAAGATTCTGAAATAGATGCAATAAAAACCCAAACAGATAAAATACCTAGAATTTTAGGTTTAAATATGGAAAATCACAGAATATTTTCTCCAACTTATGATGCGAATAATTGTTTAACGAGTGCAACGATAAAAATATATCCTACCAAAGCAGATTGTATAGCTGACACAAATTCAATAGCAACTTATTCGATGGTAGCAACATTCGATAGTGAAAGTAAATGTTTAACCTATAGAATGACTCGTGAGATTTAAATGAAAAAATGTACGGATTGTAATAAAGAAATAAATTATCGAGCAATAAGATGTAGAGAATGTGATAATTTAAATAGAAAAATAAAATATAAAGGCGAAAATAATCCAGCATTTATTGATGGTAGAACTTTAAAAAAATATTATTGTCTTATATGTAATAAAGAACTAAGTTGTTATCAAACAAAAACAAATATGTGCCAATCTTGCGAAAATAAAGAAAAATATAAAAACCCAAAAAATCATCCAAATTATAAAGACGGTAGAAGTTTAGAAATTAAATTTTGTATCGATTGTGGACAAGAAATAGAATATAGAGCAATGAGATGTTCAAGTTGCGAAACCAAAAGGAGATATATTTTAGGTATTTTAAGTCCAGAAAAAACTCAACCAGAAATAAAATTACAAAAATTATTAAAAAGATTATTTCACAAAAAATATAAATTTGTAGGAAATGGAATATATTGGATAACCAATTTTAATCCAGATTTTGTAAATATAAAAAATAAAAAGATTATAGAACTTTATGGCGATTATTGGCATAATAGACAAGATATTAAAGAAAAAGATAAATTAAGAATTCCTACTTATAAGAAATATGGTTATAAAATTCTTATTGTTTGGGAACATGAATTAGAAGATTTAAATGAATTAATCAAAAAATTAAGGAAATTTTAATGGATGAATTTAAATCGATTATAGATTATATTGTTCAACAAGAATCAAGAAAAACAGTTGGTATCCTCTTAAAAAGAATAGAATTATCAGTAGAATTAGCTAAAAAAGAAAATAGAGATTATCTAACTTTTCAAGAAGTTGAAGGATTAAAATCTCAAATAAAAGAGGCGACCTATGAGGCATATAGGAATATAAGAGATTTTTTAAATACTGGTAAAATTATACTTGTAAATGCAAATGAACAAAAACGTAAGGAAAACCTAAAAAAGGAGTAAGGAATGGAAGATAATCATATGGAAGAAGCAAAAAAAATAGTCGAAGAAATGGATAAAGATATAAATTTAAAAAGAGCAGAAGAACTTATTAGAGATAATAAGATTCAATTTGAATATAAAGATAAACAATATAGAGTTCGTATGCTTAATTTAAAAGAAAAGGAAGAATTAGATATGCTTCGTAGAAAAAAATTTGGACAACTTATTCAGGATAAAGATATTCTTCTCGAAAAAGACCTTATTAAAGTACTTAAAACAAGAGATATAGATGTAGATAAAATTAATGACGATATAAAAAAATTAGAAGTTGGAGAATTAGATTTACAAATAAAATTAGGAGAAGCTATTTCTAAAAACGAAAATGAAACTATTTTAAAAAGATATAAAGAGCAAATCGAAGAAATAAGATTAAAAATAGCAATATTAAATACTCAAAAAACTTTAATATTAGAATTTAGTTTAGAAAATCAACTTTTAAATTATATTTCGCAAATAATTACTTATTTGAGTGCAGATATTTTAGAAGATGGAATTTGGAGAAGGATGTTTAATTCTTTGGTAGAATTTCAAAGTTATTCAGACGAATCTTTAATTAATAGAGCAGGGCAAATGAGTATGATTTTGCAGTATATTTAAAAATATGAATATATGGTATAATATCAGGTTATTAGCTAAGAGTATAAAGGCTCAAAATTTATTTGCAGCAGCAAAAGAAATTTCAAGTATTAAATTATTTAAAAATAATTTTAATTTTTCTAAAATACAAGAATTATATCTTAACTATTTATATATGTACGATGCTATTTTAAAAGATATAATTACCGAAAATATTAGTAAACATGTAATAGACAATGAAATTTATGAAGATGCTTATATGTTATGGCGAAAAGAAAATAGATACAAAAAACAAAAATCACAAGATAAAAATAAAGGCATTCATTTGGTTGCTGGAAACAAAATAAAATTTAAAGAGGGATAATACTATGCCAAGTGGAGATTTTCTCGCACGTATAAAATTAGCATTGGAAGGAAAAGAAAAAGTCGTAAGTGGGTTATCAGAAACACAACGTGCTGCTCAACAACTTGCCAAGACTAAAGTAACTACTACCTTCGATAAAGAAGGTCTAGCTACAGGTAAACAAATAGAAGAAACTTTTAAAAATATAACTCCAGCAGCATCGAAAGCCTCTGGTATGATGAACGATTTTACCAAAGCATTATCTAGAGTTATAATAGTAGCTCCTATTTGGATGGCTTTTAGAGCAATTTTACAAAGTACAATGGCTTTACTTAGTGAAGGATTTAAAACATGGGAAGATTTTGATAGACAATTAATAAAATCTAAAGCTGTTATTCACGATTATTCTGGAACTACTGACCAAGCTATGGTTGTCTTAGAAGATAGAATTAGAACTTTTTCTAAAGAATCAGGAATAGCTTTAGACCAACTAACTTCTTCTTTTTATAGATTCGGAACTGTAGGAATAGCTTTCGAAGATGCTTTATCAGGAGCAATTGCTTCGGCAAAATTAGCCAAAGCAACTTTAGGAGACGTAGATACAATTTCTCGTTCTTTAGCTATGACTTATAGATTGTTAGGAGATACAATAGATAATAGTCTATCTCCTATGCAAAAACAAGAAAGTTTAGCAGGTAAAATTTTTCATTTATGGAAATCTAACGCTTTCGAAGCAAACGAATTTGCTGCTTCTTTAAATAATTTTGTTTCTACAGCTAACATCGCAAATTTTACTGCAGACCAAACAGTTGCAACTTTAGCTGCGTTAGGTACAGCAGGTGTTCAGGGTTCGAGAGGTGGTGCTTTATTAAAAACATCTATATTTAAATTAATAGAAAATATGGATAAATTAGCAGGAAGTTTAGGATTAGCAGTCAATCCTGAATTAGAAACAACATTTGGTCTTTTTACGAGAGTATTAGATAAAATAAATTTATTAAGCCAAACTAAAGGAATTCCTGCAGAAGCAATGAAAGATATACAAGAAATATTTGGTGGGGTAAGAGGAGCACAAGCAATTTCTGCTTTAAATGCTTTACTCCCTGAATTAAAACAAAATTTAATAGATTTAGGAAAAGACCCTCAACAATTTATAGCAGGATTAAACGAAAGATTTGAAGAAGTAAAAAGTACAGTTAGTGGACAATTAGATATTTTTAGAAATTTAAGAACTCAAATCGGCGAATCGTTTGTCAAGGCTTTATTAGGAGCAGATGATTTTAAAATAGCTTTAGAAGGTATTAATTACGATATGGAAAAAATGATGGAAACAGCAAAAAATATAGGAGAAGTACTTTATTTTTTCCATAATCCAGTAAAAGTAGCCGAACAAGATTTTATAAACATAACAAAAGAAGAAGCAAAATTTAATAAATATATATCCGATGGAATTAAAGGTGCATTATCTTTAGCAGATACTATAAAATTAATGTCTTTAATTGAAGTTACTGAAGAAACAGAAAAATTAGTGAATAAACTTAGAAAAGTAGCTGTAGAAATGGTAAAAGATTCGAATACAGCTATAGAACTTGAAAAAGAATTACAAAGAGTTGCAGATATATATAATAAAACATATAAATTAAGAGACGAATCAGCAGATAGAAAACTATCTCCCGAAGCACAACGTAAAGTAGAATTAGTTAAAACGGAATATGAAATACTAAAAAAACAGAAAGCAGGAGTAGAGGATACAGTTATAGCTTATGAAAAAATGAATAATTTTATTAATATTTTAGTAGACGAATATAATAAATTAGAATCAGCAAATGGAAAAACAGTAGAACAAATTAATAAACAATCAATAAAAACTGCACTTTTAAAAGGAGATTTCGAAAAAATTAATGATATATTTAAAGAAAGAAAATTATCAGAAGAAGAATTAAATTCTTTAATAAAAATTTATTCGGATATAAATAAAAGTACTTTATCCGACGTGGAAAAAAGATTAGGAATAAATTCTTCTTTATTAAGAATAGCAAACGAAGAAGAATCAGCTATTATCAGACAAGAAATGGCATTAAAATCTATGATGTATGGTGAAGATTATATAAAAAATAGTATGGATGATAGACTTAAATTAGCTCAGGCATTAACTAAAGAAGCAGATGAACAAGAAAAAAAATCTAGTAGAATGGTAGAATTATTTAAAATAGTTCAAAAATATGGTGCAGGAACTGCTCAAGAAGTTTCAAAATATCTAGCTGGAGTTTTAGAATTTAGTCAATTAAGTGCAAGAGCTGTACAAGCATTAAAAAAAATACTCCCTGGAGAATTTGAACAAGGAACAGCAGAAACGTATTTTAAAGGAACTACTTTTGAATTTCCAGAAGATTTAGAAATAAAAAGAAAAGCTGAAAGAAATAGAAAAATAATAGAAGATGTTTTTAGTATGCCTATCCCCACAAATATAGATGTAGAAACAACTGATTTTGCAGAATTAATAGATTTAACACCTAAATTAAGAGTATTAAAAGAAGTGTTTGCTCAGGCTTTTTCTGAAGGAATAAACCAAGCCCAATTAAAAATAGGATATATGGCAGACATTCTTAAACCCAGAGAAAATATTATAACACAAATGAATATGTCAATTAATATAGAACCTATGAGAATGAATGTAGATTTAGATTCTGAACAAGTTATAGAAAAAGTGAAACAAAAAGTTAATGAAGAATTAGATAATAAAAAATCTGAAACGTATAAGAAAATACAAAATCAAATAGAAAATTTTTAGAGGAGATAAAATATGTCTGTGAATTTTAAACTTTATGCAAGTAACGGTTCAACTTTAATTCATACTTTTTCTACAGTTTTTCAAGCTAATTATCCTCATACAGAAAAAAAATTAATTGAACATGAGAATGTAAGAGGAAAAGGAAGTATAATAGTAGATGGTGGTGATTCTTCATGGACTTTAACGCTAAGAGGAGTATTATTTGCTAACGATTATGATGCTTTAATGGCATTAGTAGATACTATGGAATCTAGTATAGTTTTAAATACTCCTTATGTTTTAAAAATTTTAAGTGGAGTAACTACTCATAGTTATAATTGTAAAAGAATAGTACCGATAATATACCAGGAAGATTCGCTTAGAACTAATTTTATAGAATATACATGCGAACTAAGATGTTTATCATGGTAAAAGATAAGGAGAAATAAAAATGGCACTAACAATTTATGTAAACAAAAGTACAAATGATTTAAGTAGAGCAGCAAGTCCAACTGACTTTATATTAATGAACCTTACTAACGATTCTTTAATTTTTTCAGCAGGTTCTGATACTGTTAAAGATGGAGAACCTATACCTACACCTACGCAACTTAATTCAGCAGCAATTTTAATAACAGTAACAGATGTAGAAGTTCCTCATTTCTTTTTAGCAGATGCTTCGGACGACGAATTAAAAGAAATACATAACGCTGGTAATCAAAATAAGCAATATGTATTTTGTGCAGCTTTTGGCGGAGCAACTGCCTCCGAACCTATATTAGAACTTTGGGACGACGAAGATTTAGATTCTATAAATAGTTATTGTTTAGGAGCAGGAGTAGCTAATAATAGTTTTTTTAGAGGAATTCAAACCACATCAGGACTTCCAGGAGACGGATGGACAGGAAGTAGATTAGCAGGAAGTTCAGATAATCATTTTCTATGGCTAAATGACGAAGACGGAGCATTATTAGGAGCTACAGATTTATATTGGACTTTAAGAATAACAGTACCAGCAGATTATGCAAATGCTGCTTCGGAATCACCAACTATGGTTATAAAGTGGACAGAAAATTAATATGAAAGAAAAATATACTTTCGTAGGAGAACAAAAAGTAACTGCGTCTTTTGTGAGTGGAAACTACATATGGATAGCTTTTTATGGAATATCTAATAAATGTAGTTTATATAAATCTTCTATTTTTAATCCTAATCTAATTTACTGGGATATAGAAATTACAGGTAATGAAATCAATTATATGATAGAAGATACTACTTATCTTTATTTGGCTTTAGATGATTCTACTTATATAGGAGCTAAAGTAGAAAAAAATAATCCTTCTACTATTACTTATTTTACGAAAGATGTAGGTATAACAGAAAAAGCAATAGATTTAACTAGAGATACTACTTATATTTATTTTTTAATTCCAGGAATAGCTTTTGGAACCAATACAAAAATAGCAAAATATAATGCTAGTACAAGAGCATATGTAGAAACGATAGACTTAGCAACAGTAAGTAATGCAAAAAAGATAGATACAGATGTCAACGGAAATTTATGGTTAGTTTCTGATTTAGATTTGACTCCTACCATTACAAAAGTCTGGTACGACGGTTCTTGGCAATTTTTAAGTTATTTATTATCATAGGAGCAAAAAATGATTAAACGAAATGATTTTGTAGAAAGGTCTATTTATTTATTAAGAGAAAAATTAGAAGAAAATTTACCACTAGAAGCAACTTTGGATGAGATGGTAGAAATAGCAAGAGAATTAATTAAAGAAATTTTTTAAAAAGGAGGTAATTCAATGTCCGCCACATTAAATTGGAAAGAAAGTAATTTAGTAGGAGAAGTAGAAACAGCAATTACAAATATTAATTTTGGTAATGTTGACGAACCAAATATTGTTCCAGCAGATGACCCTGTAATAATCGGTCAGAATTCTTTTTCAAAATATATTAGAGTTCTTTTTACAGGAACTTGGACAGAAATTTCTAATATGAAATTTTGGAAATCAAGTGGAGATTATAAAACAGATGAGATAATAAAAGCAGTAGCTAATATTGCTTATTCCACACCTTCAAAAGTATCTACAGGAGATTCGAGTATTCCAATTACAGAAGGAACAGCGTTAGTAATTCAAGCAGCAGATGGAAGTCTTACAATTACGCCACCTGAAGATTATACTAAATATATTAGATTACAAACTCAATCTACAGTTTCTACTCCAGTAGGAGCAGGAAATCAAAAAGAATTTACTTTTCAATGGGATGAAACTTAATTAGGAGAAAATAATGGATACAACCATTAATACAGATTTAAGAGTAGGTAATAATACAATAGAGCCTTGCTCTTTCTTTTGGATTTCATTATTTCAGGATAATTCTAAGATAGAACAATTTAATCCAGATGGTAGCGAAAATAGATTCCAATTAGTTAAAGATAAAATGAATGAACTTGCTTATTTTAATTTAACAGATAGAAAAGGACATTTTTTTACAATTGACTTAATAAATGGAAGAATTGGTTATAATTATTTGCCACTTCCTTATTTAGAAAAAACCGATAAACAAAATATAAGACTTATTTTTTTCCGTAGGCACCAAATGAAAATGTCTATGAATGGAAAATTAAAATCACATAATATAGAATATCATCTTGGATTTCAATGGCAAGATTTTGAAAAAAGAAATCATAAGATTATTCTAAAAATAGATAACGAAGGCAGTTGGATTATAGGAGATAATTAATGTCAGGATTAGATGGATTTGTAAAATTATTATTACACTGCGATGGAACAGACGGGTCTACTACTTTTATAGATTCTTCATTTAGTCCAAAAACTATAACAGCAGTCGGAAATGCTCAATTAGATACAGCTCAAAAGAAATTTGGTACAGCTTCAGGTTTATTCGACGGAAACGATTCTTTAACAGCAATAGCAAGTACAGATTGGAATTTTGGAACAGATAATTTTACTATAGATTTCTGGATAAGATTTAATGCTATAGGAGGTGGAGGAGGAGTTTCTCCTAATAATCAATATTTTATAGATATAGGTTCTAATAAATCTTGTATAAAATGGTATAATGGTAATTGGGAAGTTTATACTGATTTAATAGGTGGACAAAAAGTTTTAACTTGGGCTAATACGCCTAGTATAAATACATGGTATCATGTAGCAGTAGTAAGAAATGGTAATACTTGGTATTTATTTGTAGATGGAATATCACGTAATTCAAATACTAGTAGTAATAGTTTTGGTAGTTCTTCATTAGTTCTTACAATAGGAAATTATGGCGGAGGAGGAAGTTATGGATTAAATGGTTGGTTAGATGAACTTCGTATTTCAAAAGGCACAGCACGTTGGACTACTACCTTTACTCCACCCACTGAAGAATATAATAATAAAGTTAAACAAACAATTACTTCAGATATAGAATTTTCTCATTTAAGAGAAAAGATAGAATCTGATATTCATTTTAAGGTAGAAGGACTTCAAGAAATAATAACTTCCGATGTAGAATTCTCTCCTTTAATAGAAAAAATATCATCCGACGTTCATTTCAAAGCAGAAGGGTTTCAGCAAATAATAGAATCAGATGTAGAATTTTTAAATAGAAAACAAGAAATTATTAATTCAGATATTTATTTTATAGAAGAATACGATGGAAAATTTATTCATGATAATCATTTATTTTTAGTTACAGATACCAATCCAACTCAAATTATAAAAATAGATTTAACCAATCCTGCAAGTTATACTAAATATACCATAACAGGAAAAACTAACGGAAAAGATTTAGTAATTAATCATGATAGAGAGTATTTATACGCTTCTTTATCTGGCGGATATATAGTAAAAGCTAGTACAGATGACCCATCTATCCAAACTATTCATGATATAGGAGAAGGAAATCAACTTTATTCTATTACTCACAATCCAGATTATTTAACTACTTTTATAGCAGATGCGGAATCAGGAGATAGTTTATTTATTTTAGACGAAGCTACTTACGAAAAAATTAATACAGATTTTAGAACGAAAGCAGAAGAAGAATCTCAGATAAAAACAAGTTTCGGTACTACATTCGGTTCTAAGATTAATACAGATTTTAGGACAATAGCAACTAATAAATCACAAATAAATACAGATTTAAGATTTATTAAAATTAGTTATCCAGAAATTAGTTATACCAATCCATTAGCTAGAACAGATTTTCATGTTAAAATAGATGATGTGGAATTAGGTAATGATGATTTAAAATTAGATTCTATAAAAATAACTCATACTGCCGATAATAAGAGCACAGCAGATTTTGTTTTAAATAGAAAACATGATGATTTAAATAATCCAACTACTATTACTTCTAATAATAATGTAAAAATTTATTTGGGTACTAAATTAGAATTCGAAGGAATAATAATTAAAATTAATTCTAGAAGCGAAGAAGAACAAATAGAGGTATATTGCGAAACGACCGATGTAAGTACCAACTATAATATAGTAACAAAAGATTTACCCCTTACAGTATTAAATGAAAAATTACATTTATATGACATCTTAGTAAACGACGTTGATATAGAAAAACCTTATTTAAGTACATTATTAGTTATTTTAGGAAATAATAATAAATATTGGAACGGAACTATATGGGTAAGTAAAATAACAGAAGCATTAACATTCGCTACATTTGCTTTGGCAGAAAGTTATATAACAGCTAATGAAACTAACGATAGTTTTTACTCTAAAGAACCTATTGTAAGTAATTATGAAGAAAATCCTCAATACTATAACGGAATAAAAGTAAACTTAGGTACAAGAATCGACGAAAGAGATATACAATTTACTGTCGGATATAGTTCTATTCGTATAGCTGAACAATTATCAGATGGAACGTTTGAATTTACTCCAAATTATACTTATTTTTGGGTAGTTGATGTAAACTGGTTTAATTTAACAGGAAGTCAAAAAACTTCAGGTTGGAGATATATAGGAACTAGTTTAGCTTCTTTAAATGGAGATTTATATGAAATTAAAGAAGCATTTTATAAAAAACAAAGAATTTTAGACGACATAAATACCGAATTAGGATATTATACGATAGGAACAGCTCCTTTTAAAGAAATTTCAGTAAAAAACGGAATAAAAAAGGCTAGATTTAGATATGAAGATAAGGATGATGGACTTTATCGAACAATAGGAAACATTTATGATTACGAACAATATTGTAAAGATGTTGCTGCTATTGAATACAAAAAAATAAAAAATATAAACGGAGAGGTATTACCTAAGAGTTCAGCTAATTTACAATTAACCATAGATGGATATTTATATTATGATTTAAAATTATTAACAAGAACAAATATAACTAATACTACAAGTAGTAATATTTATAAAAATAGTAATGGATTTCCTGTTAGTATAAAACAAATTACAATAGATTCTTCGACTATGTCAGTAAATTTAACTTGCGATAATATAAAATCAGAACATGAATTAGAATTATTAGATGGTCAATATCCTATAGAACCTGCCGAAATAGAAGCATTTTCTTATAAATATTATCAAAAATGGGATTTATCTTCGTGGGAAAATATAGATGGAGTACAAAATTAATGAATAATTACCACCAAAATAAACATAAAATTAGAACAATTTATAATAATTTACAAACTTCGGAACAACAATATGATAAATTAAAAAAACAACCTATTAATAAAATATCTATAAATTATATTAAAACACAAAACGAATATATTATAGACGAAATAACAACTACACATAATTATTATTATAAATGTTGGTATATCAAATTAGAAAATTTTCCAGAAAATATATTACCATTTATTAAGATTATTCCTATTATTTCTACAACAACAGCTTTTGAAGACGAAATAGTTACTTGGATTCGAATGGGAGATAGGAATCAATTTTTTTACTTTATTAATAAAAGATTAGATATAGAATCAAATAAAGATATATTTTATATTTTTATTTATTATTCTCATGGGATTGATTATATATATGAGCAACCTCCGATAATTTTAAAATTAAAAATGTATTTAGATTTACCTCAAAATTACGATGAATTACGAACAAACAAAACATAAAATTAGGAATTGTTATAATGATTCTAAAGATTTACAACAAAATATAGATAAAGTAGATTATATAGGTGAAAATTTAAATAGAGAAAAAATAGTTCAAAAAATTAGTTATTTAGAATCTATTTGGTTAACATTAATAAGAGTAAGTTAAGGAAAAAATATAATGAGTTTTGTTTATCCAGAATATTTACATCCTGGTATAGTAGAAAAATATAAGTGGATAGGTTATAATTATTATTCTTATATTGATTTAGATATAAAAGAAGAAAATTTAAATTTAGTAGATTATCAAACTTTGATTAATTCAGAGGCAGATTTAGGAAAAAATTTTCAAACTTTATTTAATAAACCTACTTGGGAAGAATATTGGACTGCTTATGCAGGTTCTACTTTAATAGCTCAAAAATTTCATTTATTTGACGGAGGTAGTTTATATTATGCTGTAGTTCCTTATGGAATAACAGCTTCAGACGTTGCTCTATATTCTAAATACGATAGTGGATTACGTAAAACTATCATATATTGGGATTCTACTTTAAAGTATAAGATATATTTAAAAAGATATTTGGTAGAAGGTAGATACGAATATAAAATATACCCCCCTAGCGGAACAGGTACTTGCCCAGAGTTACCCTCTACTTTAACTTTAAAATTAAATTATCCAGATGCACAATTTACTAATTCTGAATATACTTTTTGGGAAACCAGCAGAAAATTTGATATTATAATGCAATATAGAGTTTTTCTTAAAACAAATAGTAATCCTGTAGAAAAATTTAGATTAATAGAAACAGGACAAATATATGAAGTTGTACCTACGACTCGTGACGAAGATATAATTTTTTATAGAACTACTGAAATAGTAACTAAACATCTAATATGGGTACCAACTCCACCACCTGCCCCCGAACCTGGATATTGGACATTTCATTTTGATACTTCGGGAGTAATTTATGGAGCAACAATTAGAAAAATAACATATGTTCGTGCAGAGGAAGTAATTCCTATTGAAGATTTACCTCAAATAAGAACGAAATTAATAGTAAGTATAAAACCTAACTTTAATTATAAAGAACGACAACAATACGAAAAATGAATTACGAACAACAAAAAAATAAGATATATAATGTTTTTAATAATACACAAGAAGTAATTTTTGATATTGATAATTTACAGAAGCAAGAAATATTAACAAACGAAAAAATAAATTTTAATGATATTTCTTTTATTAAAAATATAGCTTATTTAGATACAGGATGGCATGATTTTGAAAAAAAATATGATAGGGGGAGATGGGAAAACGACTATTTTTATTATCCCTTTTCTGTTAATATTAATAATTTTCCAGGAAGATTAATTCCTTTCATTAAATATGCTGATTTTTATTCTGCTTTACAGTTTGACGAAGATTATATCGATATTAATTTTTATGGGTGTATATTTATAAATCCAGATATGAATAAAGAGATAAAAGACCAAGAATTTCCTATTACTATTTTTAGATGCATGTATTTATGGTTTCCTTTCAGTTCTGTTAATAATAAAGCTAGATTTATTATTAAATTAGCCAATCCTCAAAATTATGTTTAGATTACTTTATAGGTAGGGGTAGAATCTTCTATTCCTTCTTTCCATCCAGAAGTTTTCTTTCCATAATATTCCTGTCCAAATTCATTTATTTCTAATTTAATTTCGTTATCAGATAAATCAAAAATAAAGTTATAAACTCTATTCTCTTTTTTAGCCATTAATATTATTCTAGTAATTTTAATTCTATTATCGTTTAATAAAGATTGAGTTTTTTCTATAAGATGATTATAAGATTCATAATTTTCAAGAATAAGAGTATGTTTAAAGAGAGTATATTCTATTTTTGAAATAGGTTTAATAGGCATCTCATTCCAAAGACTTCTCTCTATACTACCGCCCTGCCATATTTGTCCGTCCTTATGAGTTATAGTATACATAATTATTCACCTTTATTGAATGTTTATTCACGTTCTAACGATTCTTTGATAAAATTTAATACGAAATAAATGACTTCTTTAATTTCTCGAAAGTTTGTAGTTGAAGAAAATAATCTAAATTCTATAGTCTGATAATCTTCTTTAGGTAGATGTGAAATATTTAAAGAATAATATTTTTCGTCAATGTAGCTATAATGTCTAAAATTAGTTCTTAGATTATTTCTAAAATTATGTAATTCTTTTTCTGTAAGTTTATGCAGCTCACTCTTTGGTAATAGTTTACATGTATTAGCAATGCGTTCTTTAGAAATATTAAACCTTTTAGCAATATATTTTTGTTTATGTATCCATTCTTTTATAATAGTTATAATTTGTTTATCTGTTAAATTTTTAATATTACAATTATGAACAATTAAACCATTAGCAATGTAGGTATTTGTCCCAGTTTCAAAATTATATACTCTTACTTTTTTTCCTTTTTTGTAAGTAATTCTTGATATATCTTTACAACCCCAATACTTTAAAGGTTTATATTTTAGTTTATTGGGATGTGTTTGAGCATAAAAATCTATAGCGGGCATTATTCTTAGTTCATAGAATTTTCTATTAGATATTTGAGTTTTTCTAATTCTTAATTTAAACGAAATATTTAATTCGTTACAATATTGTTTAATTTTATTTATTTTTTTTAAGTTTGTATTGCATAAAATTATTTCATTAGATGTTTGTGTTCCTTCTGCATCAAAAAAACCTGCCAAATATCCGAGTTTATAAAATGTGCTATTTCTAAGATGAGAATTTCTTAAAAAATTATATACATCCTTTCCTCCTACACATGAATAAAAATAATTTTTATTATCTTGATGTATTGACATATTTCTTTTCAATCCAACTTTGTTAAAACATATATTAATAAAATTCAACAAATTTTTATCTTTACAATGAAAAGTTATTTTTGAATTTTTGTTATGTTTTGCATTGATAATATGTCCGTCGCCAGATATATATCCATCTAACCATCCTCGATGCCACGATTTGTCTCTATAATTTTCATCCTGTCTATTGTTATTGAATGTTATATATTTTGTTTGTTTTATATGTTCGGCAGGATAGAAATAATTAATTCTTCTATTATTTACAGGCGTTTGAGCTAAATATTTAATAATGGGATGTTCTGGAGTTACAGATACTAAAAATTTATTATTATAATATAAATCGATTGTATCTGCATTTCGACAATATTTTTTGCTTATTTTAGTAGAAATAAATTCTCCAGAAATTAAATTCAATCCCAAAATATTGTCCCCTATTTTAATTCGTTCAATAGATTTTGAGGTGTAATCAGGTAACATAATTTTAGTTCCCCATTTAAAGCAATGAATATGTAAACCACAAGTAGGTTTTGCTTTTCCTCTATAAACACGTACTAAAGCTAATATTTCTTTTATTTGAAGAAAAGAATCTTCATTATAATATAGATGATTAGAATTTTCAGGAGAAAGTTCAATTCCATTATTCAAAGACCCATCGTTTTTTATCTCCCAACCCTTTAAGGTTTTACCACGTTCAATAAGTCTATCAGATTCTGTTTTAGCTGGTAATTCGAATTCAAATTCAGGAGCAAATCTGATTTTCTTAATATCTATAAGTTTAATTTTGTCTTCTTTTTTATTTATTGACTTAACCATAATTTATATATTTTTATTATTTCTCTTATATCTAATTTATTACTAAACATTAAATAAATAGAAAAAGGTAAAACTAAAAATACAATAAAAAGCATACCTAATGTAAATATTATTATTGCTAATGATAAATTAAGCATTAGTTTCTCCTTATTGTTTTTTTAACCAAATACTATACGCTTGATTAATATCATTAATATCTATAGGATAATATTTCCATTGTTCAATACTAACATTACAACAATCTGTAAATTGATTATTCTTTTTAATTCTAGAAAATTGCCATTTATTATGTACATGTCCTACTATGTTAAATTTATAATTAACGTCTGCAAAATCTGGATTATGAACTAAATTAATTCTTTTTCCTCCATGTTTTATAACTAATCTCTCTATGGGAGTTTTAAGAGAATTATTCTTATCATGATTACCCTGGATAAAAATAATATTTTTACAATTAAGTTGATTAATGAAGTATTGAGGTTTATCTTTTTCGCCTTCTCCTCTACCAGAACCTGAACGAAAAATAAAATCTCCCACAAAGAAAACCATATCTTCTTTTTTAACTCTTTTATTAAAATTAGAAATAATGGTATTATTCATCTCATCCAATGTTTTAAAGGGTCTACCTGTGTATTTAATTATATTGAAGTGATTTAGATGCCAGTCAGAAGTGAAATAAATATTCATAAAATTATCTCCTATTTTTTAGGATAAAGTATTTTATCTACTATTCCATACTTTAAAGCATCTTCGGGGAACAACCAAAGTTGTCCATTTTTAATTTGTGTTAATTGTCTTTGATTTAATTTAGTATGTTTTTTTAACATTTCATTCATTCTTTTTTCTAATCTAAATAAAAAACCAGCTTGGTCTTTAATATTTTGTACATTACCTTGTAAAAGGTCAGAAGTACTATGTTGCATCCAAAATCCATTAGGAGTAATAAATCTTTTTTTACACACTATACTTATCATTGCTGCCATTGAGCAGGCTTCTCCTGAAATGATAGAATAAACAGGAGCATCTATGGCTTGTATTGTATCTATTATAGATAATCCATAAGTTACCCATCCGCCTGGACTGTTTATTTCCAAATTAATAGGTATAGTTTTATCTAGATAATTCATAGCTCTTATTTTAGAACAAATAATATCTGCACTAATATTATTAATTTCGTCGTAGAGAAGAATATATCTATTTTTATTTAAAATTTTATAATAAAATTCTTCAGAGTATTTATCTTTTTTATCCATCTTCAAATCTTCTTTTATTTCTTCGTCGTCGTTATCCCGATAGATTTTATTCATTTATTCCTCCTATTTTTAATTTATTAATTAAAGGCAAGCATAAAAAAGATGTAATCGCACTAATACATATTAATATTTTTAATCCTACTAAAGGCAGTAATAACGCACCGCTAAAACTAGATGCAGTTCCTGCACTTAAATTATTTATTCCGCAAAGTAAAGCAAATGTAGTTGCTTCCAATCCATCAATTGAAGATTTAGCCATCCAATCCATAACAATAAGAAAAATAAACATACCTATAATACTATAAAAGAAGGTGTAAATTATTGCACTTATCGGTGTAAAATAAAGATAAGATAAAGTTGTAATTGCACCTAACCAGACAGAAATATGTAACCATTTTTTTATGTTGATTTTTTGACTTAATTTCCAATAAAATAATGCTCCTAAAATAGAAACTCCAGAAGCAACTGCTTCTAAAACTCCCATAAATTGAAAAGACCATTTAAATTTATCTCGCATAATGTAGGAAAGAGGAGTTCCAAACGAAGGAGAATACTTATAAAGAAATAAAAATAAACATCCCCATAAAAAGGATTTATTTTTAAAAATTTGTTTATAAGATTTAAGTTTATCTAATAATTTAATTTTATTTATTTTATAAAATCGAGGGCAATCATCATAATAAGGCATTTCGCAAGTTTTATAGAGTTTGCAATTTTTGCAATAGGTTTTTCCTGTTCCTTTTTCTTCTTCTTTATAAAAATAAAGTGGTATAAACATTAATAAATAAAAAGGTATAATTAATAAAAATCCTATTTTATAATTAAAATGGTCTGCTAAATAACCACCTAAAAGTCCTGTAATTACTGTTGCTATTGTAATAAAAATCCATTGTATACTTTGTATTTTACCTGTAATATTATATTTTTTTCCTTCTATACACATAGTTCCGTCAACTGCTACATCTCTAATTGCAGCGTTAGTAGAATTAATAAACATCATTGTTATTAGCATAACTAAAGGCAAAGACCATAAACCTAAGATTAATACAATAAGAATATCTATTATTATAGATATTGTTATCCAGATTTTTCTTGATAGAAATTTCTTAGTAAAACAAATATCTATATCATAATTAAATAAATTAATAATCATTGATTACCTCTCATATATCTGAAGTAAGCATACCAGTAATCTCGATTTGAGTTTGCTTTTAAATTGCATTTTAAACAAAGAGTTATTAAATTATTTTCTTTACAATTGTATTTATTATAATCTATATGATGTATACCTAGTTTTCTTTTTATTTGCGTTAATTCTTGTTCTTGAGATTTGTTACAGTTTTGACACTTATAATTATCTCTATCTCTAATATATTCTTTCAAATTTTCATTAAATTCTAGAGGATAGGGAAGATTTCCAAGTCCATGTTTGTAATTAGGATTATTTTTATCTTTATATAGTATTGATTTGAACATATAACTACATTTCATACATCTTGTATTTTGATAAGAAATTCGTTTGCCACAATCAAAACATTTTTTGTTTTCTAAAGTTCTTCCATCTTTATAAGCTGGATTGTTTTTACCTTTGAATAGTATTTTCATTCGTATAGAATAACATTTTTTGCATCTTATTGTTTTATAATGATGAATTTCCTTATTACAATCAATACAATAATGTTTTTTTAAACTTATTCCCTCTTTATAATTCGGATGATTTTTAGGATTTTTTAATCTTTTTTTCATAAGTTTAGAAATTAATTTTTTAAATTTAATAGATTTATGTTTATTTTTTATATATTTATTTACTATAAATCTATTACGACAAATAATACATCTTTTAGAATATTTTGAAATTTTGATTCCACAATCTATACAAAAGTTATTTTTCATGCTTTTTTATAGTAATTTTTAATATAGGAAACCCCAAATCTATCATAATTCCCCACAAAATTTTGGGAATCCACGCTAACCCTACAATAGAATTTATCATCATTATCTTTTCGGGAGAATATAACAATACTTCTTTAAAGTATTTAAAAATAGATAAGGACGGCAAAGATGAAAATCCTTGCAAATAATAACAAATAGCCGACAAGGTATAAATCCAAAAAATTTTAGAAGTTTTTTTATTCATTATAATATTTTATCTATTATTCCTCTTAATAAACATTCTTCAGGAGATAACCATAATTCTCCATTACGTAAAGTTTGCAATTCTTGTTCCGAAAGTTTAGTATAAATTTTTAAATGATTTTCAATCATTTGCCATTCTTTTTTAATAAATTCTGCTCTAAATTCTACCTTACCAGAATAATCTTCGCTAATTCCTCCCCGCATATCATGACCCATCCAAAAGGTATTTTTAGTCATATAACGTTGTTTTCCTATAATAGAGATTAATCCTGCCATTGAGCAGGCTTCTCCGTAAATAATAGTATATACAGAACTTTTTATTAATTTAATAGTATTAATTAAAGAAAATCCATCGCAAACAGTTCCACCTGGACTGTTTATATATAAACGAATAGGTTTATGACTAAGTGCATCCAAAACAAAAATATCTTTTACTATTTTAGAAATATTTTCTGATTTAACATCTCCTACTAAAAATAAAGCACGATGTTTTAATAAAATATCATCTACTTCTAATTTTTTATTTATATCTAATTTTTGAGGAACTATAGGTTTTTTATTTTTCATTTTATTCTCCTATTTTAATTTTAAATTACATTTTTTACAAGAAGTGATTAAATTGGTTTTTCTACAATCTATACAGTAATATTTTTTCATATTTGAATAATTAAGATAGATAGAAGGACAATTAATCCCCAAACTATAGTTTCGACCCAATTTAGTGTTTTACCAAATAATTTATAACTTCCAAAATTTCTCCAACTCATTAAAGCATTTATCATACAAATACCTAAACTACATAAGATGTATACTAACCAATTTTTCTTTAAAATAGGAATTGAAATCAAAGATAGGGCAATTAACACTCCTATCGTTCCTCTCGTAAATACATTAGCTAAACTTTCATTATGATTGAATAAGTTATAAAAGAAAGCACCCAATTTACTTCCTTTATCATCTTCACAAGGAATTCCATAACCCATAGAAATAGGTATTGACATTAATATTATAGTTATAATTAATAAACTTTCTGTAGAAGAATAAGCTAAAGAAGTAATTAATCCAGGAATTAATATTCTTCTATATAATTTAGAAGAATTATCGGCTCCTCCCAATGCTCCTAAGAAACCACCCAATAAAGGTAAAGCACAAGTTATTATTTTATTTATTATTTTTTTCATTTAATAGAACTCCAATATAATTGGAATAAATTATTTATCATTGGAATACCCTTTATAACAAACCAGGGGAGTATAATAATATTTAAAATAGTAAATATTCTTATAAATATAGTAATTAATTTTTTTAATATAATAATACTTTTCTTTTTTCCTATAAATTTTTCTAGCAAGACTAATATAGGATAACTTCCATCCAATCCAGGAACTGGAATTAAATTACTCATTCCTGCTAACAAATTAAAAAATCCTATATACCACAAATAATAATTATTTATTTTTAAACTTAATAAACACATTAAAATACCAAAAATAATATTCACAAGGCATCCTGAAATTGCTATTAAAAGTTTTTTATAATATCTTAAATTCATAAAAGCAGTAGGACTTTTAGAAAAATCTAATTCTCCTTCTAATTCGCAATAACCGCCTAATAAGAAAGGAGTAATTTTATATATTGTTTTATTTATTTTTATTTCAAATCCAAATTTTCCAAAACCAAGACTATATTTAATAACTTTACATTTACATAATTTAGCAGTTATAAGATGAGCTGTCTCGTGTATACATATTAAGGCAATCAATGAAATTAGAAATAGTAATATCATCTAGTTCTCCATTAAATATCTAAAATAAGCAAACCAATAATCACGATTTATGTTTACTTTCAAATTGCATCCACGACAACTAGTAATTAAATTATCTTCTTTATTATTTTGTTTATTATAATTAATATGATGTACTGTTTTATTTCTTTTAAATTTATTCATTTTATTTGCGATAATTAACATCTCTATATCGGCGGTCGAATAAGACGATTCCTGATTGATGGTCGCACTCATGTTGTATTGCAAGTGCTTCTAAATCTTGTGAACAAGAAGTAAGTTCTTTAAAATTCTCATCTAAATATGTAATAGTAATATAGGTATATCTTTTTGTTGTTACGGAAATTCCAGGAAAACTTAAACATTGCTCATTTTGTACTTTTAAAGGTGTTGATTTTTCTATTATTTTAGCATTGATTAAAATATATTCGTTAAATTGCATTTCTTTATTTTTATTTATAAATTTAGGTATTTTTATATAAGAAATTGCTTTACTATATCCTATTTGATTTGCAGTTAATCCTAATCCACCTATTCGATTTAAAGTTTCTTTTAAATCTTTAATAATTTCTTTAACGTCTTCCTTTTTTTCTACTTGCAAACAAGGTTTACGTAATTCGTTTATATCGGTAATTATCTGCCTTCCTTTGGAGATTTCTTCCTTATCAAAAATAGGTTTATAATTTTTATCTAGCATAGATTTTAATGCTTCTCTTTCAGAAAGAGTAAGATAACCTTTTTCCATTCTTATTTTTTGCTCTAAAATATAAGTATCAAATTCTAAGGGGTTTCTAAATAAAGTTTTAAGCATTCATTTCTCCTTTACTTTAATTATCTTATTTATTCCTTCTTTTTTGGTAGGTTCTTCATATAAATCGTTAAACTTATCCCAAATAGATTCCCATAATTTTTTACTCCCCTGTTGGTGAGAATTCTTCATTCTTCTATCTACACAAATTTTTTTAGATAATCGAGGCATTTCAATAACAGTAACCGAATAATTATATTCTTTGGCTAATTTAATATATCTTTCTCTTAATTTTTTGTAAACTCCTACTCCATCTATAATAATATTTTCTTGTAATTTCATAAAATTTACGATAATATTTAATTCTGATTTCCATATAGCTGATTCTAATTTCGCATCGAATCTGTATTTTCCAGCTCCTATCATATATCTCAAATCATCTCTAGAAATATTTATATGAGAAAAACCTTTAAGAATAATTTTTTTTATCAAAGTAGATTTCCCCGAACCTATATTACCTACTAGTATAACTATTTCTGGTTTTTTATTTTTCATTATTTTTTTCCTAATAAAAGAGCAGTTGTACCTATAATCATACCCCACCAATAAGTATAGGGCAATCCTAAGAACCATCTAAGATGCCATTCGATTTGTTGTTTACGAAATCTTCTCCAAGTGTAATGAGGATTAAACATAAACCATAAAGCATCTTCTATGACAAAAAACCAAGATACTAATCCTAAAATTTTTAATTCTGTTTTTAGATTACCTAATTCATTAATAAAAGCACCATGAAATACTGTAATAAATAAAAGTAATAAATATAAATGATAACCAGTTAATGGTTTTCCTCCTAATAAAGTTCTAAATAAAACGTTAATACGAAACGTAGGAAGTTGTTTAGCCCATCCATTTCTTCCTTCTACCTGTATTTCCCACAAAGCAGTTATAATAGCTAAGATTAATGTAAAGATATAATATTTAATCATTCTTTTTCCTCGAATAGATTATTACAATTTAAACATTTAGCTTCCAAATAAGTAGCACACCTAATTGTAGTACATCCACAAGAATATTTTTTCATCTTTGTAGGAGCAATTATTGTAAAATGAGTTTTTCTGTATAGTTTAAACGTAACTTCATTAGGTTTAATTTTTTCTATGATTTTCTTTAAATTATCAGATAAAGAAGTTAATCCCCATCCATGTCTTCCGTCTTTTTCTACGTTTAAACCGTAAATTTCTGCTCTTTCTTTAAATGCTTTATTGTGATATTGTTGTGAATTACAATCTTCAATCTTATCACAAGTATTAGAATAATGTACCATTTCATGAACTAAAGTTTCGATAGGATTATTATTTAATTCTTCTGCACAAATATTAATTTCACTAATAGTTTGTTTACCTCGTTCCCATTTATTTTCCCAATGCCAACCAAGAACTTTTTGTCTACCTTTGGATTGAATGGTAATAATAGGTCTAGGATATTTTAATTTAAATTCAATAGCTAGAGCATCATAGATTCTTTCTAATTCTTTAATGACTGGTATAATTGAATTATTCATTTTTCTTTTTATAAGTAGGAAATATACTGGGGAATTTTTTTCGTGCTATTCTCAATGCGATTAATCCCTGACATTTATGAATAGCTTCTGCAAATTCTTCTTTTTCAGAAGGATGTTGTTCTTCCAATTTAACAAAAGAATTATATGATTTAGTTAAATAATCCAATACTTGTTTTTCTAATTTAGTCAACTTTACTTACTCCCTTTTCTCTAATTACAATAAATTGTTTTATTCCTTCTAAATAATTAATATCAATTATTACTTTAAGAATAACATTTGGAAATAATTTTTTGAATAATTTGTATTTTTTCCTAGCATCATCTCTCCAATATCCTTTGATTTCAATATAAATATTACTTTTTGGAAGATAAAAGTCTGGAGTATAAGTAGTATCTTTCAAATCAAATTCTTTGGGTTCATAAATGTATTCAATATTATGTCTATCTAACCATTTGGCAAACTTAATTTCCCAACTACTTCTCATCCAAATGTGATTATAATAACCTCCTAAATAACTATTATTTTTAGATTGACATCCTTTTCCAAAATTTGGATTTGCCCTTCCCTTTAATTTATGATTGTCATAATTGGGATTTTCTTTACCTTTCATAGTTTTTAAATAACAACTTTTACATTGTTTAGCATAAAAACTCATTTTATTACCACATTTACAATAAAACTTTCTACCATGCTTGTATAAAGGATTTAACTTTCCTTTTTTACCAAACATAGGATTGTGTTTACCTTTATTAGCACAAGACATACATCTAACAGAATAACAAGTTATTCTTCTATGGCATTTTATACAATAATTCTTTTTTAATGTAATTCCGTTTTTATAATTCATTGTATTATACTAGAATTGTTTTGCCTGATAACCATAAAATTTTTTGTATCTTCAATCGATTCTTCTAATCCTTGATAAACACAAATTGCTTGAAAGGGTAAAGTTTTTAAAATATTTATAAGATTTTTAAAATTAATCCAATCAATATTATTTAAAGAATCATCTAAAATTATCAATCCGATTTTATTTTGTTGTATTAAAATAGCCAACTTAAACATGACTCCTAAAAAACACTTTTGACCTGTGGATAATTGGTCATATTTTAAAATTTGTTCATTATCAAAAACTCTAACAAAATCTTTATTAGATGTAAATTCTACTTTAATATTTAAAGGGTTTAATAAATTATTTAAAACAATTGAAAGAGAACTTAACCATTCCTTTATATATTCTCCTGCAAAAGAATCTAAAACCTTTACTGCTTCGTCATAAATAATAATATCTGCTTTTGTATATTTATAATCTGCGAATTGAAAAGCATTTTCTAATCTTATTGCTTTTCTTCTTATTTTTTCTATTTTAAAATCTAAATTATTTGTTTTATTTTCTAAATCGGTTAAATATTCTATATCTCCTGTAATAGATTCTCTTAGAGATTCTATATCTTTATTTAATTGTACTATTTCTTGAGTTAATATAGTCTCTGCCGAATATGATAATTTTTTTCCTATCTTATCACAAGATGTTTTGAGAATAGGGCAAATTCCTATTTTAGCATTTTTAATTTCTGTATCTTTATAAGTAATAATTCTTTGTTTAGCAGAAATCTCTCCATTTACTTTCGATAAAGAAGATTGCGTTTCTTTAACTAAGATTAATAATTCTTTTTTATCTAATAATAATTTATTAATACCTATTTTTAAAACTTCTCGTCTTTTTTCGGAGAGATAATGTTTACATAATTTTTTATCAATCGAAAATCTTTCTCTTTCTACTTTTAGTGTTAATAATCGAGTTCTAATTTGAGTAAATATATCTTCTATAAAAGACATTAAGGATTTCCTGAGAGATACAATACCTAAATCTAATGTATTTATTCCGTTCTTCAAATCGCAACATCTATATTGTCTAAAGAAATTAATATCTCCAAAATGCTCATTAATAAACTGCTGCTTAATACTTGCAGTATTAGCTTGGACTTCTTCTCCATTATAAAAGACCTGTAACTCACTTGGTATCTTTCTTATAATTTTAAATGTATCGTTACCTTTTTGTATTACAATTGTAACCTCTGTTTCTTTTTCATCAAATCGAATTAAATCAACTAATTTTAATCCTTCCTCTACATATCCGTAGAGGCAGAATAAAATAGCACGCAATACTAATGTAGATTTTCCGCTACCGTTGCCCGATTCTGAAGGACTGTCCAAATTTTTCCCAGATACTATATTAATCTTATCAAAATCAACCTGAGCTGATTTGATAAGTTGGAGGTTTTGTATTTTTAAGGATTTTATAATCATGTTTGTCTGGGGTCTCTTCCCCATCGTCTTTCTGTTATAATTTTACCCTGTTCATGAGAAATATTTCCTGTATCTTCTGTTTTTTCTACTATAGGTCTTCCATCTACTGTTTGTCCTATAATTTTAAATGTTTTAATAATCATTGGTATAGGAGCAACCATTTCAGAATAAAAATCAGCATAATTCATTTCTGGTTCTTGTGCAACTCGTAATTCTGACTGGTATCTTCCTTCTATTCTAATATTAATAATTGTTCCCTCATCTAATTCTCTATAGTGTTCATGCCCACAATTAGGACAGATAATAATTTGTCTTTCTGTAATATCTTCAAATTCATAAATTACTTCTTGTTGACAATTGTGGCAAAATTCTTTTTGTCTTAATTTCATTTATTCTATCTCTTTCTGTAGAATTTCCATAATTTTGAGGTCTATTTTTTGATTATTTAAATAATTCCTAAAACTTTCTTTAAAATTTACTATTTCGGTACGTATACTTTTTTCGGTACTATCCGAAATAACTTCAAAGTCTGTTTCGTACTTAAATGTCGCAAATTTTGTATCATAATTACGACATAAAGGAAGAAATTCTCTAAAACTAGTGAAATCTAAGATTTTCACTTTAACCTTTGTTTTTGGGTCTAATTTGTCTAAAGTAGGTATAAGTTCGGATAGGGTCATTCTTATGTTCGAATTTAATGGCTTTTCTCCTTCGAAATTAGACGATTTAGGTTCTGAAGTGGTATTTAGAGAGTCTAAAACATCATTTTTATATAACTCAAATTGTTTCATAGGGATAGGAGTTTTAAGAGGTATGAAATCAACCTTTTCTTGAGAAGTATTATAATTAGTAATCAAAGCCACTAATTTATATTTATCTTTGGCTTCATCAAAATTAACAAAACGACAACTTCCTAAATGTATTATATTAGGGTCAAAGGAATGTAAATGTCCCAAAAAAATAAGCAAATAATAATTTTTTAAATCTTTTATAGATATTTTAGCACCATAATTTTTAGAAGATTCTTTTACAGAAAAATGTCCACAATAAAGATGATTTCCGTCTCTTATTTCTTTTACTATTTCTATATTATGATTAAGAATTCCATAATGATTTAGGATTGATTCTTCTTGTGTGGTACTCTCATGACTATCAGCAGCGATTATAGTAATAGGTCGATTTAAATCTCTAATAAATTTTGCAAATAAATCTAATTCCAAACTTGATGGTTTCAAACAATCAAAATTATCACCCAATGAAATAATATTCGTAACAGAATATTTGTTACATAATTCGATTATTTCCCGAAGAATCAAATTACATTCTTTAAGAGAACTCTGATTAATATGTAAATCTCCAAAAATTAAATAAGTCATTTATTCTCCATTAAATATCTAAAATAAGCAAACCAATAATCTCTGTTGAAATTAGTTTTAATATGACATTTAAAACAAAGAGTAATTAGATTTTTTCTTTTATCATTTTGTTTATTATAATTAATATGATGTACATGTGTTCCTATTTTTTGACATAAGATGCATGTATGATTATCTCTTTTAAGTATTTTTAATCTAATTATATTAAATTTTTTAGTATAAGGTAAATGCCCCATTCCATGAATATAATTAGGATTCTTTTCTCCCTCGATTGAAAGTCTTGGTTTTTGCATTTTTTGTTTTACTTCAATATTATTCATACAATCTTTAATAAACTTTTTTTCTTGTTGAGATAATTTTTTATGATTATTATAATTAGGATTATTTTTACCTTTAAAATTACAAATTCCAGTTATAAATCTTCTTTTATTTTCACAAGAATGACAACGAATAGCAGAGGAGTTCAAACTTAATATTTTTTTACAATTAATGCAGTATTTTGGTAGGTATTTACTACTTTTCCCATGTATAAAACAATGATGATTTTTACCAATTTTTTTCATCTTCATCTCCAAATTTTAACAAAGGAATAGGCAAATTATTTAAATCGAGATGGCAAATAACTTGCTTAAAAATCTTCGTTGCGTCTAATTTCTTCGATTTCTTTTTTTGTGAGTTTATCTTTTTCTTTATCACGATTGTCTCCTTTAACTTTAGTAGAAGGATTGATTTTCCAAGTTTTTCTTGAATTTGAATAAATATCACATGCTTGATTGCATTTAGTACAAGTATAATGACACGTTCCAATTATTTGAGTTTTTGGAGTATCTCCAAAAAAATCGGGAGACATACTAATTTTTACTTTAGCATTACAACATAAAGATTTTAAATTATTTTTCTTTTTCATTATCGAATCCTCCAAATATGTCTTTAAAAAAATCAGGAATATTCTTATCTTGACATTTAGCACATAATCCATTTTTAAGTGCGGTAAAATTATTACATTTTTTACAACAATCTAGATAAAAAACATCTTCATTATAAGACATCTTTTCCTTTGTTATCATTTAAAATAGTTTTTTTAAAATAAACATTAGCAGATTTATGACAAATAATAATTCCTTCGGGATTCGCAAATCTAGTTGAAGATGAAGCATAACTTCCTGTATTTTTTAAATTAGTCAAAACGTTTTCTATTTGAAAAGTATCAAATATTCCTTCATAAAGAATAGGTACGACATAACAACATTCAGGACAGTATTCTTGTTTATCTTTTAGAGGAATATCTTTATCTTTTATCCACCTACTAACATTAAATAAAGAAAATCTTTTTTCTTGTAAATTATACCCTCTTTGTATTTCCTTGCCCCAAAACTCTCCATAATGATAACCTTTACCTAATTTTAATAATTCTTCTTTATTATCCATTACCCAATGCCAAAATCCATGATTATCGTTATGGTCGTCTAACCATTTATTTTTACTTCCTGCATAAATATTATTATTTTCATCGATAAAGATAAGTCCGCATGTGCCATCAATTTTTTCTGTAATGATAATATCTCTACTTAATCTTGGTATTTTAGGGAATCCTCTAAATTCTGGTAATATCATTTGATTTCCTTTTTTCTAGGAGAAGAATTATAAATATTCATAATTTCTTCAGTAACTTTATTTAAATTTTGTAATCTTAATTCAAATATTTTATCCATAATCATTTTACATGTAGGGCAAATTTGTTTTATTTCTTTCTTTACATACTTTATATAACATTCGTAAGCACTATAATAATTATTTATATCTTCATATTTCTTAGGGTCTGGAGAAGGATTTTCTAGAGAAGAACTATATAATGTATGAAAATTATTTTCTTTTAGGGGTTGCGAACACAAATCGCAGTAATTGATGAGCATAAAATTTTATCCTTTCTTTATAATCTACGTCTAATACTATTTGGTAAAATAGAATTGATTGTGTATAATATTATATTAGGTTTTTTAAAATGAGATAATCCTCTACATCTATAGGGATAATATTTATAAATTTGCCACCATAAATCTATCATACAAATTAATGCTAAAATACTAGAAATCATAATAAAGAAATCTTTAATAATAAATCCATATCCTAATTTCACAAAATCATTTATTAAAGCAAAATTAATGAAACGCCTCGACATAGATTTAGCGGATTTTACTTTTTGAATTTTACGTGCTTGAATAGAATATTTTAAAGCATCGAATATGCTAGTAATTACTAATAATCCACCTAAAATATCTTTTAAAGTTATATAATTAAACATTCCATTCCCTGCCTTTTTTTAATCCTGGTTTAAAATTATTAAAAATACATTTCATTTTTTCTTTCCCTGATTTAAGAATAACTTTTTTCCAAAAAATACAAGCTGGGCACATAACTTCGGAGGTTTCTTCTATTTCTATTTTCCATCTGGGACAATATTTTAACATTTTTTATCACTTTTGGGAGAGTGCGGTTTCCCAACACTCTCATTTTTATTACTTTTTGGGAGGTTGTTGTTCTTCTTTTCTAACGCCACCCATTTGATTTGTTCTAATCGAAACCAATAACTTTAAAATTATTCTCATAACCTTTACTAATTTAGCTATATCACTAATTTCTTCTTTACAAATAGCTTCGTAATCGTCGAATGCACCTTTAGCTGTAATCACTTTATTTTCCTCCTTTTTTATATTTATTATTTCTTTGTTACATTCAGATAGACGTATGCTGCCATTCCTCCTATTACTATTCCTAATATTAAACCTAATATCAGACCTAATATGAACATTATTTTCATCCTCCTTTTTAATTTGATTAAATTTATCTTGTAATTTTTCTTGCCAATTATTCATCTTTTAATCCGTATAATGATAACAATAAAGAATCTGTAATGTTATCGTCTGTTTCTTTCGTATTGAATATATTATTTATCCAATCTATAATTTCTTTTTTCTTTTCAACTTTTTTAGTATCTCTTTTTAATTGAGATTTAAATCCTACTTCCTTTCTAGCAGTTATTGCGAATACTATTTTTATAGTTTCGAACGAATCATATAATTCAGAAAAACAGATTCCGCACATAGCCTTTAATTGACCGAAAGAATAACTATTAAATCCCAAATAAGAATTTTCTAAGACTAATATAGAATTCTTTTTAGGTTTTATTTTTAATTTAAATTCTCTTATAAATTTTAGCATAAATTCTAATTTTTCAATATATTTTTCTGATTTTTCGTCGTCTTTATTTAAAATAGGTATTCTAAAAATAAAAGTACTAATACTTAAAGTTTTATTATTGGTTTCTAAAATAGATAAACCTGTTGTACTAGCAATATCTACCCCTAAAACGTATGAATTTCTTTTAATTTTAAATCCTAATTTATTTTCTAATTGTTTAATTTGTATTCTCATTAGAATAATTTCCCTTGTTTTAAATTTATTTTATTTGAAGATAAACTTGTCCACTTCATAGCCTCAAAAATTTTATCTACTTTACTATCTATATTTCTTTCTATTACTTTATTCCAATCTATATTTTTAATATGTTCTTGTTTATCGTTATCAAACGCTAAAACATCTTTTTTTATAAATTTTTCTGAACTCATTTCTTCTTTAATTCCTGTTATTTTATTTTTTCGAGTTCTACTTGATTTTCTTATAGATTCTCCAAAATCTTCTATAAAAATATAGTAAAATATATCTCCCGCAGACTTATCAAAATTAATAATTTCTTTTGTATATTCTAAAGCTCTTACAAAAATAGGAGGACTTTTATATATTTTATTAGAACTTATCTTACAAGGAAAACCTATATTTATAAGAGATTCTTTTTTAATCGCTTCTTTTTGTAAGGCGATAAATTCCATAATCGCTTCTTTAGATTCTTCGTTTAAAATTTTTTCTATTAAAGTATTTTGAAATTCTTGCATAAATTTGGTACTATCTTTACGTTTTACTTCGATTCCTTTTATTTCTTCTTTTAATCCTGTTTTTGTCTTTAAATATCCTTTGTAATGGCAAAGTGCTACTATTAACAATCTATCGAATTGTCCTTCTAAATCAAATTCTATACCTATTTGTTCTTTATTATATCTATCTTTAGCCCATTTATTAACTAATTCATTTAATAAATCTTTCGGATTTTCTTCTGCTTCTATAAATACAGAATCAGTATCGATATAAATAACTTTAATTCCTTTATCTTGTAATTGTTCTTCTACATAATGCAATAAATCCCTAATTAAAAAAGTAATAGAACTTGCTACTTTCGTATTAAATAATCTAAATATTTTTAATGCACAAACTCCAAAAAGAGAATTAACTACACCTTTTACTGCGTCGTATTTGATTTGTAAATCTTTATATTCTTCGCTTTCGGGATTTAGAGATTTTAATAATTTTTTTAATTCGTCTTTTTTATTAATTAATTTTCTTGCTAAAGAAGGTAATAAAGTATTATTATTTTGGACAAATCTTACGTTATTTATTTCTATACCTTCGTTTAATCTAATATTAGAGGTATCTAAACAAAAATTAATTATAGTTGCTGGATATGCAGAACTTAAATCTAATTTCCATAGATTTTTATACAAACCTGTATCGCACCTGCGATATGCCCCTTCAAAAGTTTCTTCTTCGGATTCTAAATCGTAATGTTTATTAGGTAATATTATTCCTTTTATTTTAGCTTCCGAAAGTAACATCATATCTAAAATTTTAGAATTCCAAGTTAAATCTTCCCAATTAGCTTTCGACATTCGTCTTAATTCGTCGTAATAATCTATAATTTTTTTTATTTTTTCTATTTCTATCATTCTACGAACGTCGTTTATATTTTTTTCTTTAATCTTTTCAGATAATATACTAAAATCTATTTTATCATAAGTTGTTTCTTTTAATTCTTCTTGAGCTATTGCATCTAAAGAATAATGTATTTTTGTTCTATAAATTTTTTTATAAAAATCTAAATAATCGCATATACTCAATCCAGCAGGTACTAAATTAGAATTTTCGTCTTTTGAATTTCCTAAATATTTAATTTGATTAATAGGACTTAATGTTGTTGCTAATTCGCTTCCAAATAATTTTTTATATCGGGCACAAAGATAACGCCAATCGAATTCAATAAAATTCCAACCTAATAATAAATCAAATTGTTCTTTACGAATAAAATTAATAAAGTCATTTAATAAAGATTTTTCTGGTTCATCCCAATTAGGAACAGTAATTCTGGGGTCTAAATAATCTTTTAAATAAAAAGTCTTAATTTCTCCAGTATAAGAATTAGAACAAGAAATACATGAAATCGGCTGTTCTGGGTAGAGATAATTTGGCAATGCTTTAGTAAGAACCTCGATATCAACAAAAGAATATTTTAAATCTGCTTTACCAAAAGAAGTTATCTTATCTATAATATAACGTTTAGTAAATAAAACATCGGCTTCATAAGAATTTTCATCTCTGCGATTCTTTACATCAGAAGGACGAGAACAAAGGACTTTATTAACTTTTTTATTGTCTATTGTTTTAAAAATTCCAGTAGGCGAGACTTGATAGAAATAAGGAAAGAAAGTTTTATCCTTAAACAAAGAAAGAGTTTTTCCGATTCTATGCCACACATAAATTTCTCTTCCCACATTAGCAATATTACAAACGTTAAAGTTTAACATAATATTTTTTTTAAATTAAATAAAATTAAACAAAATTTATCAAACCAATTCATTTCTATCTCTATCCATAGTTTATTATCTTTAATATAACTTTTTGATTTTCTCAAATAAAAAGGTAATTTCATTTTATCTCCAATCCACAATTACCACAATTATTCGATAATTCATTTTTTAAAGGTATTTCACATTGACAAGGAACTCCATCGGTATTATCTACTGGAGTAATCAAATCTTTTGTTGCTGCTATATAATCTGCGGTATAAACTACTAACTCTAATAAAGTATAATCTTTTATTTCTTTTTTAATACTTGCTGGAGTCCATCGACCCATATGATAACGAATACAATTATCAATTTTTTGAATTAATTCTATAGATAAAATTTCTTTTGCATAACATAAACAAGCATTAATCGGATGATTTTCAAAATCTGCATAAGTATATTTTGGGTCATTGGATGGAGTTTTCGCAATATCATGTAAAATAGTAGCAGCCAAAACTATATCTCGGTCAAGATTAAAAATCCCCCATCCTTCACATAATCTATTGACTATATATACTACTCTTTTAACATGAATAATTAATCCACCTTTTTTACAAGTACATTGTGGATGATATTTACCTGTTGAAGATGCCATAGCGATAAAAAAATAATCAGAAGCATTTTGCAAAGTTTTTTTAGTAAAGTCTTTAATTTCTTTATTTTGAATTAAATTAATTTCTTTTTCCAATACATTTTTATTCATTTTATGCACCCCCAAAACATCCTATTCCTGGTTTTCGTTTATAAATGGGTTTTAGGTTTTTAAATTAAAGCTATAATTATTAATATCCTTAAAAATGTAATAATAATTAAACCTATTCCTATACCTATAATATTAGCTAACATATCTAACCAATCAAAACCTGTTCCATAAAAACGGTCATATATTTCTTTAAAAAATCCTAATAATAACGTTAATAATACTCCTAATGTTATACCTAAAAATAATCCTAATAAAATCATTAATGTTAAAGATACATAAAAATGCAATAATTTATCTTCCATTAAATTTCTCCAAAATAACCCAAACCTGGTTTTTTTCTTGTTATAGGTTTAATTTCTTCCATTTCTTTTAAAAAATGAGTAATAGCAAATACTTGAAATGCTTGAAATAAATGATTTGCTCCTTTACAACTATATAATATTTTTCCTTGTTTACTTCTTACTACTATAATATTATTTATTTGAGTATCTAATTTAATATCTTCATAACATTGTATTTTCTTATTATAAAAAATATCCTTTAAACATTGAATAGACCAATCTACAACGTTTGCTTTTTTCATAACAGGATGTCCTTCTTTATCTCTTATTTCTTTACCTTTATCATCTCTTTCAAAATCTATTTCTATATTAGAATTAAAATCTATAGGGATGATATTTTCTGGGTATTTTTTAATTAAATGACTATATAAAGATTTCCCTACACCACTAGAATGGTCTAATCCTACAATATTAGGTTGTAAAATTTCTATTAAATATTCTATAAAATCCTTTTCTTCATCTGGAGATAATTGAAAAGTAGTAATTCTATAAATATATTTATAAATTTTATTTGTTTTAGAAACGATAATATATTCCGAAGGTGCTCCGCCTTCTCCTACGTCGAAATAAATTCCTAAACTTTCCGCATTATTTGGTTTTTCTATAATAATAATTTCTTTGTATCTAAAATAACTATCTTTATTTATTTCAAATGATTTTATAGGAATACCCATACCCTGCTTATCTAAAATATAAGTTTGTCTAATTCGTTGAATATCAAATACACTTTCTGCTCCTTCGATGACTTTTCCATCTATTTGAACTTGATATCCGATAGAATCCTTTCCTCCAAATTCCTTTATAGCATCTGTTTCTTTTTTATCATTCCAAGTCGGATTCACATAAGAAGGAAGATTAACTATTTTCTTTTTATTTTCTAAATTAAAAAATATTTCTCCCATTGGAGATGTTTTTGTAAAAGTTGTCATACCGCTATTATGAACAATAAATCCATTAGCTATAAATGAATGACATTTAGTTTCTATATCATATACTTGTTGATTTTCTAAATATCCTTTACATTTTATCTGTTCTTTATTAAATATTGGTCTACGAATATTAAGAATAGTTTTCCTATATCTTAATCCTTTTTTACAAGGCATTTCGTAAAAAGGTAACTCATATTTGTTAATCGAAAACTGCACAGATTTATTAGATTCTCTATAATTTTTACAATATTTTAGTTTTAATATATTTAAAATAGATTCTATTTTTTCAACTTTATTCCTATTAGTTTTATTTGATTGGGTAATCATCATGGAACCATCATTTCCCAAATATCCATCTCCAATAATAAATCCAATTAAAAAACCATACATACTATCTTTCAATATTTCTAATTCTTTATATGCTTGTAACATTATATAATTGCTATTTCTATTAATATTAAATCTATATGGAGTTTTTTTGTTCCAACCATGTTTTTTTTGTTCTATTTTAGTATACATTATATTCAATTTTTGTAATAACCATTCAATAAAATCAACTTCATCTGATTGATGTATTATAAATTGATGTAAGATTTCTTCTTTTCCTTTTAATATATAATGAGAACCATCACTTTCTATTAAACCTATTAACACCCCTCTTAAATAATAATCTATATTATGCAGATAATTAATACTTTTCATAAAATATTTATATCTCATACATCCATAGGCTTCTCGCCATTTATAAACTTTATCTCCTTCACTCAAACACCGAATTTTATGTTCGGGAGTTAACCACAGTTCATTTCGACTATCATCTATTTTAATAACATCTCGTATTCCAGAATCAAATAAATTTAGTACTTCAGTTTCTATTAGAGAATTTTGTTTTTCATCCCAAGCAATAATTAAATCGTTTTGTTGTATATCTTCTATATTTTTGGTAGAAAAATCAAACATTAATATTTTAGTTCCTTCTCTAATACAAAAACGATTTATACATCCTTTTTCAGATTGAGCCATTAACATTTTTCCAGAAACATCTTTAGTAAGATAACTAGATTCTTCCATATATTGTCTATCATAATGTTTACCGAAATATTGTCCACCTGGATTTTTACCTGTAATATTTTGATTAACACTTTCTAATAAAAGTCCACTATCAAAATTTAATTTATAGGTGGGACTCCGTAAGGGATGACAATTTAAAAATTTCATTATTTTATGATTCTCAAAACAATTAATTAATTTTTCAAAGATTTCTAATAAATGTAGTTTATCATAAGAAGAAATAACAGCCCATTTATAAACTTGATTAAAAGTACAAACTAAAACATCTATTGTAATAGCAATAATAGATTTGCCTGTAAGACGACCTCCTAATGCATAACTTTCTGCTAGATTATTTTTTACTTCCCAATTCTTTTCTTTAGATAATTTTTTATCTTCTAAAAATAAAGAATCATAACTCAACATAGGATATTGATATAATCTTATAAACCCAAATTTATTCTTATCAAAAACTCCTAGAGAATCAAAATCGTGAAATAAAATCTGAGATGCACTTATTGGATGAGTCATTACTTCAAAAAATATTAAATCTTCTTGTTTAATTTTTAGTATCATAAATCTAATTCTCCAAAAAATATTTAAAATACACAAACCAATAATCTCTATTATAATTAACTTTTGAATTACAACTATTACAAACTGTAATTAAATTATTTTCGTTACAATTTTGTTTATCATAATCGATGTGATGAATTAATATTCTTTTTTCTTGTTTAGTTAGATTTTTATTGGTAATCATCTTATTTCTTGATAATATTTTTTTAAATTTTCAATAGTAGCAGGAATTATGGTTTGCGTAAGATTATTACATTTTTTACATAATTTTTCAAAACATAAATCAATTCTGCATTTGGGATATTTATTTTTTATTATTTTTAAATTATTAATTAGTTGTTTTAAATTTTTAGCTTCTGGTAAAGATATTTTGTTAGGAAATTCAACACAATCACAAGGTACTACTACTTCAAAAGTAAGATGTTCATCACGAATAGTTTTCATTCTATTCTCCTTTTTTTAAATGCTATCAAAAAACAAATAATTAAACTTGCTATAATAATTAAAATTCTTTGTAATATAATCATCTTTGTTTTATTTCTCCATTGTAAAGATGTTCAATACAAAAAGAATTTCCCATTCTACATCTAATTATCCCTAACAATTCAGAAACTTTCATATTTTCATGTAAAACATAATTTTTGTATTCTTCATTTATAATTCTATGTAAATCAGATTCTAATTCGTGTAATTTTTCTAAATAAGTCATCTTATTCTCCCTTTTTTAAATATAAATTTTCGTAGAGATATGTAATTTAATTGTATTAATTTTTTTAATTATTTCAATTTGTTCGTCTGTAATATAACCTTCATAATCAGAATAACCTTTAGCATTTCCTCCTGAATTTTCTAAGCCAAAAGATTCTAATAAATCTCTATTTATTCTATTATTTTCTTCTGGTTCTATTTGTAACCAAACGAAAGTTTTCATTTTAGGGAAATAATTTATATGCTTTTTTTAAAAATTTTTTAATTTTAAATCCTTCGCAATCCTCTTCTATGCAATCTTTACATTCAGAACAACCTTCATCTATAAATTGTTTGCATATTTTTAAATGTTCTTTTGCTTTATCTAACCAGTCTTTCATCTTTATTTTCTCCTTTTCTAATCAAAATTATTGGTATTGTTAATTCTTTTATTTTAATAATTTGATTATCTATAAAATCTTTAGGATATAAATGTCTTATTTCTTCAAGTTTATCTATTAAATCCTGAATTTCTTTTGAATAAATAAATTCCATTTATTCTCCTTTATTTAAATTAATATTATGATTTCCATTTCTAAGTTTAATAATTAATTTTTTATTAGTAATTTCTGCTATTGCATCTATTCCAGTATCAGTTTCGATAAATTCTATTATTTTTCCTACATCCTTTCCAGCATATCTAATTCTTTTACTATCTTTATTAAAAGTTGTTATTGATTGTGGAATTAAATTTTTTATAATAATTTTCATTTATTCCGCCTTTTTTAAATAAATATTTTCATAAATAAAAGTAATATACTTACTATTTACTCCCATTATTTCTGCACAATCTTCTAATGTTACTTTCTTATAATGGTAAAGTTCCATTAATTTCTGATTATAAAGAGTCGTTCCACGAAAGAAAGTCGCCTTTGCAGGTTCTAAATCATCTACTTTCATTAATAATCTAAATAAACTCTGACATTCTGGGCACTTGACATAAGATTCCCCCGAATTTTCCGAATAATAGGCTAATGCTTTTTCTTTTAATTCGTTCCAAGTATTTATAAAAGAATCGTTTCCTTTATCTTTAAGCATACCTAATTTTTCTTTTAATTGTAAAATTTGGGTATCTAAGTCTAATATTTTTTCTGTCATTTGAAGAGGAATAGCACCTTGTTTTTCGTCTCCTTCTTTTTTAATAAATGTTTGAATTCTTTCTTTTAAAAGTTCTAAATAAACTAAATTAATTAGAGTACTTTTTTCTGCAAGACTTTCAAAAGAATTTTCTTCTACATATTTATAATAAAGAGAAATGGCTCTATCTATCTCTTCATCTTTAAATCCTATAAAAGAAGTAGTTAATTCTTTTTCTTCTAATTTTCTTTGTGCTAATTTATCTATCTCTTCTTCTGAAAAGTTCTTATATTGTTTTAAACCTTTTAATCTTTTTATTAATTTATCTTTATCAATCATTTTCTTTTCTCCAATCATTTAAATTTTCATTCCAACGTAATTTATATTGGGTATCCATCCAGAATAATAACCAAAGAATTCTAATACTCAATCCTCCTAAATTTAATGATAAAATATTATTACTCCAATAATAATAATTTTCTTCGCACCAATTGTGAAAATCATTTAAAGTTTGTAATCCTAAATATCTAAAATCTGGTAATTTCTTAGAAGATTTTTTTCTCATTAAAGCATAATAATTTTCGTACATTATTTTTTACTCCAGTTCTTCCCAATGGATTAGTTCCATAGTTCTTTCTACATTTCCTATTCCTACACATTCATTATCACAAAAGAAAAATTCTATTTCAGGAATTCCTGTTAATTCTTCTATTGCCTTTTCTAATTTATAAATTTCTTTAGAATAATTGTCTTGAATTAATTTATAAGTTTTTAAAAAAGGTTTTAATCTTTTTATTGATTCTTTAGTTTTTGGATATTTATATTTTTTCATTCTTTTATTCCTGTTTTATAATTAAAAATAGTAGCTATTTCGTTTCCTTCTACACAATTCGATATTTGAGATTTTTCTACATGAACAACTAAAGAAAATCCTGTTTGTACTTTTTCTACTACTTCCTTACCTTTTTCGTCTATCTCACCTGTCTTTACTTTTTCAAACTCTCCATCTGCTTTTTGACCTCTACGTAATCTTAATATTAATCTACTATTATGAGCAAGAGCATGTCCGCCACTTAAAACTTCGCACTTAATAAACGAACCCAAATCTAATCTACTTTGACCTATTAGAAAAATTGCACATTTAGCGTCAGCAACAAAAGGAGTAGCCATTCTAAAAAATTGAGAAAGTTTTCTAGCTAGAAGTGCCATCGAATCGTCTGCTACTGAACGTTCTTTATCTGCTTTACCTTCGTATTGTTCTCCGTGAGGAGACATTCCATGTAAAGAATCTAATACTATTAGGTCTGTTACTTTTTCTTTACATAATTTAATTACTACATCTAACGTTTCCTCAGCTTCTTTTGTAGCAATATAAACTAAATTTTCAGTATCTACTCCAAAAGATTTTGCCCATTCCGCATTATAAGACCTTTCCATATCTATATAGGCAACTATTTTTCCTTGTTTTTGAGTAGTAGCAATTAGTTTATAAGCTATTGTAGATTTACCTACACCTTTACTACCCCAAACTGTAGTATATGTTCCTGTAGGAATTCCTCCATTTGTTAATTTATCTAAACATTTATATCCGAAAGATAATCTTTCTCTTGCTTCTATTTTATTAGCGTAATCTATAGAAATATTTTTATTTCCTTTATTTATATCTCTCAATACTGTATTTAATTTATCTTTACGTTCTTGAGAAATTTGTTTATTGTTTTCTTCAACAAAAGGGTTATTCATTATTTGTGAATGATTATTCTCTAGCAAACATTCTTGTTTTCTTTCTTCTATTAATTTATTAGGCAAATTCTTTCTTGGTCTTCCACGTTTAGACATTCAATCCTCCCATTATTCTATTACAAAAAGGACATTTATATTCAAAAACACTTTGTCTAATTATTATAAATGCTGGATAATTAAATTTTCCATGACAATCAGGACATTCATAATTAAATTCTTGAATAGGAACTTTAGAGGGAAAACGATAACAGCAACCATTACAAGTTCCTCCGTAACATTCTCCTTGTAAATAATTACAATACATTTTATTCTCCTTATTCTAAATTATTTAATCTTTCTATTTCTTTTTTTAGTTCTTCTATTTCTTTTAATGCTTCACAAAGAGGACAATCTCTTCCCTCATAAGCAATATCACAACCATTACAATAATTCATTATAGTTCTCCTTTTTCTATAAAATCTCTTTCAGTAAATGTTGGATAGGATTTAATTTCGTCAATTTCTTTCTCCCATTTTTTCCAATTCTCTTTTGATTTTTCTGTTTCGTGAGGAATTCTAATTCTAAAACCGCAACACATTAAAACAAAAGTAAATTCATAAGCACCACACATTATATCATTTTCAAATTCTATGTTAATAAATTGCCAAGTATTCCAATTATAGGTTTTCCATAAAAAAATCTCGGTTAAACATTGCCAAAAAGAAATCATTAAACCATTATTAAATTCAAAATTGATACAATCAATAAATCTTCTTTCTATTTTCATGTTTTCTCCTTTATAATCCTGTTTGTAATCTTTTTATTGTTTCTATTTCTTCTTCATGTTCGGATAAAATTCTGTTATATTCGTCTAATACTTTTAGTCCTTTATCTACATAATCATTTAACCATCCAGATGCTCCAGGAATAACTCTCCTAACATATTCCCATAAATAATTGTGTAATTCTCTAATATAATCAAAAATCTCACTATCTTGGTCTATTTTATCTTGTGCTAAAAATCCATCGGGTCTGGGTTTCATGTTTGCTCCTTTAAAATTTTAAAAAAATCCTCACAATCAATTACTATCCATCTTTTACCGTCATGATTTTCTAATGCTAACAAAGGTATTTTTTGTGTATTAATTGGTAGTTGTGCCAAAAGATGATTCCATACATTATTATTTACTTGAACAGATTTTGTATTTCTTTTTTTACATTCTACAAAAAATTTATAACTGACTATATCTCCTATATCATTTCCACAACCAGACCCCCTACTCAATCTTGCCTGTGGGTCTATTTCTTTTACTTTAGAAAGAATATACTCTTCTAATTTTTTACCTATTTCTCTTTTAGTTTTCATTTTCTATTTGTAATCGTAATTTAAGATAATTAGAAAGTTCTTTTACAAGATAAGGATGAAAATTTTCTATTATATAAAAATGTCTAATTAATTTTTCTAAATTTTTTATATTATTTTTTATTACTTCTAATTCAATAATATCATCACGAATACAATCACATAGATGATTTAATCTTAATCCTTTTAAACAATTTTTATGAGCCATTTTTATTCCTTTATTTATAAATTAAAACAAAATGTTTTATTTCGTCTTTTGTCCATTTTTTTGAATAAATTTATATAACTTTTTTGGATTTATATCTTCCAGAATACAATGAGATTTTTTATAATATTCTTTACAGGGAAATTCACTTAACCAAAAGGTAATTAAACATAATTGCTTATCTCTATGGTTCTTAAATTTAGATATTATTTCTTTTTCTTTTTTATTTAGGTTCATTTTTTAATCTAATAAATAATCCATCTCGTTTGAATTCAGAAATATGAGCAAGATAAATATCATTGCCTTTGTAATAAAGAATAAATTCTGTTTCATCATCAGTAAAAGCTCCGAATCCTTCAAAAAAAGAACCTATTTGATTAATATCCAATTCTCTTACTTTTTTTTCTAAATCTTCATTTATTTTTATCATTTTTTATTTCCTTTACAATACGATTGAATAATTTCTTCCAGTAATTTCTATCATGATTTACCAATATTATTTTTTTTCATCTTCTTTTATATTTTTAATTATTTTATTGAATTCTCTGCGTTGCTCTACGATTTCGAGTTCTTCTTTTATCATTATAAAACTCTGCATAAGAATTTGTTCGCTCAAGATTATTTTTTGTTTTATTCCAGAATGATTTTTAAACATTTTTTTTAATAAAGAATATTGTCGATTCATTATGTGATACACTTCATTTAATTTTTTAATTTGTTTAATTATCATATTAAATCTTTTATTTTAAAAATTCTAGTTTGATGGTCATACATGCAAGGAAGTATATAAGTACAAAAATTTCCTCTAGGTTCTTTTATTTTACTAATATCCCAATGACCTTCTGTATGATTTTCGTTATCTTGGATATAACGTGCCGCAAAAGTAGGAAAATGGTCTATTAAATTTGGAGCAAACCATTCATAGTTTTGTTTTAATTGTGTAAATATAATTAATATACCTCTTTTTCTTTGTAATTCGTCGTTTAAATGTTTTAAAGTTGTATCCGTTTCTGCTTTATTTTCCAAGCATAACCAATCTATAATTGTAAAAGAATTAGGTTCTAGTTCTACAGCTAAAGGATTAGCGTGCTGGCAATGAAAGAATTTACCTTCTATTTCTAATAATTTAGCTATCTTTTGGAAACGAGACCCTGCTTCATTATATACGTAATAAGGTTTAATTCCTTGTTCTATTATTTGTTTTAAAATATTGAGTGCTATTGTAGTTTTGCCTTCGTTAGTTTTTCCGCCTAAAATTAAACAATCTGCATCTTGAAATAAAGCTATATTATTAAATAAAGGCATTTTATATTGATATTCTTCTATAACTTCGGGAGTAGCATCAGTCCATTCAATTTTTTCTTTATATTGATAGCGACCTCTACCCAAACGAATAGCTTTTCCTTCTTTTACAAATTTAGAAAGATATTTATCTATAATAGCTCTAGATAATTTTAAACTTTCCATTATATCTTTAGCAGATACGTCGTTTTGAATTAATTTTAAATATTCATAAATTGCTTTTTCATGACTTTCGGATTCTGAAACTTTATAAGTTGAAAGACTACCTAATATTCCCTTAATTTCTTGATAAGGTAACGAAGGTTTAAAAAAATTATTAGAAATTAAAGATAAAATATAAGTTGTATCTTCTACACTAAATTTATTTACTAATGCTCCGCCTATACTTAAAAGAGTATCATTTCTTCCTTCGCCTTCTGCTAATTTTTCTACTTTAGGAATAATTATTTCGGTAGAAGATTTTTTATCGTTACTTGCTTGCTTAAAAGATAATAATTTAATCTTTATTTCTTCAGGAATTTGTTTTATTTCTGTACCTAAATTAACCCACTTATATTCTATATTATCTATTTTAGAAGGAGCTATAACTATCTGACCGCCTGTATTTCTAATATCTATATGTAATCCTCCTAAATTAGTACCTTGTTGTAAATCTTTATCAAATTGAAATAGAAAATGTTTACCATGTGGAGTATTTGCTGTTAACGTTTTACATTCGTTTAATTTTTTATAAATCTCTTCTAATTCTTCGCTAGGAGCTAATTTTAAATCTACATCTATTGCTGTTATATTACTTTTGCTACAATTCAATCCTATATTAAGATTATTATTTAACCATTTAATCCAAGTTGTTTTTTCTCTATGTTCAGTATTTACCCAATCTTTCTCGAAAGGAATTTTAGAATTATTTAATAAAGGAATTAGAGAAAAATTATATTTAATATAATCATCTAATTCTTTATATATATCTAATTTTAAGTCTCCTATTAAATATTCTGTTATTTCTGCGTCTGATTTATCTTTTTTATCTGATTCTATCAAACGAACTATATCAAACATATTTCCTTTCCATCCACATATTAAACAAGTTATTTTATTTGAACTAGGAATAAAAGTAGCTGTAGGATTATTTGTTGAAAATTTATGTTCGTTTATACGTGGACAAGTAAATAAGAATTGTCCTTTCTTTGTTATTTTTTGAAATCCTTTTATTTTTTTAGAAAGATAATCGAATAATTTATCTTGTAAATTCATTCTTTATTCCTTTATTTTTATTCTTCTAATTTTAATGATACATATAATAGAAGAAATAAAATAATTATACAAATTATGAAACATTCAATGGGCATTCCTATTAATTTTCATTTATTCTGCTCTCAACCATTCTAACAATTCGTCTGCTAACATCTTAGTGAATTGAGATGCTGTTTCTGGGTCTACAAACTGTTGAGAACTTGCTACTGCTGCAGCAGCATTTAAAGCGTTGCCTCGTTGAATCTGAGCTGTTTTTTCTGGATTATCATAAGATGTTTTAGTATAAGTTTTAGTTTCTTTATCTGTAGCAATAGATTTTGCTGCTCCTTTTTTATTACAAGTGTAACAAGTTTTATATTTATCGTCTTTTAATTCTTTTCCGCAAACTTCACAAGCAAATCCTGTAGATGTTGTTTCTTTTTTAGGTTCTACTACTGCATTTGCTCCAGTTAATTTTGAAACATAACGACTTACTCCTTTTTTCTCGTAAGTTACAATTATTTCATCACCTTTACTTAATTTTTCCAAATAAGGAACTACATTATCATTCAAATTATACCAGTTGTCATCCGATAATTTAAATGCTTTATTATCGCCTTTTTTTGCCAAGATTTTCCCCTTAATTTCCATTTTTATTCCTCCTTTATACTTTCTGTTTTAATATAGTTAGCAACTTTAACTGCTTTTATTAATTTTTCATAGGCTTCTTTTTCTGATTGAGCTTTAATTTCTGCCGTTCTAATATATAACTCATTATCATGATATTTTAATGTAAATATTAGCATTTTCTTCCTCCTTTATTTTTCATTCTCCTTTACAAACTTCTCAATCTCTGTTAAATTTTCTAAAATCAATCTAGCTTTAGTTAATCCAAAAGCAAAACCAAACTTATCATTTTCATCTTTTTTTAATTTTAATATAGGTTTACCTTGATATTCGCTTCTTTCAATCATTTTATTTCTCCTTTATAGATTATATAATTTAGAAAGTTCTTCCCTTATACTATGATAAGGAAGTTTATTTAAATATAAATTTTTTATAGGCAAATTAGATAATATATCTTTCATGGGTTGTTCTATATGTGGTGGTAATTCTAATAAATTAACTATTCGTTTCCTCCTTTCAAATTCTATTTCCGTCTTAGGTTTTTCTAAAAGATTATCAGAAATATCTCCTTGTATTTTTTCTAATAATACTTTTTCAGGATTTTTTATAATTTTAAATTTTTTAGTGAGTGGAGAATAAATTTTTACGTTAGGAATACTTACTAACATTTCCCAATCTCTATCCGAAGAAACTAAAATAATTTCTTTATCTTTATAAAATCTACTTATCATACTCGCCCAATCGTCTGCTTCTAATCCAAATAATCTACAGAAATTCCAATTAATATTAGGTTCTAATTTACTATAAAAATCGTCAAAAGTTTTATATATTTCTTTCCACCAATCTTTATCTTCATAAGTTTCTCTAAATTCTTTTCTTTGAGCTTTATAATTAGTATCTTCTATTTTACGCCAAGAACGACCGTAATCGCATGCCATTATTACTCTATCTTCTAAAGTTGTTCCTACTTTTTTTAAAGTAGAAATACACATACGCATAAAAGTATAAGTAGCAGGCAATTCGGGTCTATTTCTATAACTAAAAATAGCACGATGTTTCAGAAATCCCTCATCTAAAACCACTATTTTATTCATTTATTTTATTTCCTCTTGAGGCTTAAATTTATAGTCTTGAGACCAATTTTTTAATTGTGTTTGTGCTGTAATAATAATTTTCTCAGAAACCGATACGTAGGCTTCTAAAATATTTCGTACCCTTCTAATTTGAGATACAGATTCGCTTGCTTCTTTATCGAGAGCAGCAACCGTTAGTTTTTCTCCTTTGCTTTCTATTTCTCTTTTTTTCTCTACAAAGTAATGTAATTCTTCATTCTCTTTATGAGCGATAGATAAAGAATACAAAGGTTCAAGTGTTCCATAAGCACCTGTTGCTTGATTTAATATTTCTTTATATTGGTCTATAGTAGATATAATTCCTTGTAAAAGTTGTTGAGAAATATCGTCTAATAAATTAAAAATATCTTTATAATCTTCTAATAATTTATTTAATCCTTCTATGTTATCAAAATAGTTAAATTTCATTTTCTTCGTCCTCCTCTATATTTAATCCTGTAAAAATTGTATAACTATAAAGTAATAAAGTAGCAGCAAATTCATTAAGATAATTTTTATCTTCTTTTTTAGAATAATATATTATTATTTTTCCTAAAATCTGTAATATTTGAGTTAAAGTTTGTTCGTAATTATCTAAATCATCTATTACAGAAACTAACTTCTCTTGCATTATTTTAACCCCCGCTCTTAAAATTAATACACCCATTCTGATATTCAGAACACCCACACCATTTCTTATGCCAGATTTCTTGGCCTTCCTTACACCACTCAGCGCATGCCTTATTCCACTCAGCCCATGTCCTATCCCACTCAGCGCATGCCTTATCCAGCTCAGCGCATGCCTTACGCCGCTCAGCGCATGCCTTATCCCACTCAGCGTCTGCCTTACACCACTCAGCGTATGCCTTATCCCGCTCAGTGCATGTCTTATCCCGCTCAGCCCATGTCCTACG